CGACGAAGTCAGAATTGAAAAGGTTAGCGCACCCAATGGCCTTGTCGAAGAGGTTATCTCCGGTTTTGAGTCTGCGTCAGCTCACGACGATTCTTTTGACCAGACCAGTGAGGAAACTGTGTCGAACCCTGGATCGAAGCATCCTCGTGACTCTGACTGCTCTGACTTCACGTCCAAAAAGAAATATATCATTTTGTCGGGCGAGGTTTATGTGAAAGCAGATGGGATCGATCCTGTGGATGTTGACGCTGACGAAGTTGTGAGAAAGGGCGACATTCATACTCACCATTATACTGTACTTGCGCCTCATGAAATTGAAATTTTGGACAGAGTTGCAGATAAAGACCCTACATCAGGTGAGGTAAAGATTTCTATCCTAGGTGGCAACCGTCTGGGCAAAATTTGGATGGAATTTAAGTGATTTTGTAGGTGTGAGCTCGATGTCAATATTGACGTATTGGTCAAATATTTCATAAATATTCAGCTCATCTATATTTTCGTCTGGATCATTCGCATTGTCTTTCACTGTGTAGGTGACAACTAGAATAAATGATGATTCCGAGAAATCAGCAGCTTTCATTTTGCATAAGAAGTCTTTGTTTAGTTTTAGGAGTGTCAAGTGGCAGTGTGTTATTTCTCTATTATTTATAATCAACTTCTTTCCATCATATTGACAAATCCATTTCCACTCCTTTACTTCCGATCGAATAATATTTTTAATTCCCCATTCTATGCCCGTATCTGCCGTGAACCATTCAAAGACACAAACGTCGAGGAGCTCGATATGTCTTTTGAGCTCAAGAGCACGTTTGTCAAAGACCACTGTCTTCAAGATATCAGTGTATACTTGACCGTCAACACAATAATCATTCAGTTCGAAAAACCACATTTCATCTATTTTACAAATGTATGGGATATTCAGAAGTTCTGCATAATTCGGGATGACTTTATAAATGTCGATTCTGGACACGTGAAATGTCATGATTGGTCCAAATGTCGATTGACCAGTACTGTAGACAGAGTAGCCTTTGCGCGAATCCATGAACATTGTTACATCGCCCATAAGCATGTCGATATCCGTCCATCCCCAGTACTCGTATTTTGGAATCACATAGTTCTGAAACAGTTTTCCAAAACATGGTTTTATGTCGACAATCTTTTCTGGATGAAACATTTTGACCGTGCCTCCTAGCAATTCTGAACAGCGTGCATTCAGAGCGTCAAAGGACATGTATATATATTTCACATTTTCTGGAAGATCGCTTCTGACAATATCCTGGTCTGTGACAAACAAAATGTCATAACTCTGACCGCGCAAAGTCGACAGCCAAAGGTTGAAGTAATCGGGAAGCGTTCCAAAGAAAAGAGCAATCAAACACAATTTCTTTTTGAAGAAGGCATCTGTGATCAATTTCCTAGATTGGATATGACAATCAATATCGGCGTGAATTGTCGACGCCGAATATTCATATTGACAGATAAGCGGTGGTATAATTGTTCCAGTCGTTAATCTTTCATAGACGAAAAAATCCGCCGCTCGTAAACTATTTTCCCATCGAAATTTTTGAAGAATTTTAAGTCGTCCTTTCTTCGAAATAAGACTGGCCGCTGATGACCAAAAGAATCCCCAAGGCGACGATTTGTTGTTCTTTTCGTTCCAGTCAGCAATATGAATAGATTTTTGTTGGTATTCTTTTTTGACAATTTCCAAATTCTGTTTTGACAATATGATGGATAATTGGATACAGTCGTATTTTGTGTAGTTGTCAAGCACCATCTTTTCCGCTTCTTTGTTCATCCATGTAATAATATCTGCATCATCTTCGCAAATTACAATGTAATCTGGCGATTCAGGAGCAATAGTTTGCTCCATGATTTTCAAGAAAGAGATGACACATCCAATTTCATTAAGAGAAAGCTTTGCATCTTTATGGACACAACTTCGCCTTGAATTTTGGATAAGACCGAATTCACGGAACTTCTTCTCCATACTTTTCCCATGTACTCCACTGACTCGGTAGGATTCTGTACCTCGAATGGTTTGCTCAAAATGTCTCCTTCGAACAATATCATGATCCATATTGATCCAATAAATGGGAAAGTCCAAGATTCTTCTTCGAGTGGAGTCCATAGTTTTTAAGTTTCCAATTTAAGATCTTTCAAACATTTTTTTCCTTCCATTAAAATTCATTTTAAAGATCATGTCGTAGAGCTTCATAATTTCAGGTCAAATGGGAGAAGAGATGTTTAGCGAACCAACATTTGATTTGGATGTCATGGAATGTGACCAACCAGTGAAAGTCGCAACTTTCAAATCAAGGAAAAGAAACGATGCACGTCGCTGTGAGCATGGCAAACGGAAAGATTACTGCAAGGATTGTGGAGGCTCAGGACTTTGTTATCACCAGCGAAGAAAGTATACTTGTAAAGAATGCAAAGGAGCAGGAATCTGTGAACATAATATTAATCGTCAAGTCTGTATTCTATGCAAAGGTTCTGCCATTTGTTGGCATGGAAAACAGAGGTCGTATTGTCTTCTTTGCGGAGGAAAGGCTTTTTGTGACCACAATCGACGCAAATTTAATTGCAAAGATTGTCATGGAAAAGGTGTTTGTCATCATGGCAAAATTAGAAACTACTGTGCTACTTGTCGCAAAGGCGATCTTTGTAGTCATAATAGACGATCCAATGAATGTGATGTCTGTACAATTGATGAGACAGTACAAACAGTACAACATATCAAAATGATTGAAAGAGCCATGTTAAAGGAACCGACCATTGATTTGAATGGCACTACTCTTGAAACTATTCATGTTGCAATGTTTTCGAAGTGATGAAATATGTTTTCGCCGAAATGTAAGATGATTCTGTGATGTGTCACAATATGAAGAAGCGTTTACATACACTACTTTCAAAAGTGGTCGTGTTTTTGTATCGACAAGTTCAAAGAAGCAGATGCCTGGAGTAACGACAAAATCAGGAAAATATATTAGTTTTAGAAAATAGTACTTGTCTTAAAGCGAGAGATAATGTGTATAAATCGTATCTGATACAGTTTCTCTATACATTCTAAAAACAATATAGTTTCATCGTACCATTAGCTGTATCATTTTGCTGTTATATTCATATGAATGTGCATGTCTTCTGCATCAAGGACGACTTCCTTAATACCTTCCAGATGAAGGATTTTTACTAAAACTTCCGCTCCTGGACGAATACTTTTTAACGTCGGACATTTTACGTAAATGTGGCGCAAGGATTTCCAATTCAAAAAACGAAAAACACAATCAAAATCTAAATTTGACTTCCAATGAAATTCTGTAACTCCTGAAAAGCAGTTCAAGAAGCGGATGAAGAAGAAAGTAAGGAAAGGATCCAATGCGACATCGAATTTTATTTTGAAAACTATGATGCGAACATGGTGATACTTTCCATTATCGAGAATGTCTAAAAACCTTTCTACAAGACGGAAATCAGGTTGTTGATCGATGACTAGCTCATGAATCGGAAATCGCCAAATCAGGAATTTGGAAAAAGGTGATGAGTGAGTGTCTCTTTCAAGGAGACACATTCTCCGCCATTTTGGAAGAATATGGTCCAATGACTTTACAAAATAGCGGCAAGTGAATTTCAAACTGCAAACATGCTCGAATTCCAAATGACTTAAAATAGCAACTAATGTATCTTCTTCGATGGAGTATATCATTTTCGTCACTTGAAATTATGAAAACTTTCTTTTGCACGGGACACCCTCCGTCGTGCCATCTGATATGCGATTTTCGAATGATCACATCCTTTCTTTAAAATGTCAAAATCAACAACTGCAGCTTTTCCCCCAGTTAATGAACTTGCCAACCTGGCTTTACCCCACGAAAAGGCCGTTTGATTCGGACGAGAACCAGATGAGTAATAAGCCCCTTCTCCTTTATTCATAATTTTCTTTAATGCTGACAAAGAACATCCACTTTTCTTTGCCAAGTCGTTATTTGGAGATATATGTCGAATCCTATAGATTCTTTCGGCTTCTGTAATATATTTAGAACGTTTACTTGCAAACGATTTTATGTTTTTGCGAGTAAGGTACTTATGCTGTTTGTACATCTTTCTTGATTTTTCGATTTGTCGTATCTGTCTCTCTCTGTCGCTTTTACTGAGCGATTTTGGTATGTAACGAATAGGTATATGACTCATTTTATATTTACATGTAACAAAGTATTTTCATACGTGTATTCGACATATTACGACATTCACAATTTTATACTCACGCGTCAAAATGGAAGTAGCAGCAGTCCTCTCCTCTCCTGTGCCAATTCCAAACGGCTGTGATTTGAATGCATTTCATTTGAACATACTCGATTTCTTTGGTGACAATGTTCTCCACCGATTACACTGCCGTTTGAAGTTTCCAGTGGATCTGTTCATAGGGATCTTAGAGTTTATCGGAGTTGACAACTTAACGACAGTTTTCATTCGAAACTATTTTGGCAAACGAAATTTGACAGAATTGCAACTTGTGGAAATGAAAAGTGAGGTGAAAAAATTGGCTGTCAATTTCAGATCTCTTGCGAATGAAGACAAGGAAAAAGTTGCATGTGAGAACTTTTATGGGTCTATTTCACGTTATTCGAACGTAGCGCCAGACTTGGTTCATTTTGGAAAGAAAAAGTTTTCTTACGTCGATGACATTGGTGATGCTCTTCTTACGTTGATCTTCTCATTAAAGACCGAAACTGTCAAACGTCTCTGTAAGGTTGCAGTTGAAGAAGGCATACCTTCCTTGCATAATCGTAAATGGCGTTATCTACCTCTCTATCAAATCAGAGTAAAGGATTATCGATTCGAATTCCGAAACGATCCTGACGCTTTAGCCAATGCAATCGAGAGTGATCTATCTGCTGAGAGAGACAAATTTTACCGTGAAGTTGTCATGCATGACTTTTTACAAAGGAGTCAATTTTTAGTACCCGTTTTCGCTTCAGAACTACATGAAATGATGTTGGTGTACACACGCGACGGATCAACTGCTTCATTTCGTCAAAACAGCCTTGATCGCGTAAGTGTACATTCATTATATTCAAAACGGTAACTAACTCTACAAACAGGAGAAGATGTTACTTACTTTGAAAAAAGCGCTAGTATCGCTCTTCTCTGTCACTCGACAAGTGAAGAAGAGAAAAAGAAATGTTGACTAGTGGACAAAAGGCCAGATATTGAGAATCAGCGGAGAACGATGCATATGACAGTAAAGGCAGATGAAAAGGCAAAATATGGTAAATAGCTAAGCACCAGTATTTTTGATTTCTCACATACTATTTCATTTAGCGTAAATGATGTGAGTAATGATATAAATGTTATACATGAACGCCATGGTAGTCATGCGCTTTACTTTCACAATTTAGAAGAGTATACATAACTTGAAAACATGGAACTCGTTAAAACCGTGCCACTTGCCACATTCCTGCCGAAATTTGACAATGTATCAGACAATAAAATGATTTCGTCAAGAACGACTTTTCATGACATTTCCATCAAATATTCTGGGTCTTGTTTCATGGTTTCAGGGTACGATGAATCGACAGGAATTGTATTTGCCAATTCCAAGAATGCGTACGGAAATAAGTTTACTCGTGTTTCATTATTTCTAATCGCGAAACAATTCGAACTTTTCTTCCCCGACGATCCTTCAGCATTTGAATTCTTTCTATCCTACTTGCGACGACACAGAATTACCGTTTCATTTGAAACCGTCGTCCCGAAAGTGTTAGGAGCACATGGTGCGACTCCGAAGAGATCGTTTTTGGTCATGACAAACGTTTCTGCCCCTTCTTTGGCGGATCCATCCAGGCGAATCAATTTGGATTGTGCTCAACGACTTCAATTTGCAGCGAGATGGCGACTACCTATCCCGGAAAGCATTTTCTGTGACAGCATCGACTTTCTTACTCCAGAAATGCGAAGTTCGATGACATCTTCTAGATTCCAAGCGTTGACAAGCATTCTTGGAACGGAAAATTCCATCATCGCTTCCTTCGCGCCTCATTCGCTCATGCAAGGCGAAGTTCAAGAAGGTGTGGTCATTCAAAGTTTTATGGCAAGTATAGATATCGTTAAGAGAGAAGCTGAAATCTACAATGCGACGATGGCTCCGTTTTTGCCAACATATCTTGACGCTACTGTCATTTCAGAACAGATTCTTTTGGAATCCGCTGGACTCGAAGCCGGTGGCGTTGAAATTCTCAGAAGCGACGGCAGTAACTTTCCATTAAAAGAAGCTCAACCTTATGTACTTTCCGACGAGTACGAGAAAGCGTTTATCGATTCTACGCCGATGCTCCAGCTCCTTTTCAAAACATACAGATCCAAACTTGTTTTAAGATCTTATCTCGTATCGGAAACAGAGGTCCGTATCCACGTCATGACCCAGATTGAAGTTACGGAAGACAATGTCTTTTATATGTTTTCTGGAATCGTTGCACCTTCGTACACACTTCCTCGCGGACTCGTCTTTGAAATTGAGTACGGCAATTCTGAAATCGGCGAGATCAAAGGATATACCGATCCTGTCTTTCAACCATGTTTGATCCAGAAAAGAAAATTTATGCTGTATCTTCTTTTCACTTTTGGTATTCGAAATAAGTTGCCCTTGATTGGAAGACCCAATATGACATTCGATAAACAGGGCCATGTACATCGTCTTTGTCGTATCTGGAAATTCGACGAAAGTATTCGACCAGCTGTCCACAGATTTCTTGTAGCAGTGTATGATGCAGTGGAAAAAATGAAACCTGCTGAACGAACGCTGCTCAAAGCAAACTACTTAGAATGGGCCGAACCGTTTTTCTGGAACAATGTAGCCTCAAATGCATTGCGTACCTTCTTTGATTTACCAACGTCAGAGGAAACCGTGTCGTTTTTGAATCTTAGTGTTGTCACTTTGATTTCGGGAGACACCAAAGAGGCTTGGGAAGAGCGATACAGAATACAAGCCGGATATGTCTCCAGTCGCCCTCCCCAAAGGACTTCTCATGAAATAGCCGTTTGTTTCGATGAAACCATTGACAAAGCAGGTACCGGGATACTTGCAAGCCTTCGTAAAGTATACGGTGAAAAACTTCTTGAAAATCCAACAACCGAATATCTAGTGCAACTTGCTTCCCAGAGCATCGAGGTGGTGGTTGCTGATAAACTCCAAGACGTTGAAAATCGAGTGTTTTTGTTTGCTGGAATTCCTGTCGGTGGTGGGAAAAGCACTATGTCAACGCTTCTTCAAAGAATTGTTCCGAACAGCTCGATTGTTTCTTCCGATGCGTCAGGTGGGGAAGCCAATTTCATCAAGAAGATTACAAACGCAATCAAGAATGGACAGAATGTGGTTGTTGACACAAACATAATGAACATAAAAAGGTTGGCGAAAGTACTTGGATTTGTAAAGAGGGCAGAAATGAATGTGCTTGTATCCCTCATTGTTCCCACCATGCTCCCTCCATTTCAGTTTTTTCAAAAGCGTGTGTCTGCGAGAGTGGTCGGAAATAGCAACGGAAGCACGTTTGTTCCTTCTGAAGTGTCCAACTGGACAGAGCGGTTGCAAAAGGATTTTTATGCGCCATGTGTCGAGTTTCTTCCATTTTTGAAGTCCTTAGAATGCATTTTTCCATGCAACTTGGACGTCGATGTCAGGAATATTGATTTGAGGAATGTAATGGAAACACCGGGCCTTCGTCTTGACAAGATGATTGATTTCATGGAAGCGAAAGTGGCTAGTCCCGAAACTGAAATTTCTTCTTTTGGTCCGTCCGCATACTTTATGGCATCGATTGAAAATATTCCTGATGCACATGTGACGATATATTTTCCTGCTGCTGAGAAGAACGAGTCGCTGAGCGTTCAATGTCGACTGTTGAATGGGCATTGGGGGACACTTACTTTGACAGGTACTCGGCTGAAAGGTACTAGAGAGAGCAATGGAAAGAAAGAGTCAATTGCCTTGTTTCCCGTGGCGTGCATGGAAAGTGACGACGGTCTTCTTGTTCCAGAAAATCCATTGTACCACGTGACGGATCAAGCGAGTCTCGGTTCGTGCAAAGCTGCGTGTGCCAAAGAAGTTCTCGCGCAACATTTAGGTTTAAATGATACGGGTTGGATGTGCGAAGAAACAACGGTTCCTGCCACTGTTTTTCGTTGCTATTTTTGTTATAGTTTTTAGTAAACAATTTGAATACTCCGATGCGTCAGAAAATTTGAAAGCTTTTTACTCGATGTAATTAATAAACACGTTCATTTTTATTTTATGGAGAACACAAGTGTCAACATTTTAGTAGAAGCTAAAAAAGAATACACCAAACAAATCATTCAAATCATTAAACCACATTTGCTGGAAGGGATCTTTTCGATTTTCAATGAAGCGAAGAAGATATGCGCCAAGAAAAATGAGCCGAAATTAATCTTGGTGACGTTTCAGGAATTGCTAAGTCAAGTGACGTCTTGGAATCAGACCCTCATCAGTGAGGAGACGAATAGCATCATTGAAGCATCCGGTTGTGATTACATAAACGATTTGATTACAGCAGTTTTTGTTTGTCATACGAAAATCTTGTCATACGTTCGAATGAACGAGACGGCGAAGAAAATCAATTTGAAAATTCCAAGTGCAGAAGTATTCATTCATCAAATTTATGTGGAATTGTCGCGAGAGTTCTGGAAGCAACCGTCTCTTCTTTATGAAGAAGGTGTCAGCAATGTCGAGTATCAACGAAACATAGCCTTGTGTCAAAGCATTATCGAGTTGGGAATCGAGAATACAATTCGCAGTTTACTTCCCTTCAAGACGATATTGCAGCAGTATTTAAACGAAGAAAGCGAAGAGCAGGAGGAAATAGATGTAAAGGAGCCGACGAACGCGGCTGTTTCGAAAATAAGAGCTGCCAAACATAAATCTAAAAAAGGTGTCAAGAGTGGAAGAAAAAAAGAAGAAGGTGATGACGAAGATAGTGATTCAACTTCTTCGTCATTGTCTTCTGCTTCTTCGTCATCGTCGTCCTCTTCCTCGACGTCATCCTCTTCTACTGAAGAAGAAGTCGCACGAAAATCTTCGAAAAAATCAAAAGCGAAAAAGATGGAAGAGATCAAAAGTGTCAAAGAAGAGTCGGGTAAGAAAGAAGAATTGCTCAAAGATGCGTCGGAGTCATCTCAGCAATCCGGTGGCAGCATTCATGTGACACCTATAGTAGCACCCATCGCATCACCATCCGCTTCGCCAATCGCTTCCACCACTGAATCTTTATTTGTGCCAGAGGAAGTGGTCGTTGACACTTCATCTTCCACGCTAGGAAATAGCCCGATTGTTTCAATTCCAGCGACAATAACGTCTTCGGACAATGTAAACATGCATGGTGGTGAATACAAATCGTTTACTGGAACATCGTCACCTTCATCACCTTCATCACCTTATTCATTGTCGATGCAACCTATGGAACTTAATTTGTCGGATTTAGATGAAGTAAAAGTAGATTTTGGGCTTGGAAATGATGCTCAAAGTATGTCGAATGCGGATATTCGCAACAATGTTATTCAAGAAATCGAATCGTTTCGTAACAACAAATTATCGTCCTCTCCTCCACAACAGGAAAAACTCATTGCCACGACCCCTGCAACTGCTTCGTCCTACAGTTTCTTCTAAAAAGGAGGATTTACACCTGAAATTACAGGCATGTTTTCCAAACTTGCACCAGAGGAAATCGGACTCAAAAAGACAGAAGCTAACGAAACAAGTGAAACAAGAATGGCAGCGATGACCGAATATTGAATTTTCCATGTTTTATGTGATTCATCTGAATCGTCACCGATCTTTTTGATTGTCAGAAAATATAAAATTCCCGCACCCACTCCGAATATGATCGCAATAAGCCAAGTTTGGTAGGATGTAAATGGTGCTGGAAGATTTGGTATATTTTCCATGGGAAAACGAAAGGATGGAATAGATGGAGAATTGGTGTATTGTCGGGAAAATAGACAATTGCATTTAGACGCGGCGATATTCCCCCGCGCCCCCACCTTCCATCCATCGTACTTCCTCCTTCTCTAAACAAAACATGTTAATCTGCACGTTCCTTTTGTCAAAGGATGAATTTGGATACCCGCAAAATGATGAATCGTATCTTCAGAGAAAACGTAGACGCCTCTGCCTTCTTTCGGAAGTAATCGTCCTGTTGAGTCCTGGATAAGCGTTGACGATGAGAGAAGGAATACATCTCCTAATTTACGATCAAAAACACGAGAAGCATGTTCAATTCGCGTTAAGTACTGCATCGTCAACTTTCCATAAAGCAGTTCTGCTGTGACACCAACATCGAATTCTTCTTTCCTCGAAGAGACGTGAACACTCGATTTCGACAAAACCCATTGGAAAACAGATACCAGTGCATTGATATCGAAAGAAAGTCCGATTCGTTTTTCTAAATTGAAAAAAAACGATTCTATATTTCCTGGTCCATCTCCCCCTCCCTCCTGACGATTTCCGGTTTTCTTTGTTCGTGATCCTACATTGTTTTGTTTGCTTTTTTTCCTTTGGTTCAATTTGTTATGTCTAGTAGAACGACCTCCCCCCTTCTGTTCTTTGCGATGGATGGAAAGAAGTGCCAAGGATCGAGCATACTGATTCCCCATAACTGCTTGGTACAGGATTGAACCTTCAAGAAGATTTGCCTCAGATAAAAATACACGTATTGATTCCAACAATGTCGGGGACAATGTCTTTTTGGAGTTTGAAGAAGAGTATGTTTTGAGTTTGGAAAGTGTTTGCGTCGCTGTTTGTTTTGTCAATATTTTTTCAAGAATTCTAGCAACAAGCCCTTTTGCATCACGATCTTCTTGGCTCGACTGTTTTTGTAAAACAAAGTTTCGCGCATTCGATATGAGACTGTACAACGTATCTTTGGTAGCATCGAAAATCGACGTCGCAAGAGAAAAAAACGTCGCAAGACCTTTAACCATCGAACTTGGTAGAAACGATAGAATGGCTTTCTCCACTTTTGAAGAATCCACGTTCTTTTCTGCATTTAAAAACCGTATTTGGAAGGGGCCACTGTTTTCGACCAAAAGAAATTCCAGAAGCGTCAATCCGACTTTCAAATAGAAATCGTCGATCCCGTCAATAGGTTTGCGTCGAAAAATGGCATACATGACATCCCAATTCAGTGGCTGAAAATACCGTTTAAACCATACATTTTCTTGTCCTCGTGGTACTGTAAAAAATGCATGCAAAGTCGATTCCACCAATGTGTACAAAGGTACATGTCCGATTTTTGATGCAAATTTAACGTATGAATTCTCAAGCATTGCATTCAAAAGAAAATTTCCAGTAAGTACGAAAGACCGCATGAGAAACATGACGAAAGGGAGGAGTCGATCATTGTCGGAAAAATCAATACGAAAATTCAGAATCACAGTGGCCATGTTATTTTCACTATCGATTGACTTTTCTTTCCCCTCTTTGCTGAATAGAAGGTACCTATAGAGAAGAGATTTTTGAAACTCTACATCGGAAAAGTCACTTTTGCTCAAGTATAAAAGGAACGCTTCAATTTTTGACGTTTCTACATGAACGTGTGGTCGATTGGCTTGAATGTGGAGAGATGCAAAAGGTTCAACTTTCCATTCCCTTTCCTCCGGGAGTGCGAAACTTCTCAAATTCATCGTCCTTTTATTTGTTTATGAGGCAAATTTATTTCATTGACGCCGTCTGAACATTTTCACTTTGAAACAACTGCTCGTTTGCATTTCTCTCTTTCCTCTCATTGTTTTCCTGGATGATCTGTAATTTACGCTCTTCTTTTTGGGCCTGGTAGAAGGCATTGCGCTTTTCTACATTTTCATTGTATCCCTTCATCAAATCGTTCAACTGTTCTTCTTGGTACTTTTGATCGGCGATTCGATCTGGAGATGGATCCCATGGTAGCCAGTATCCGACGCTCCCGACAAAGACGTGATGATTTGGATCCACTTGCTGTAACGCCTTTGAACGAATTTCGGCTTCTTTGTAATTGTCATAAACACCGCGAACTTTGATACCACGAATTGACGTTTGATTGTCATTTTCTTCATTGAACTTGTCATCTAACGCCTTCTCATGTAGTCCAATGAAAGAGTTGTACTCTTCAAGAATATCAACGTTGACCAATTCGCGTTTTTCGGAATTTTGAAACGTACGCCAGAATTCTGAAATGTAAAACTGGGATTTCTGTGCAAGAACCTTTTCAGGCGACAAAAACGAGAGGCACACGAAACTTTGACCTGGAATAGGTGCATCTACAGTGAGGTAATCAATTTTCTGAAACTCGGACATACGTGTTTTTATGAATATCTTCTAAAGGCAATGTCTTTAAGTTCATTTCACAAAAGAAGGGAGATACACGCGTACAAAATACCTCCAACAAATCCAACAAAAATACGTGTGTATTCAACAGACACGAGTACTTGTTCCACAGCAGATGTCAGAAATGTAGCGATCAGATAGTTGATTAATGCAAACAGTATGACACTCTTCAGAAATCCAACAACATTCTCCAAGGAAAATGCATCCGTGACCATTTCAAACATCCCCTTGTCAACGGTTTCGGATACTGACATTTTTGACGACGATACACTATCTCCTACGACCTTTGCACCCGACGAATCCAGTGTTACATCTTCGTCATCAAGAAACGAGGATGCTGCTGAAAGCACTTGATCCTCAAGCATTTTCTTTTCAGCCGAATTCTTGGGTGCCAAAGGAAGAACATTTTCACTTCTTGACAAGACGTGGTTCTCGAAAATACCGTCATTCATTTGTTGCTGAGCAGCAGAACTACTTTGAACGCCACCATTCTCATTGATTTCCGCCAAAATATCATTCACTAGATTTAAAGTACTTGGATCGGTGGGAAGCGAACGTACTGGCGTTTCACGGGACATTTTAATAAACTGTGTTTTCGTGAAGAGAGTATATAAAGATAGACAGGCACTTTTGTAAAAGCCATCTAAACGTACCTTTTTGCTTTTTATGACAAAGATCCTCTCTTTTGATATCGGAATGCGGCATTTAGCGTATGCCTTTTTGGAATGCCATAACTCGTCAATCAAAGTAATTGAATGGGATGTTGTTGATCTTTATGAGGTTGCATGTGGAAACGATGCAGTGGACACCCTTGCAGAATATCTCTCGGTCGCTAAAATTAAACGGAAGGATTACCCTGAAATGAAAGGATCCTTGACAGAAATCAAGGCGATCATCACTTCCAGACTGAAGGCTACATTGGATTCATTCAAATTAGATGCAAAGGAGTCATTGACTAACATTGATCTCATAAGTTGCAAACTTCGGTCGTTCCTTGAACTCCATCCTTCGTTCCTTCAAGCAGATTACGTTTGTCTTGAAAATCAGCCTGTCCTCAAGAATCCGGTCATGAAATCTGTTCAAATGGTTTTGTATGCATGGTTTATCTTTGCTACACCCCCTTCAAAATATATCCAATCCTTTGCAGAAAGTACAACATTTAAAGTAAAACTGGTGGCGGCTTCGAATAAGAACAAAGTCTTGCCATTTCCGAAAAAGACGCTCACGTACAAAGAAAGGAAACGTCTTGGAATTGAACAAACACTGACTTTACTTCGAGAATACTTTGCTGTCGACGACACATTGCTTGTATTTTTTGACAAACATTTGAAAAAAGATGACTTGGCAGATAGTTTTTTGCAAGCTATCTTTGTCGCACAGAGATATGCCAAGTTTGAATTGAAAAAGTCGGCTTCTAACGCCTCATCTGGCGAATCGTTAGACACTGTACTTGACAGCATCACTTACAATGGTTGAGTACGTATACTTTTCTCTCCGAAACAAATCTTGCACTTCGTTGGCTGTTAAACTAGTCGCCATGTAACGAAACGTGGATAATTTGGCGGCGACTGTGCTACCGATACCTATATAGCCTGGATCATTATTCATCATCATCTTACCCGTCAATAATTTTGTCGTTCTCAAATTTCCATTGAGGTAAATATCAATGGCTTGGTCATGGAACACAACCACTAAATTCGCCCATTCACCAACTGGGAAGTTCTTTAATTCAGCGTATTCAACATAAGTATTTGCCTCCGAGGAAGCAGAGGGTACCATTGTACTTACAGAAATTCGCAAATCATTCGTAACGTCACCAAGCCATATCCCTGGACATTGATGAGGAACCGTGTCATATGCTGGTTCAGTAGAACAAGACGTTGAAACATTTGTTCCTCGATGAAAGACATGTTTCCAATGACCATAATTTGTATACCAATCCGTAATGTTTAGCCACATACTATAAGTGAAATTTCTAGGCACCGTAGGTACTGCAAAGGTCGATGCTTGAATACTCGGGCGACCTGATACGTCCACAGATTGATTGTCATATACGACAAAAGCATCTGTTCCATCAATATTCTGGAAACGGCTTAACTTGATCTGGTAAAATGTATAGATGATCGCGATAATAACAATGGCGAGAACGCCTCCAACTATGAAGTATCTCTGGTACTTGTCAACGTAGGCGCTTGCATCACTGACAAGAGTATCAAAAGTCGCTATTTCAGCCATGCTTGTTAATTAGCGTAGATATTTTATTGAACTTCTAAATACCTCACAATCCCCGCCATCCTGAGACAACTTGAATGGCCTTTTGTTCTGCCTCGTGATGCAAAAACGTCGGAAACTTATATTCGGGGATAGAAGAATCACGTTCACATTCATAAATCTCAATGTTTTCATCGTCGCGTATCATGTCAATCTTGTAGCGTTTGCGGCGATAAACGTGCGACCATTTGCTCATGACACGAAGAAGGTATCTGTGCTTTTGAGTAAGTACTTCTGGATCGTTGGGAAGTGTTTCTGAATCTCGTAAATTGCATTTCCGCAACTCATTCGAATGAGGATTGTGATACATCATGTCGATATTGAAATACCGTTTCGAAAGTCCTTTGATATCCAGTCTTCGTGAAAAATCAGAATCATCCCACCCGTAACTTTGTATGCGCTCATCGTATCCATTGATCTTGAAAAAGTCAGACGTATGAAAATAAACATTTCCATGTGTGAATTTTTCGTTGTCGTCGCGTGCCATTTTCCAGTCTCCAACATAAAAACTGTCTTTTTCCAAAATATGATTCTCGAAAAACTGGTCCCGCAATGTTACATCGGAATCAAGTTTCATGATCTTGTCATAAGAAACGAAACATGCCCCCAAATTTTGGGCAGCAGTACGGTAATAATCTTTTTCGCCGTTGACACGAATTAACACGATTTTAGGTTGAGTAACACTACTTTTCTTAATCATTGACAACACTGCTTCTTCTACTGGTATTTCACCTTCAGAAGTTGACCAATCGACAATGACAATTTCATCCACCTTTTGAATCATCCAACTGGCCATGTACTGTAGAAGATTGGATGTTCGGTTCATAATACTTATCAATATACTTATTCCCTCTTTTCGGGGAACCCCATTGATGTTGCAATGCAATACATCATCATTGACGACCGATGATACTCTGTAGTTCATATTTGAACTCATTGCTATTGCGGGAGGGAGACGCAGGTAATCAGAAATGAAATTGATTCCATTTTCAATTGTATGGTAAAAGTCCAGATGTTCTTTTTGACAGTACCATTTTTCCCAGTCTACGCTTGGTAGCGTACTCCAGATACGCTTGCAAGAAGTAATCTGGTCTAGAAAATCAGACACGTCTATGTCTTCCATAACTTTTCCATATGCGAGATAAATGGAAAAAAAGAGCATGAAGTCTACTTTTTGCTGCCGAATGAAGTATGCAGGAATGGTATGTGAAGGGGATCGTATGAAGAACTTGATTTTCGACGAAGGTGTGAAATTTCCGAAAAAACGAAAACGAACGCCCATACATTTCTCCTCGTTACATTTTGATCTATACACAAGATTTGAACAATTTTGGTACTCCCATGGAGGGAAATGGTCGTATATGTGTTTCCAAGAAGATTCATTTTCTTCCTTTGGTCTCAAATAAGACTGTGAGGCGTCGACACAGATCTGGCTTGCTTCAGACACGAAATCAATGGTTCCAAGGGTGGTAAGACGGGCAAAATGGACTGAAATGGTCACTGAATAAGTTCTTCGAGAAACGGTGAAGGATCCAACCCCGTTGATGAATTGTTCAGAGGTTTCGGGGAACGAGGACGGTTTTGAAATGAAAAGATTTTTTGCAATATCCACTTGAGAAGAATTGAGGACAATTGGAATCAATGACGACTCATATCTTGTCGAATAAATTTGTTTGCGATTATTGTGTATCTTACTGTCTATAGGAGATTCATTGTACATAGTCTCTTTCTTGTCAACCGTTTCGAATTCAGGGACGTCATATGCAGGATGCAAAAAAATAAATTCCGAAAATTTGCCCACTGGAATCTCTCTTTTCTTTGAAACTTCACCTTTTGCAGTATACGAAGAGGCAGTTCCCAAATGACTCAGCATATCTTTATGCAGAATGGCAATGTAGTTGCATGGGTTGATGACGTTGTATCCACTTTCAATGAAACGACGAGAAATAATATTGTCACATGCAGTTGCACCTAGGCGAAAATGGGAGTTGATCACTTTGATAGGCGTATCACTTCGCCATGCCCATGCATCTTGTGAGAATATTGCCGTCTCGTTTTTTTGTAACCAAGGATTGTTGATTGACAAATCACAGTCTTTCCCGTACACGACGTAGGGCTGTTTTTCTTCTCGATTTTGCGGAAGTACATCTTCGTACCTAGTTAATGCTAGGAATGTATTCGTCAAATTTAGACTTTTTGTGTATTTTATGCTTGAAGTAAAAATAATATCAGCGTTTGATAAAAAGCATATCTCGCCAAGCAAATGTTCATTATAATAATTAAACGCGTCTTCATAAGTAAGACGTTCTCCAATGACTGTCTGTACTATTTTTTCGGACAATGCAGGCGTTAAAGGGAGATCATAGTGCTTTTCTGTTAGTAAATGTATACAGTCAATTTCATCCAATTGTGCATTCTTCAGGAGACATTCATCCACTTCACATTGTCTCTTCTGATTATATGCGATATCGGATGTCTGTACGCGGTAGTATTGTACCACGAGATGAATTTTACAATTTTTCTTCATGCCACAAGTTTTCATAAAATAAATATACATTGTTGGCGCTATAATTTTCGCGTTCTACTCTTAATTTTAAAAATACTAATTCTTCAAAGATGGTACCGTTGCATTTCTCAATTTCATTCTTCACTTACATTTGCTGAATCGGCCACTTCTTCGTTTTCTTCGCCTCTACCCTCGGGAGCAACAGCGTCATTCGCCTCTTCATCTTCTGTGTCATCGGATTCCTCTTCTGCGCCCTCATTTTCTGAAAGAATGTCAGTGATAAAGGTTGTCAAAAGTGCGTTTCTATCTTCTGGTGCCATACCTGCTGTGTATTCGAGGAGAAGATGACGATGAGATTCGAAATCGTCAAATTCTGTGTTTTCGTTGTCCACCGTTTCTTCTTCCTCGTACTCACTTTCAGTCGTCTCAGTAGCGTCTTCTGCATCATAATCATCTCTATCCATTGCCGAGGAACGTTGGTCACAGCGACATAGAGGACAAGGCATTCGGTTTCGAGTCACTCTTTGTTGACAAGGACGACACATTGTATGTGAGCAGGAAAAGATACACTCTCCGTTGATATAGTAATCTAAGCAAATCGAGCATTTCATATAATCCAGTGTGCCTTCTGGTAGAAAACATTCAAGAAACTCAATTTCTGCAGTTCCTACTTTATCTGAAAAGGTATTGGTTCTTTTGTCGTATCGCATTTGAAGAAAAGAGGCCGTTACAATGACAACGTCTGTTAAACTATTCACTGTTTTCTTGTAGAGGACCTCACTACTACTATCGTCGTCCAGAGAGTACTCGATTACCGTAAAAGCAAAACGCGACTTGGATTTCTTTGTAATGATGATGTCTACACGGAGTCCATCCACTTCGATATTTTCAAGATAATGTTTCTTCGTTTTCTTAAAAACGGTTTCGAGGTATTCTCGCATTCTTGAAGATTTCGTCACTTTGTCAGAGTTTGCAAATATTGCTTCAAATACCTCGGTATCTTTGTCTACCATTTTACGATTTAGATACTTTGATTTCTTGCTTGTCAATCTACATTTTTTTGCTTGTCTGCTTTTTTAAAAATACGAAAAGAATTCTTTCATTTTTTTCGGGAAGATGCAGAAAAAAATGAAAATCCGTCATAGACAGTTGCAATGGAGGAAGTTTGGACAAACCATTATCGAGTTATGGAAGAAGAGAACATCATTATGGATGACGCTGTCGAACGAATGGATGAAAAGGCGGAATCGGATTATGACGACGACTTCGAAATTCAGTCCGAAGGTGATGACGACGAGGACATTTCGGAAGAAACCCCGCTGCAACCAGTTACTGGAAAAGATGACGTTTTCTTAATTATGCTGGATCGTCTTCAACCCTTTGTTGATTACGTCAAAGAATTACTGGACGAAAAGTATGCGGGTGCATGGATTTTGCTTTTGGCAATCACAGTCTACCACCTCATGGTATTTTACGTTCTATTCATGTGCATCTTGTTTTGCTTGTGTGCGAAGAGCATTTAGTTGTAGACTTCACAATTTGCAAGTATGGAGGAACTTTCCTATGTACTAAATACTACTCTTTTTCAAAGTAGGATAGAAAATTTTACATTAATAGCTGACCGCGTTTTTAGTCAAGGTGATGGATATCAATATTTGGTGGTCCTCCTCATGGTATTCTACGTTCTATTCATGTGCATCTTGTTTTGCTTGTGTGCAAAGGGCAATTAGTTGTCGACGTCACAATTTGCAAGTATGGAGGAACTTTCGTATTTACTAAATACTACTCTTTTTCAAAGTAGGACAGAAAATTATACATTTAAAGCTGACCGCATTCTTAGTCAAGGTGGTGGATATCAATCTTTGGTGGTCACCGGGAGAATGATCCCGATGACTTCGATTACTGAAGTTGAAACAGTAGTAGTGAAGAAGCGACGTAGTTTTATCGATGGACCGCTAGACACAAATCAAGAAATCAAGATCTTGAAAGACTTGCAAGGAAAGCATCCAAATGTAGTGACGCAGATCTTCGGATGTGTTTATGCAAATCATGTGTTTTCAGTTCTTGAAAAGGTCGGTGATGAGGACTTGTTTACGGTCGCCAACCGTATAGGACGCGATTCTTTGAAATATCTTCCTGGTATAGTTGACGGTGTTTTGTACCTCCATAAATCAGCCTCCCTTGTACATCTCGATTTGGCACTTGAGAACGTTGTGATTTCATCGTCTGATCAACCTGTCATTATTGATTTTGATATGTCAAAACCAATCGGGACGTTAATGCCTGCATTTGAAAGGGGAAGACATGGGAAACAGGGATACGCAGCTCCAGAACTTTATGACTCTGCCAATTTAGCAAATGTTGACATGGATGCATGGTCTCTTGGATTTATTCTCTATGCCTTGTACACCTCACGATTTCCCTTCGGCGATTCAGTACCTAGTGACTCGTTTTATGTAAGAATGTGTCGTCGCGGTTCATCAAGTGTGCTTTGCAAAGATGCTCTCCACCATTGCTCCAGAGGTCCTGGATACCAACTTTTCACCGATTGCGTGAGCAGTCTCCTTTCACTTCAAGATAGGAAAACTGTGGAAGATATGGAGGCGACATTGAAGTCATTAGTACTTGTAGAGCGAGAAGGATTATAGATACTGTAGCAGAAAAAAATGAAAATAAATAAGCATTGTAACAGAAAATCATAGTACTGTACAATTACTTAAGAAATGGAAGATTTTGGAGGAAACAAAGAAGATATTAGTCGTGAATGGCAGCTGATTGCAGACTTGTCAAAACACGAATCTTTGTCTATTTTTCAACTTGAAATGGCATACGTTGACGGTCTTTCGACACAGGATAGCACAGGTGCTAGTTACGTCAATTATCCAAGTCAATCGTTGCAAAGTTTGTTTGACAAGATGGGCGTGACGAAAGTTTGTGAAAAGTTGAAAGTGCATGCGAAAATCGTGTATGTCACGGACACGACACATAAAAAAGCCAAAAACGGAAAGAAGACGAGTGCAACGGCCGATGAAATTCGTCAGAAAACGATTATCGAGACGGCAAGAAATGAATGTGAGTTGCTTCTTCAACAACGATTCGTCGCTCCTGATTTCCGGAGCAACATTATCGAAGTCATTCTCATTTACTACTTGATGAATGTTGTCAATTCGCATAAGAAGAAAATTGAAGCGTTTCTTGATTCGCTCTTTTCATTTCGTGATGCTCTGATCTATTTTCAGGCACAGTTACAAGGGAATGGTACATATGGTGTCTTTCGTGCTCTTCTTGACAACTACTCAAATCAAGAAAATATGCCATGGAAAGTATTTATCCAAAAGTACACGCGATTCTTGATTCGAAACAGTTTCCGGAACAATTATCAGCGCGCCATTTCTCTCTTCGACGAGCAAAAAGAACTACTTGATCAAATTCGACAGGATCCGTTTCGCCTCTTTCTTTTGCCATGGGGCGTAGGCGTGGGGAAAACAGCTCTTTTGCCTGCCATAGCCACCATGTACAATCGCGTGGGTCACCAAACCCTGTACTGTGTACCAAGAGGTCCTGTGCGTGACCAAAATGCCGCCTATTTGTACCGCTGTGGCATTCCATTTGCATACATAGTCAATGGTGCCCCATCCAGTGACTTGAAATGGGAAATACGACCATCTTTTCATTGCAGCTTTGGCGTTCTCCCTATTGCTTACATTGTCGATCCAGAGTTTCTTTTGTACTATCTTCGCTATCAGGAATACAGGAAAGATAGATTGCAAATGGAAGAAAGAGTTGTCCCACCCAGTATATTGATTCCGTCGTTCAAGAAACGCTACAAACATTTAAACCATTACAATCTCTGGGATAGGGAGATTTCCTTGATTTTGGATGAACCGTCAGAGACGGATGAATGTTTACCAGCTATTCTTCTTCTACTTCCAAGAACAGGATTTGTCATGTCAGCAACTTCGTGCGGAATTGTGGACGATGTAGTAAAAGCCAAGTACGAGGAAGCATTTGAAGGGGCCGAAATTGTCGAAATTCCAGCAGTCAATGTCGGTGTCTCCACCACGCTTATTGCCTACTGGCATCCAGATCGTCCAGTGATAAGTCCATTTACAGGGGTCAAAACACGTCGAGCGTTCTTGGATGTTCTTCGAAAGGTAACATCATCTGTGATGTGGCGCCGTTTTCTCTCCCCAAATGTACTTTTGGATTGGATTGTGCACATTCGCACAAAATATCCAGACATCGACATGAATACCGATTTTGAGTTTTTCACTCTCAGTTTCAATGATATCTCAATGCGAGTCATTGAATGGGCACATGCAATTGCTGCAGTGAAAAATGACGATGTTTTCTACGCGACCGTTTTTGAAATGCCAAGTAGTCAAGATGAATGGACTGTCGAAAATCTTCGGAGCATACTCTGGGACCATTCTCATCTTTTCATGCGTGGATGCGTCATAGGGACTGGATCAGTGGATCTTCTCTACGAAATCTTCTCTTCCGATGAAAGAAGTACTTTGCGATCGGTCGACGACATTGTTGATTCTGTCGCCAAGCATCAGAAACAAATCGTGCAAAGTATGCTCGACATACTCAAAGGTACACTTTCCACAAAAGACGACGAACTCGACCGTGAAGAACGCATTAATGATCTCTTGAAAACCAAATGGTCGAATATTCCATTGCAGTCGGAAGAGGTTATCAATACACGCGAATTTATAAGATTGCATAATCCTTCCTTTGCCATTGAGAATATCAATCCCAATTGGTTCAATCGCTTAGCGGAATTGGAAGAAATTGGATCGCCACAAGATAACCTCGTGCAATGGAGACTTGAACCGGAGGTCATAGCCGACGTCCCTCCCAACTACATGATGTGGCGATGGAAAGCACTTGGTTCTATCTCAACAACAAAGGAATTTTACATCAAAAATATTTTGGATTTAGATCGGAATTTGATTGCTTTCATGATTGTTGACGAGTCTGGTGCTTATGGTCTAAACATCAAGATTTCTAATGCCATTCTTGTTGACGATACTCTCTTTGGAAAAGAAACACTTCTTCCAAGAACCGTCTACTTTCAGATTGCCGGAAGAGTAGGACGTCAGTCACAAGAGGAAAGTGGGTTTGTATACTTGACGTCACAGAAGTTGTTTCGCCATTTGTTTGTTTTCGATGCATAGGTAAAGAGAAAACCTTTAAATAATTGATCGCACACCTTCGATTCTCATTTTGCTGATATCAATTTTCGGAAGTCTTAGATTTTCATAATAAGACGCGTCAACAATGTAGTAGACAATCAGAAGTAAGATGAGGAGAAAAGCGATGACGAACAAAGACCACGAGATATTGAATTCGACCGGAGTGGAGGAAGAAGCTACTGCATTGAGGACGGAGATTGAATTTGAAGGAGCGAAGGCTTGAGGAGCAGTAACTAGAGATTTCATGGAAGAAGTCAGAGGCAAATGTGAAAACGAAGCGGGTGCCAACGATGTCTCTTCTTCTGCAATGACATTTGTGAAATTTGGAACGTGACGTCTTTTATGGAAATGGGCACGATCATCCGAGACACCACCCTGATGATCAGTTATGTGCATGAAAGGACCGACTAATTGTTCTTCCTCTGCAGGACTTGGGTTGAAAGAAGCGTAGACCATTGAAATAGAACGAAATATAAATTATAACTAAGAAAAAGATTTTGCAAACTGCCGATAAAATAACTTTTGAAACACACCATCTAATACATAAACACATAATCATACCATGTCATGCATAATATTGATAGCCTCTACTCCTTTTGAAAGTTCATGAGGAAAGATGAGATTTCTCGATGGAACAATACTCTCTATACATATTTCCGGTTTTTGAAGACGTTTGTCCTGAAACACCGAATTGAAAGAGTTTATAATTGTCGTCGGAATAGTTGGTGTCATACTGACGAGTTTTTGATATTCCTTTTCGCACATATCTAGGAATACTCCGGGTTTTGTACGTTCCTCACGGCGCCGTTGCAATTCAAAACGAATAATGGAATGAAGTTTTTGCCAATGTTGAACTGCCAGTTTAAATTTTTCTGCTGTCTGGACTACTTTTGATGATTGTTGAAGTGTATGAAGTACTCCGGCCGCAATATTAAACGATCCAGTTACCATCAGAATAGAAGACTGGTATTTCGTTGGGATCTGGGATTGTGCAAAAGTCATGATTCCAGTGATTGTCGAAATACAGATGATCGGGATGCTGAAGTATGACGAATACAAGTGATAAACTTCTTCACTTTTCCTAGCTAGCCATTCATAACACAAGGCACCGTCTGCGATTCGCGACAAGATATTTTCGTGCTCGACTTCCCATTTGGAGACATTTGCATGCACGACAAGATTTTCGAGATTACTTGATTCGTTCGTATGGTTCTTTGCCATAATTTTTTTCTACAATATCGCTTCTGACAAAAAAGAAGAAAAAGATCCAATTTTAAATTGTTCGAAAGACAAATCAAACCAATTGAGAAAGAAGCAAGTTTGAATAATACACTTCATATCATTCATAAAAGTAGTCCTCTTTCTTCCAGTGAAAAAACTCGTACGTTTCAATGCGATGTTTTTGATCCGATTGAATATCCGACTGACTATCTTGGGCACAAAGTGTTATTATCAATGGTGGATCAAGAACAAAAGGATGAAGACCGTCTAGTTGCATATCGACTAATTTGAAAATTTCGTCAACAGGTACGTAGGGATTTTTTCGCATTGCGCCTTCGAGAATCTTAATTGCATCGAGACGAAAAAGCATAGAATGTGCTCCTGTGACGAATTCATTCAAAAGCCGAAATCCACGAGATGTTTCAATGGGCGGATGGTAGTTTTTTGAGCCCAAATAAAGAATATTCCAATGAATAGGAAGACTGCAACAGATTTGCATCCATTGTTTATCAAATTGTCGATGGAAGCAGACATCATCTTCCAAAACACATAGGTATGGCCATTCGTTTTTGATTGCCATTTGGAAAAGACGAAGGTAGGACATATAAATTCCAAAGGCTCCTTCACTTAATTTGTGATGCGAATATCGACTGGGATACATGATAAACCCTCTTAGTTCGGGTCCTTTTTCTAGACTGCAACTATTCATGTATGTTTCATACTGCAAAGCATCGTTTGAATTTTCAATGGGATCTGTAGCTTCAAAAACTTGCAGATTTTTCAAAGGAATCCTTCCAGCGTTCATCATTGCTTCTAGTCGTCCTCGACGATCGGTGCGTCTTTTTAAATTGACGACAAAACTATGGTCAAAATAAAGAGCGTTGAAGTCAAGCAATTTCGCCACAATATGTTTTGGTGACGGTGTTTCCACGTACATGCGAATTTCTTTCAACCGTCGAATCAAAAATGCATAATTGCGCCAATAGATTTGAAGGACTTTGATATTTTGGACAACCGGACGAGGATAGAAAGGATGATCTTTAGGTACCAACAACGGATCATTTATGTTATTCTGTTCTCCGTGGTTGTAAAAGATACTAAAACGAGCAATGCGAATATTTTCCGGTTGGTCAATGACATCCAAAGTTGCGTCGATGCATTCTTTTGACGTTCTGGCTTTTGACGTGTAAACAGAGAAATCCCTTATCCAATTGGCACAGTACTCCTCCGTTATATTTTCTGACATCAAACACTCTGCTACAATTTCCGGAATTTCAACTTGAAAACTTTTTAAATCTGCACACTTTTTGCATATTCGTTGCTTCTCTTTCTCTGTGAGCGACGGATAAAAGCTATGTAGATAATGTAGAATACTCGTAATATTGGATTTATAATACGCATAAATACATGAGCGAATTTTAGTAATGCGATCGCGTATCGAACCGACATTGGAAGCTTGAATAAAATCAATGTTCTTTTGTCGAAGTGTATCTGTACTTCCTTCTATTTCATTCCATAATACCTGAACTAACTTTTGGGTCTCCTTCACTTGAAATGTCGGAACTGACCTTCGAAACGATAATCTTTCCATTTATTAAAAACTCGTGAGTAAGTACCTTATACTTGAGTATCTCTTTTGTTTACTTCCCCTTTTTTAAATTTCAAGACTACTTGTTGCCTGGAAGTTTATCGTCACAAATAACTTTGCGAAGCAGGGAGTAGTATGCGCGCTGACATGTAGTCTCACTCGTCGGGTGAAATGCGACATGCTTCACAGGATTAATGTTCGCGCCTTTACTTCCTTGAAATGCAAACATATGGTACTTGAAGTAGTCTGAAAACTTTTCTTTCGTTGCATTTGAGTCGTTTGCCTGTGGCAGATGCTGATTAAAGTCCTCATCTTCATTATTTATTCTTGGCTGTAAGGCCATAATGATAATGTTCTTCAATACGATTCTTTCATCTCCTAGAAGGGTAGGAGTTCTAAATGTTGTCTTAATGACAAATCCCGTGTAAGTCTGGTTTTCCAAATGCTTTTTAACAATCTTGATATCCTCTACATCTAAGGGGCTTACTATTTTTGCATAACTTTCAATATGGTTCCTTTTTCCTGCAGACGTTAGAAAATATTCCGAGAAAACCTTTTCATGCTCTTTTAACTGGTCAACGGTAGTGATCAGAACATTTTTTGGACCCCTTTCCCCCTTACTCTTTGGTTTCTCTTTCTTCTTCTGAGAATTATCGTCACCTTTCTCTCCTTCAGACGTTTTACTGGCGTCTGCGTTATTTTTCTTACGTAATTTATTTTTGGCACAGATTTCGTTCAAGTCCTTTTGGAAGGTCGCAGAAACATCTTTGACATCATCAATTGAAAAAGACTGCATATTTACTGAACGATATATTATAAGGAAGATATATTTTTTGGACCAATAGATGGTGAAGTTTCAAAGGGAATTATTTTCTACTATGTAAACTATAAAACACAATTATGTCGGAACCACGAAGATTATCCGATGAAGATGAAAGTCAGATTGATCTGGATGGTTTATTAGACCACGACCAAATGGCCGAAGTCAACGATTTTGACATCGATAACCTTATGAAACGAACAATTTATGACAAAAAGCGCCATTCAGATAACGTTATGACAATCGATGAACAATATAATGCTTCTAGAGAGGCATTCGGTGACTCTATATCTAAATACTATATACATTGTGCAGGTATATTTGATTCGGACTTCAAGGCAAAGTTTCGTAGTACTTTAATGGGCGGAAATCAAGTTACTATATACCCGCAGAATCAGAATTCACGATCCCATCAACAAAGCAATTCAGCATCATCTTCCAAGTCATTAAACTTACAACCAACAAAAACTCCCTCTGTTACTTCGTCTCCCAGAGGAGGAAAGAACAGTCGAGAATTAATTGATGAAATGGCAGAAGGACTGCAATTTGCTGAAGAATTGAAATATGTCGTCCCGTCATCACCTCTCCCTTCACCACCTCGCCTTTCACCACCTCGCCCTTCTCCACCACGGGCTGTCCCGGTAAAATCGCGACGTACTGCTAGACCTCAACCTGTTTTTGAACGACGGATGACACGATCGCAAGCTAAAATAAGTAAATAGAACTACATTAGAGATAGTACCTGCTCCTAACCATCTCTTCAACGCATTCTTATTTCTTCTCAGAATTTAATTCCAATGTAGCTAAGATAGGTACTTCCTCTTTGCAAGGTCCAAGTAACAAAAGATCCATGGCTTCCTGGATTGTAGAAATTGGTGAAGCAGTAAACCCGTTTTCAAACAAATCAGGATTTTCGTTAACTATCTTCTGATAATCTTCCAAATTGTCTTTCGGGAAGAGGACATGTATAATTCCAGCCATTTTCGCTCCGTACATTTTTTGACGCAATCCTCCAATCGCCATGACATCGCCAGATAAATTGATTTCACCCGTAACTCCTTGACGATTATCAATCAACAAATTGTTCAAAAGAGAGTAAAGTGCCACGGTCAATGCAACTCCTGCACTTGGTCCTTCTTTTTCAATCGATCCATCCGGACAATGAACATGGATGCTCATTTTACCCATTTGTTTCCATGCTGTCAACCATTGCTGCTGTCTCTCAACACTTGTCAAATTCCATGCGAGTGTCCGAGACACCTGAGTCGACTCAGTCATCACTTTGCCCAAATTTCCAGTAATTGACATCATCATTGTTTGGTCGGACGGAAGCCAACTTGCTTCGATTGGAATGATACCTCCTGTTTCGTTGCTTGTGGCATAAAGTCCATTGATTCTTCCCACTGTCGCCTCTTGGTGAATCTTTTCCAAAGTCACTGGACGACGATGTTTCAAATATTTTTCACGAACAAGTTTTTCTGTGATTTCAATCGTTCGAAAGGAAGCGGGAAGTAATTTGCGGCGACTCTTCCAAGTCTTTCCTTCGTGTATGAGAAGTTCCAAATTGACATCGCGCGTGATTTCAAGAATACATTCGCGCAGCTTTCGGACACCACCTTCATGGGTATACGTCTTGATGATAAAGTCGACAATTTCATCAGATATCTCCAAAACGACATTGGCATGCTCAATCCCGACTTCTTTCATGACTTGTGGGATCAAATGACGTTTTGCAATTTGTACCTTTTGTGCACCCGTAAATCCAGACGCTTTCACCTCAAAAATACGATCACGCAAGATTGGATTGATGGAAGAGGCGTTGTTGTACGAGAAAATGAAAATACATTTGGACAAATCAATATCTATATTTCCAAAATATCGGTCCTGGAAATGATTGTTTTGTGCAGGGTCAACCATATGAATCAAGAGATTGATAATTTCTTGTCCTCGGTGTGTTTCGCTCACTTTGTCCAATTCGTCAAAGTAAATGATCGGATTCATAACTTTGGATTTGATGAGGACATCGACAATTTGTCCATACACAGACCCTTCATACGTGTACGAATGACCGTTAAGAAACGATGCGTCACTTGCACCACCAAGTGGGATGGCGAAGAAGGGCAATCCAAGAATTGAAGCAACTCCTTTTTCAATCAACGTCGTCTTACCAACCCCCATTGGACCTTCAATGCCGAGTACATTCCCATTAGATGATGGGTTTCGGACAAGTTGTCCAAGGTATTGCAACAGTTTATGTTTTGCAGACTCGTGGCCCATCACTGCATTGTCAAGTACCCCACGGGCATTTGTGAAAAACGCTTTCATTTCCGAAGTGCTTGGTGCCGGAGTTTTGATGAATTTTCCAAAGGGGACACGCAAAATAGCGTCCATCCAAGTAACAAATTTGCCACCTTCTTCTTTCTTTGAATTCTCATATCGAATTAACACTTCTTCACGGACTTTAGCATTCATGGAAGACAACAATATGCGCAGAAGAAAAGGAAGAAACTTTTCTTTTGTATCATCATTGATTTCCATCAACGATTTGACGGCCAATTTTTGATCTTCTACTGGCAATTTACTGAACGAATTTTCTACACTGTTCGAAGAGCGACTCTCACGTGTACGACCCTTCACAAGATCCATAAATCGACGAGAACGTGCTGCCGCTTCATAAGCATCCTTGCTCTGTCTAGGTGCCTTTAAAGGACCTTGAACATCGTGCGAATATGCCTTTCTCTTCCGACGAGAGAGGTGGTTATCTTCTTCCTCGTCATCATCGTCGTCGTCACCGTTCCCTTCACAACACTCGTCATCCTCTTCTTCGTCCTCGTCGTCCTCGTCGTCTTCGTCCTCGTCTTCATTTGCTAGCCTTCGCAGCTCTTTTTCCTGTGATCGAAAATGTCGTAAGATACTCATGAGAAATTCATAATCGTTCAGAGGATTCATTGAATCAGGTGATTGTTGGACCACGATTTGGATGTAAGGAGACGTCGTCGTGTTTGTCTGTCCGGCAACATCTTCAGAATCATCGTCATCTCCGCCAGCACCACCTTTTGCCAAACTACGTTGACTGCGGCGTACAGATTTGGAAACGTGTTTCTTCGTAGTCGTGCAGATTGGTTGAACACTGAACAACATGGTTTCAAAGAGATGGATTTTCTGAATCAAGAACTGTGCATCTCTTTTTTGGATTTTCTGCAACATCTCAAAATATTTCACTGGTCGACAATGGTTCAAGAGGTAAGCCGACACGCTCTTCTGGACCTGATCAAGGTACGCCCTTTCCATTGCTGTTTCGCCTTTGCCATTGTCCAGATTGTCCAGATGCCCCGAAAGGTGCAAATAACGGTACATCGTGTCGACAAATTGATGCAGAGAAAATTCAATCAAAGGATAGAAGGTTGAAAGATACTTGTCAATTTTCTTTCGCATACTAACATCGTACGTGAAGACGACTTGCGATTGTACGAAATCCATATTCTCCATTTCATTTGATTTCATTTCCATTATTTCGAGGATTGTTATTTTTTTCAAAACGATAGATCTTATGTGCTTATATTCAAATATTGCTAAGACTTGGCGCGTCTCAGTTTATCATTTTTTTCATCGTTTTGCATTCAAGTAGCTAATGCTCGACTATATTATCATTGGTGCTGGACCAGCTGGTCTATATGCAGGACTTCTTTTGTCAAATCAACATAAAACTTTCAAAATCCTTGAAAGGAACAAGAAAGCAGGAGGAAGAGTTGGAAATAAAGTATTCGGCGGAGTAGAAATTGTCAAAGGTGCTGGAGTTGGTCGAGAGGAGAAAGATCATACTTTGAAAACACTTTTACAAGAAATCGGGTTGTCTCCCGGTCCACGTCATCTGGTAAAGAAGCAATTTGCTTTCGAGGACAAAGTCTCCATGAAAAGAGTACTGAGAGATCTACAAAAGCACCATTACACGACAAAACAAACGTTTCGACAATATGCAATGGCCATCCTCGGTAAAAAGAGATACGACGCATTTGTAAAGTCGACTGGATACTCAGATTTTGAAAATATGGGTGCAAGAGAGGCAATGACCAACTATGGTTTTGAAGACGATGACGATGGTTGGACGACCTTTCAAGTTCCTTGGAAAAAGATGATTGAACGACTTTGTCAAAAAATTGGACTTGAAAACATCATGTTTGGACAAAATGTTAGTACTCTACGAAACTTGGACGATGTCGTCGTCACAACTGAGGAAGGAATGACCTTGAAAGCAAAGCATTGTATTCTAGCTACTGATATATGTACACTCAAGCGTCTTTTGCCGAACTTCGAACTGTTGAAACTTATCGAGGGTCAACCTTTTCTAAGAGTTTATGGAATCGTCCATGTTGACGATCGAATCGTCATGGCGGAAAAAGTAAAAACGACGACAATCGTTGGCTACCCGCTTTACAAAATCATTCCAATCGATGTTGTAAAAGGTGTCTACATGATCGCCTATTGCGACAATGCAGGTGCAATCGCCTTAAAATCGATTGCTTCAAATACTGCAGAACATCGTCGTTCATGGCAAGATCTCCTCAAAACGGTCTTAGGAATCGAGATTCGTTTGGATTGTATCTCTTCTTTTTATTGGCCGATAGGAACTCATTATTATAAACCGCTCGAGGAAAGTCTTGAAAGTTTTTTACGTAAAGTTCAGCATCCTGCGAACAATATTCAAATATGTGGAGAAGTGGTTGCTACCAATCAAGGATGGACAAGTAGTGCTTTAGATTCAGTCAAACGATTGCAGTTGTAGCCATGAACTCGTCACAATTCCAAGTGCTACACTATTTGGAAATATGCAGACTACTGATGTTGGAAGATGCGATTATGTCGATGAACCCTCGCCTCATCTAGTTTGTTCGATTTGTTTTCTGATCTTTGCAAATCCAGTCGCATGTCCTAACATGAATATTTTCTGCTACGACTGTCTCAACAAGGCATTACGTATTCGCGAAAACTGTCCAATGTGTCAGGTTCCTATGACGATAGAAGATGCGAAAAAATGCGGATTTGCAAGCGGCGTTATCGACGATTTGAGCGTTCATTGTCCTTACAGTACCCTCAAGCGGAAAGCAGATAAGCTGGACAACGAATCTGATTCTGTCAGTAACGGATGTACATGGTCAGGTCCCCAAAAAGACCTTCAGAATCATTTGTCCATGACCTGTTCAGATGTTGAAGTCGAGTGTCCCTGGAAGCCAGTATGTGGATTCAAATGCTCTCGTGGCAACATGAATGCTCATTTGCAATTGGTTGATGCACACAAAGAAATGGCCATAGCGACTGCAAAAGAGTTGTCGGATTTGAAAGAAAATTTGAAACGTAGTATTTTCTTCCCCGATGGATCTGTTTATGAGGGCATGATGGAAGGTTTCGTTTTTCACGGAAAGGGTACCTTGCGCTACGGAAACGGCGACATCTTCACAGGAACATTTTCAAACGGAAAAATTCTCAAAGGGAAGTATACTCTTGCCACGGGGGAATTCTACATAGGCCGATTCAAGAACGGTCTTCGAAATGACCGAAGAGGCGAACTTTATTATGTCAACGGAGACAGATACGAAGGAGAGTTTCTCAATGGATCAATTACGGGAGAAGGATACCTGTTTCTGGCCAACTATTCTCATTATCATGGTCGGTTTGAAAACGGTATATTCGAAGGCGAGGGATTGTACTTTTCTCATGAAAACGAAACCCGAATATATGGTACATGGACAAATGGAAGAATTGCTTCTGGAATCATTTACGATAGAGACGACAATAAATATTCTGGGGACATCTCGGATATGAAACCCCATGGAAAAGGGCGTATGGAGTTTTCACCAAGAGATCCTGGAAACCGTACTTTTTACGAGGGAAATTTTTTGAATGGTGTTTTTCATGGTTCAGGTGAACTTGGATACAAGGACAAAGAACCGGTACATCGAATGTTTGATCATGGCTCAGAGGTAGTAGATTTGACAATCAACTTGGACAATTCCATAAACTCTGGAGAAGACGACTTATAATGACGACCCGAATAATTTGAAAATTACTTTGCAAGAACAGAGGCGTGAATCAGATAGACACTATTTTCACTGACACAAACAATGTCGGCGCCTCCGTTTTCATTCTCTACTTGAAAAACTTTGCTAATGGGAGAAGTGTACTCGTCGTTGCTTTTGTAGAGAATAGTTTCCTGCTGTTGAGTCTTGACGAGTTTGCAAGTTTTTCGTAGACTGTCGGCATAGTAATCAAGTTTAATAACTTTGTCTGTTTCAATGGCTATATTTGATGCTTGTCTCAAAGCTGCTAACCCTGGTGTAATTTGCTTCTGCTGTTGCTGCTGAGTAGCTAGAGTAGTGGTATGTGCATTTGACGACATTAGATTACAATTACTTCTAGTTTATTTAATTTCAATGACAAGAGATTTTCAATATTCTATAGACGCACGTTCAAAACAATGCATCTAGTGCAAATTGCGAACCATCAACAGTTGCTGCATCATCACCGACGAAATTCGTCTCTAGTGCGTATTCAGACACCCGTCTTTCAAAAAAATTCGTTTTTCCAGTCATGGTTATCATTTCCATGAAAGAAAACGGATTGGTGGCAGACCAGATCTTCTTGTACCCCAACTGAATCATGAGTCTGTCCGCCACCATATGGATATATTCTATCATCAAATCTGCATTCATTCCGATAAGCTGACATGGCAAACTTTGTGTAATGAACTCCTCCTCAATAGCGACAGCTTCTTGCATCATTTTTCTCACCACCTCTTCCGGAATACGAAGTAACGTATCCATGGAATTGTAAAGAAGAACGGCGAAATCCGTATGCAGTGCCTCGTCGCGGCTAATGAATTCGTTACTGCAGGTAAGGCCAGGCATAAGTCCTCGCTTCTTCAACCAAAAAATCGCACAAAAGCTTCCAGAAAAGAAAATCCCTTCAATCATAGCAAATCCGACAAGACGCTGTGCAAAAGAAGCGACTTTGTCTGTCATCCATTTGTTTCCCCAATTGGCTTTTTGCTTCACACAAGGAATCAAATTGATCGCTTGAAACAATTTTTCCTGGTCTTTGGTAACCAAGGTGTCAATTAACAACGAGTACATTTCTGTGTGAATGTTTTCAATAGCCAACTGAAAACCGTAAAAGCAACGCACTTCAGGAATCTGTATTTCATTGTAAAAACGCGTGACGAGATTTTCTGCCACGATTCCATCACTTCCGGCAAAAAATCCAAGAATAGAAGAAATGAAAAATTGCTCATCTTTGTTCAACTTCTTCCAATCTTCACGATCTTGACGCAAATCTATTTCTTCTACTCGCCAAAAGGACGATTCAGCCCTTTTGTACATGTTCCAAAAGGCATCGTGACGAATCGGAAAAAGAATAAATCGGTCATAATTTTCTTCCTTCGAAGCAACAGTAGACGCGATTGAAGATTGAAACTCGGACAATGCGTCTTCGATTGTCATCGTTTTCGGAAGGCTTTCCAAAAATCTGAGAAGTTGGTCATGTGAAGTTGTCATTGTGAGAGATAATTAGATAATTTACTCTTATTGTTATATTTGGAAAAATAAATCCTGATCAACTAATAAAGTAGCCAATTCATTTTCATTTTTTGTAATGGAATCGGTCGCCATGCTCACGAATTCATTGCTAAGTAACCGCTACATGATCGGGTTTATGTCACTTTTTCTCAATGTAGGTTCTGCATATCTTTTTCATGATTTGGTACCCATGGCCGAAAAACTCTTCCAAACAAAAACGTCAAAATTTCTTGTCCTCTTTGTCATATGCTTTATAAACACGCGGGACTTTCTCAGCTCCATCATCATAACGTTGAGTGTCTATATATTGCTGATTTACATTTTGGATGAAACCAGTCCTCAATATATCTTTGTCGAGAACCCTTCTCCTCCTCAAAGCCGAAATGCGCGACAAACCATATCTTCGTTTTGACCACCGCCTTGACAAGTACGTGTCACTGTTCCATGCTTCGTTTCATTAGTCGTCGTATCGGATTCCGTGACGACATTTTCATTTGACAAGATCGACCATAAAATTCCAAAAATCACTCCGAAACTCATACTTATGGCCAAAGACATCCATTCTTCCCCTAGAACATATGTTTCAAACAACACAAAGACGAATGCTATGGCAAGATAAACCAGGACTAAAGTCTCATAATTGCTTGTTTTCATTAAAAAATTCAAATTGGCCCAGTAAGCCACGAGATATCCCACAATGCATCCAAAAATAGATACGCGCGTATACTGAGCATAAGGTAAGGCCGATTTTATGAGAGAAAGATCAGCTCCTTCAAATAGAGACGCACCTGGTCCTAGTGACGACACCTCTTCTCCTAATCGTGCCGGGAAAAGAAGTGTCCCGACAGCATACATAATGACGACCAACGTCACTAATCCAAGAATAAACATGGCCTTGGCATTTGTGTTTCCTAGCACTGTATCGACCGAGAAAACGACGAAAAAGAAGAAGAGAGAGCCGGGAAATGTCGCGATGCTGATTGCATTGAGACGAACGGTTTCTTTCAAAAGTTCGACAAGAGGTGAGAAAGTGGAATCTGAGGACATGTATTATTTACTTATGGCTCTTTATATTTTTTCTAAACTGAATTTGCGAAGGAGGCAGGTACGTTTTCTCCAAGTGTCGTCGGTAGCACTATTGAATTTTGAACAATTACGTATCCCAATGAAGAGATCGATTCAATTTCTTGCAGAAGATGAGGATGGAGTTCAAAACATTCATTGTTTACCGATTCATATTCTTCTCGTTTCAAGGAAATGATTGTCACTGGAGAAGTTCGGTTTGTAAAGGACGCCAAATGACGCACGAGCGACGCAAGTTGGATTTGAGGACAAAAGGAAATATCAATTGTCTCGATGCTTGTTGATTCACGGAGGAAAGAAAGAATCAATTCTTCCGTAACAAACTCACATCGGCGTAGAATGAGCGTGCGCATCGTCGTTGACAGCTTCTGTAACATTTCTTGGACAGCGGAAACAGAGAATTGACCACAACCGGATAAATCGAGAATTTCAAGTGGAATGGTATGAAGTAGTTGAAGACCAGAATCGGTTAAGGCCGTGCAACTTACAAGATATAGTTGCACTGCCGAGGGATTGTCAGTGATAACTTGTGCGAGATTTGCATCGGTGAGATTATCGGACGCATTTGATCGGATGTAACGAAATGCTTTTATCGGAATGGCTGTGGACATGAATTGCGTCTAGAAATTTATTGGTTGCACCTTATGTTAAAGGACTAGAAAAAGTTTTGTGAATTTCGGGTGAAAGGTGAAAACTTTCATGCTGTAGAATCATTCGGGTACTGTTTAACCGCACAAATTGTTATTTTTTCAATGTTTAAGTATGTTTCCATGGTTACTTGCATTCCTGAATGAGTCAAATCCTCGCTAGAAACCATCAAGTTATACATTGTTAGTAGCAACTTTGAAAATATAATATTAAATTCTTCTATACCGTCTACGTAATCCGTTTTCCCAAAAGTGTCAATCAGTTTATTATTTTTCATGAAGTTATAAACTTTGTCAAAAAGTAGACAAGATGTGTTTGAAAGTATTTTTCCCACAGCACAACCGGCAGTTAAAGGTCCCCAATAAAGAACTTTACTAATTTTTCCAATCATCCATCCTGTCACTTTTGGATTACTGAGTGCAAATGGGAACCTGGTCATGTATGCAAGTAACATTGCGTATACAATGGATACTTTGAAATAATGTTCTTGTTTATCCAATAAGGCCATAGTATCTGACGACGATTCCTTCGATTGGTCTTTAAATCCAATGCTTCTTGTCAATGCTGCGAACGTGCTCTGAATTACCACGTAAAACGTTTGGGACATTGCAAGATTGTAAATTGCTTTCGAACAATAAGTTTTAGGCGACGAATCGCCATATTGAATTAAATACGCTTCATCGATCAACGACCAATCAATGGGCCACGTTAAATGTAAATCATCTGTAGGTATCGTAACTGTATTACTAGGTTGAGGTAATTCGAATTCAAACATATGAACCGTATTAACACCTCCATGCTGAAGATTCGAAGACTTCTTGGTCTTCCGCATCTTCTTTCGCTTTTGGCGGCGACTATTACTCTGAAATTTCATCGTGGTTGTATTTGATTTCATTATTATAGCAGATCCGACAAAAGTAGCCCAAAATGCAAAATTATCGGGCTGATACAAATTACACAATTTACACAAATCACATAAATAATACTAACTACATATCATGAGGAAATTGCTGTGTATCGACCACAAACTGTTTTTGTATCTGCGGCTTCTTTCTTGACGTAACGGCAACCTGTAAACTAGGATCTTGACGCGCTTCTTCAATTTTTCGCCAGGTGCTCACGAGTTTTGGCAAAGCAAAATCATTGAACCAAGACTCGTCGCGTTGCACAACGCATAAAAAGTGTTGTTCAAGACGCCAGAAACAGACACGATTGATTGGTGCCAAACCTGGCGTGTCCAAAATAGCGTTTTTCCACATCACAAACGACGACGGTTCTGTGACTTGATCGACATAAATGTGCGAAACACCATCCTCTAATTGAATCAACAATCCCTTCTGTTCAATGCTTGTGTCTGGAAGGAAGATGTGTGGGTTTTCATACTCTTCCTGTGATTCAAAGACTTCCAATTTACATTCAAAGTAATCGCAAAAAGGTAAATCAAGCGTTTCCATTTGAATTTGCATTTGGTCTCTGTACGCAACTGGAATGTAAAATGCATGCGGCGTCAAGATCCGACTTTTAGGCACTTTAATCTCAACAAGACGGCCGTAGAAACAAGATTCTTCTGATACCACAATTCCATCTGGTGATGCACCAATGAATCCGTGGGAAGGGTGCTGAATGCATCCAAATTCTTCAACGGTGACATTCCGCAATAATTCATAAATGCGTCTCGCGACTGGTTCAAAGAGGTTGCCATGTTCTAGTGCCACTGCCGTCACTTGAGCAAGGGGACTTTGTTGGCATTTTTCTCGAATTAAAGCATTTTGAGCGGCAACCGATCCAAAACATTTATGCGCGTCACTGGCAGTAATCATGTTATGACGAAAGGAGAGCCAGTCTTTACTTTTCTGAGAGGCCGTGTTCTGTCTCTGTTTGACAAGTTCAAGTTTCTTTCGGATCGTCTCGGTGTCAAGAGTCTGTAAAGCTGTTTCCCTTTTCGAGAGAGACTGTTCCCATTGACGGAAATGAGTTGGATCGGATTGATTCATTGCGACTGTGTATTAACGTAGATTTGGTCATTCTGTATTTGTACTAGTAGTACTACGTGATAATTCTCTTCATTTTTTCTGGACTCATTCTTAAATATTATGTTGGCTCTATTTTAATAACATGTCAGAAGAACAAAGAGTTGATGAAAGCGCTGAAAGCGTAACCGATTCAAGTACTCAAGTAATAGTAAAACAGCAGCTGCCATTATTCTCTAAAACTAAAGAAGAAACTTTTCAGATACTTAATAAATCAATAAAAGAGGTCTCCATATATGATTCAGTTAATGAATTCAAACAAAATGAAAAAGACACTGTTGAAAATAATAAAATAAAATTTAAGGAATATTTAGTCAGTCACGCAATCACCTTATTGAAAATTTTACTTTCAATTAAAGTTTTATGTTCCCAATACTTTGATTATGTTACGGCGTCATCAAAGAGTTCGATATCAGGAACTGGAGATTCACCAGATCAAATCTTGTCACCAAAGGAGACATCCAATAGCGGCACTGAATCAGTAACGGCGTCATCAGCGGATTCGGTACAAGCAAGTGAAACTACAATACCCTTGGTTTCAAGTGAAGGTTCGAATATCGACACTGACCCAGTAAAATTATTTACGACCAAGATTTCAAATCTATGTAATACAGCGAAAACTATATCTGAAAAATTTACGGCTGATTCTGTTTATTCGACAAAATTTGTTAGTGGAGAGGACAATTTGGACAATTTATATCTTTCTAAAGAATTATTTATTTGGACTGATAACTTGGAAACTTTGACTGCCGAAGTTTTAAAAAAAAGTATAAATAGTGTTGTTAGGTGGCTTAAAGTAAATGATGCTTCTGGAAATAGTATGAAATACGACGATGTTGATTCTTTAATTACCATCGCAGATATACAAACAATTGAAAATAAACATGAAAATGAAAAAAGTAATGATGTCTATAAAACCATAGCCGAACTATCACAGTTTCCTTTACGTCTCGACTCTGATTTCATACATTTTTCTGAGCGGTCAACACTTCCGAATCCTTTATCACCAAAAGACATATCATTCTCAATTTCAAAAATTACAAAAGTCATCGTTCTTTTCAGATACGATGAGGAGATGACTGAACAAAATAAAAAGGATCTTTCTCTATACGCAGTTCTCTTAAAGCCTGGAGATCTTTTGGAAAAAGATGAGTATTTTGATTTGATGACCGAAGGGCGGGTTACTTTTTCTGGAATGGATGGTTATTTTATAGGTAGAGACACCAAGAGATTACCATTTGAATGTGCTCCAAATTCTGGAGAATTCAAAAGTAATCCAACCTTTGAAGACTACACTACCGCAAAGACAGGTGAATGTTTTCCAAAAACTCAGCAATATGATTTTGAGAAAGAGAAACTTACAGACAGTAGAGGATATGTCTCTTTATTTAAAACAAGTGGTTTTTATCGACGGAATGCCCTTAGATATCTTTTGCTTAAAGGTGGTGAAGGTGATGAAAAACCTGAGGTAATTACTGATAAAAAACCTTCTTTAGTAGTCTTTGGAATAGTGAAAAAAACTAAACAAAGTAAAACAAATCTAATTGGTAGCACGGAAACAACAAATATAGAAATTTCAAAGCTAACGCCATCTGATGATGCGAATCAGCAACTAGCATTTTCAACCCTTCTTGAAAGCTGGATTGATTCATGCACAGTACAAGTGACCGACTCATCCTCCGACCGTTTCGTTTTACATATTAGTAGTCCTAATAGCACTTCTGAAGAGAAAATATCTATCTCACTTTTGGAAAACTCTTCAAAGGTAATTAATGGTAGCCGTGAGCAAAATCAGCAATTCCTGGAGTCATTGCGAAAACAACTCATACTGTTAAGAGGAAACGTTTCCAATGAAGACACAACAAAATGTACAAAACGTCGAATTGTTACAAAGGCAAAGGCGTTTTTAGGTCATATGACTCAAATTCTTCCGGGAGCTGGGGGAAGAGTTCAAGCAAAAAACTTTTTATTGCATGGGAACTATAATCTCAATGATTCTGTCGTAAGCGAGGGAGGGTATCGCGTCAAAAGCAAAAAGCTTGTAAAAAAAAGAAAAGTCACCGCTCATAAAAGGAAAATATCGTCTAAATATAACATAAAAAGTCAAAAGAAAGTGACCTTGTCATAGGTTGATAACATTCTGGAATTAAATACTTAGCCATCACACTCGAATAAAAGTGTTAAAAACAGACTTGATTTTTGGGAGATGCTTCAGAAGCACACGCATTAGCAATCAACTTTTACTTTAACTACTATTTATTACCAATACACACTATTCATACTATGTATCATCTGCCGAGTCTCGCTTACTCCTCCACTTCAATTTCCTCGTCAGAATCATCGACTTGAATCACCGATTTGGTTCGCTGAAGTGCTGCACCTCCAACAACCTCCTGAACATACTCCTGCATTTCAGCGCGCACGACAACCGACACGGGATCGGTCACTGCATCCTGTTGAGCAAAGTAGCCACTGATCGAACTCTCGTACGAGGGACGCACTTGAGCCTGAACAAGTTCATACGTCACGCTGATGGATGCGGTCCCGGCATACACGCTCTTGACAAAGATCATAGGCAGCAAATCGCTACGTTTCGGGATGAGATCTCCCAAATTCGATCCGTCACAAGGAATCAAATTCTTTTCAGTATCATAAATCTCGAAACGAACGCTTCCCTTGTCATCTTCGTAAATGGGGACCTTCAAAGTCAGACGAGGTGCATATTTCGACACCTCGCCGTCTTTCATTGAAGTACGCGCAGAAGAGATGAAACGGTAGCCAATTTGTTCATCGGTAACAGTTTTATACTTCATTCCAAATCCAAAAGGATCCGTTTTGATTGCCAAACGAACGAAATTGTCAATTTGATCAAGCACATAGGCCAAACGCTCATCGTCAACACTGATGGAAACATCGTATCGTTTATTGACATCGCTTACTGCAGCACCAACTTTCTTGTCCTGGTCAAAGACACGAGATCCAGCGCCAAAGGGTACTTTTGCAGCATTCTGTGCTACCAGGTAGAACTTCTTTCCTTTGTAGAAAAAATTGAAAGTCTTCCCAATTCTTTTTTCAATTGAACCGCCAAGAGAAAGGAACGAAGCGTCAAATTCAAAAAGAGGAACGACAATGATGTTTCCGACCTCTGTTGTTCCTGAAACGTCTAAACGATACATTCCGAAAAAAGAAGGTGTCTGGTAGATCTTCGCATCGACCATTTCCATTCCGAGTCCAAACGTCTTGCCGGCAATGACGTACATCTTGCGAATGCGCACCACGGCTTCAATTTCCGTTCCTCTGGTGAAAAGAGAATGCACGCTCTCCTTGGTGACATCGATACGTTTGTTGCCATCATAGACAGTGTAGCGTTTGTTTCCATCGGGGTACTGCGGAAGTTTGACACTGATGGTCGGTTCGTATGCATTTGATTCCTCCCCGTCTTTCATGTAGGGGCGAATCATAAGGGTGTGATTCATCTCCAACTCTTTGTCCGCAATGGTCTTTTTGTTAAAGAGCGCCAAGGAATGAATCTTAGCCGCTGCTGGAAGTGCAGTGTCCATTGCAGTCAGTATGGTGTACAGCTGCGACGTTTTCGGAACAGGAACGTTCATATCGAAACGGTTTGCATCGAATTTGGACGTTCGGACATCGAATGGGATTTTGACACGAGGCACTTCGACACAAGGAGTCAGTCCATTGTACAGGATGTTCATGAACTTCTGGGTGATTCCTCCATTGGTGACTTCGTAAGGTTCACTGAAGGAGATGAGAGAGGGATCAAAGTTGTCCGAGTCGATGAGAATGTCACGACCAAACACTTTTCCACCTGCCTTGACATCTCCTCCTCCGGCTTTCATTTCAGTAGCATATGCGCTCATTGGTTTCGTTTGGGATAGTTTACGTTTCGTGCTTGAATGTTATATACGCTACATAGGATAGACATTTCAAAATTATTGCTTATAAATATCATTTTTTTCAATTTTACAACTCTTGTCAAATATACTAGTTTTAAGTCTGTTGCGTTTCAGGTTCGTCGTCATCAAATAGTTTTCTCTTGACGTTACGATTATCATTCTCGTAACTATTGCTTCTTTCAACTCGTCTTTTACGAAGATTCGGGGGACGCGGGGGAATTGACGTCCTCCCTGTCGTTGGTGTCCTTGGCGCGAGCTGGAGCTGAGGCTGATGCATGTTGAGTATAGAGCTTTGAAATTGTGAGCTTATGAACAAGCAGGTGCGCCGGGCGCAAGTGGCGCTCGGTAATGAATGGGAGCGGAACTTGTATTTGAAAGTACCAGACCATCCACAAAGACGCCTTTTGCAAATGTTCCAAATTTGACCTTTCCATCTGGATAAGACATCTCCCCTTTACCATGACGCTTGTCTGAGTCGTAGCCACCCTTGTAGACAGCACCGTTAGCGAAAGTCATTGTTCCAGTACCATGACGCATGGATTTGTCCCTTTCGTGGACGGAACCGTCGTACTTACCACCATCTGTGTACTCCAGAAATACTTTCAAATGATTGAAATTTCCACTATTCCATCTCCCTTTGATGGTTTTAATGCGTCCATTGCCAGAAAAAATCACTTTGCCTTCACCGTTGGCAATACCATCACGAAACATGCATTCGAGTACAGTTCCATCTTTTTGATACAAAATACCCGTTCCATTCTTTTTGTCGTTGCACCATGTTCCTTTGAATTTCAGAACCTCGCCGATATATTCTTTCCCTTGTCCATGGCGCTGACCGTGGACGAAATCGCCGTCAAATCGAGTACCATCCAAATTGTAAAGAATTCCTTTTCCATGTGGTTTTTGGTCAACTCCTTCGCCAATATAAAGACCATTTCCGACGCGATTTCGAAGTTGACAAGGCACGACGCTACCAACAATTTGCTTTTGAATAGAATATACTTTTCCAATGACAGAATCGACATATTCAATTGCCCTTGAACCAAGTACTTGAACAAGTTTCTTAACATTCACGTCATTGGCATTCATCTTTTTGTTGTATTCGCTTTCGTTTTTCGATTTGTAAACCCAAAAATAATGGATGTTGACAACGTGACGCAAAGGAGTATAAATGGCACCAAGACAACTACTGCATAGCATTTTGTCATCGCTTTCATTAGGATAAGCGGAAACTTGACAAAAATAAAAAATAAGAGCTTGCACGCTCGAAACAGTTGACGGTGTGAGACGACAGTGACAAGAGTGGAAAGACGTACATAATTGCGTAGTCACCGATTTTGACAAAGTCTGCTTTTTGTAAGAAGCAAACGTTGATGCTATGATGTCTTCGTCAAGTAATCTTTTTTTTAGTTTTGTTGGTTGCTTTGTCAATGGTTTATTGGCTGACAAGTCAGTAATATCGGTAGCGGCTGAAGTCATTTTATTTATAATATGCTTGAATTTATGACAAAAACGAAGTCCAGTGACTCGTCTAAAAAATGTATGATAAATAATAATTACAATACAAAAATGACAACGTCAATCGTCTGGATAGTAGTTTTCGGAATATTGATCCTCTACTTAATTTTTGTCCTTTTTACAATAAAAAGTCAGTCTTTTCAGGAATCGTTTGTCACCAGCGAAGAGAATAAATGTCGAAATAACAATATCATCGGTGAATTCGTCAATGGATCGCATATGTCAAATGCATTGCGTCCCATAGATCCTCGATACGAAGTTGTCAAATATGAAAATCCTGGACAATCCATGTACTGTCTTCTTGAACGTCCACATCTTACTTTGGAGCCAGTCATGTATACGTTGCATTGGAACTTGACTTCTTTGTCAGACAACTTCGTTCCTGGTAAAACATATCGCTTCGCATTGTGGCATGGTGCAGAGGAAGTGAACCATGAAATTGCATTGTCCAAAACATGTATACCAATAAACATGCCCACTGTATCATTTCGTTACAGGATATATGTGGATTCTAAATGGCAGACATTCGAGGTTCAAACGAGTAGCTCATGTGATATCAAAGGAAAAGGAATTCGTTGGAGACATCTTAGCGGAGCGTTAAAGATTCCAAACGCAGCCACTGAACTCGAATGGAATATAGGGAGATTTCAACCAGAAAAAGTGAGAAATTATTGGACAGGTTTCAACATTTCCAGGTATTTACTTAACGCTCCTGAATTTCCTCTTTCTCATGGATTGACATTTCTTGCCGTCTCAATGGATCAACAAAATCAGTGGAAAGATATAAGCGATTATGTCGACAGTAGTTCCAGGAGTGTAGGTAAAACATTTTCAATTACATTTCGATTGACATACAAAACCAATGTACAAATTATGGAACCTTTATTAAGTATTCAATCATTGACAGTGTCATCGAATCCTTTTCGTTTGCAAATTCATCAAGGCCAAGAAAACGAGTTCACTATCGACCATTCCACACAAGATGTCAAACCCAATTTCAGCCAATATTCCGTATACACACTTGTAGGTTTTGAAAATGGTAGACTTCAGATTTGGCGGAACGGCGTTCTGAGCGGAGAAAAAGGAAACTGGTTAGATCCAATGATCGCGCTTTCCTCCCCAGTATGGTCATTGGTGAGCAAAAACAGAAATGTCGATGCAGTCTCAATTCACAACTATTCTCTTTGTTCTCTTGAGATTATGAACCTCTACGAATATTTTAAGGATTCAACGCATTTAGCCAAGAATGTTTCATCCTCTGCATTGAAAGACCATGTAGAAGATGAAATTGAGTCTCAAAAAACCACAATTCCAGACTCTTACCTTTCAAACGTGCTTCAACCAGTTCCCGTTGAAGATGACAGACATGAGCATCACAGTCATGAGCATCACAGTCATGAGTATCAAAGACATGAGCATCACTACAACGATGTAGAATTATTACCGAAAACGCCCGTTTCCAATCATAATGAGGATGTATATCCAAAACATGCAAGTCACACACGCGCAAGTCACACACATGCAAATCATCCTCCTCCTGAACCTCAATTCTATTTAATGTCACATCTCAAAAACAACCATTTCGACAAATTGGACATCGCAAAACAAATGCGTGTCATTGACGATACTTATCACGCTTACCATCGTCGTTAACATAAAAAAGTTATGATATACCTCTCTACATTTTCGTCAAATCGATGCTTTTCTGCCAAATAGCTTAGAAAAAGCATGTATTTCACCTTTTGTCGGAGCAATACTTGGCCATGTATTTCATTAACAACGTCGGCCAATGTAAACGCAGGAGTCCAATTGGAACTACAAAGCATCGTGTCACAACATAAACAAAGGATTCGATTTCCACCTAACGTTTTCAGAATTTGACTGATTCTTTTAGAGGAAGTACAGCAACTTTTTCCAAGATAATCGCTGTAATTGACCCGGACACGCGGTGGACGAAACGGATAAGCTGGGGAAAGCGCAAATTGGATAATCGTAGCTTTTGAAAAACGTCCATGTTTATTCATTTGAACATAAATGACCTGTTGTCCATCGGAATTGTACCTTAATGTAACTTCAGACCATTCTTCGCGAAGTGTCTGTACTTCATGAAATCCGCGACGCTCAGCAGTATTGAGTCTATTCATTCTTTGATCAAATTTATCAAATTCTTATATGCTGATAGGATAAAAAAATGATATTAAGAATAATAAGAACAGGTACTTTAGCAGATTACTAGTTACCACGATGTCAGATATCAAAGGAATTTTGCAGTCCTATGCACTAGGACTTCATGAAATTGTGAACGCAATGGAAGATCACGAGAATACCAATGCCAAGTTGACAAAAGAAATCAACGATTTGCAGGAGATAAATCAGAGTCTGCAAAAAGAAGTGACTGTCTACAAGTTAGACTATGTTCCAAGCAATGTTTGTTTATGGAAGGAAAGCATGAAAAAACTTGAGACGGAAAAGAAAGAACATGAGCAGACCTCGCGTCTCCTTCTTAAAGCAAAAGCAGAGATTGCTGCTTTGAAATCTGAGTTGCAACAATTTAAGGCCGGGGAAGTCGATGTTGTAAAAAAGGAAGAATCACAAGGAGCAGATAACGATATTCTGAACGGTCCCATTATTGAGAGCATCCAGACCACTGTATCATACAAATCTGTGACTATCAAAAACCAAGAATATCTTCTTGGGTCCGACGATGTTGTATATGAAATCGTAGAGGGGATAGCCGGAGCGCCAAAGTATGTCAAACAAAATGGGAAGTATAAAAAATTCAGTCAAGGGTGAGTTAAAACGATAATTGTACATTCATATAACAAAGATACAAATTGCTTTCAACATAAACGATGACATAGACATACAAAATAAGAGTATACTAATATATAGCAGAAACCCTCCTGCAACTGCTAGTACAAACAAAGGGGGAAAAAAGGAACCCGCTGCAATTAGTGCTATTGACAAGAAAAACAGAATGTACTTTACCGAAGAAAATGACAGTCCTCCTCCTTGCATAGATGGAGGAGTTTTGACACAGTTCGCGTCAAACTTCTTGCGCGTTTTCAGCAGAAGTTGACAACGCACTCTCGACAAAATATTCCATTTAAACTTTTCTTTGCATCTTGTGTTATTTTCCTCTGATAGAAGAGAATCGATCGTCTCATTTTCCTTCAAGAGTTTATAATACTTGTTGTTCGTCAATAAATCCGTAATTCGTTGACATTCTGAACGTTGATCCATGGCAACTAGAATTTTCATTATTTTGTCAATTTCTTCATTTTGAGATGTTTTCGTTTTGCTGTTCATTAGCGATTTGACGAATCTGACAACTATGCGGAGAAAGAATCGTCCGGTTCGGCTGACGGTTGATATATCGAAATGATTCATTTTTTCACAAACAAGTGCCTGATCATAGTCTTTCGTTTTCCATGTTGAGAAATCGCAGCTCGTTGGAATTTTGAACTGGTTGAGGTCGACGCATATTTGGAACATGCTGACGCTTTTAGGTTTTTGGGATAGGAAATCCAAAGATGTCTTGACGTGATGTTTTAGATCTTCATATCCTTGAGGAATAGATGCAAGATGCTCATGTAAGTCATGAATATACGTTTTATACGTGTCAAGGCTAGCAAATAATAGAGGTGATGACGGATTTTCGGATTGCTTTTTGATATTACGTAGACAGAAAGACGCAAATGGACGAGGGAACAAACGCAGTAAGTTGTCAAATACTTTCAATACATCTGTTTTCACTCCGGTTGTTCCTTCTTTTATAGTCCGCAGCAAGTTTGACATATTTAAATGTCCATTTGTTATTGTCGCTTTCAAATCCATTTTATAATACAACAAATATATAATTTCCTAAACATGTCAATCATGTTGCAATTTCTCCCAGTAAGCCGTGACAACTTCAGGAGCGTTTTCATAGACAACTTTGGCTGGAAGTGAGATTTCTATTTCCTGCCTTCCATTATGTGCCTTGACACGATACATTGGTTTTCGCTCATACTTCGAGAAGTTCAAGTGCGAAAATTTGCTTCCTCTCTTAACATCCGGTAAAACAAGTCCTTTGGGCTGATGGTACAAAACTTCCATAATGTCTTCACCTTGCTGCAATAACCGTGCTTTGTATACCCGCAGTTCTTCTCTTTCTTCGCGAGTGACTACAAGTTCCGAGTATGTATCCAAAAGACTAATTCGAATTTTGTCAAAATGTGGCGCCACAGATGTACTCTGACCACGTATCCATGCCTTTTCTAAGTGGTACGGCTCAAAGTATTTGATTTTGTAGTACACTTGTATTTCTGCAATTTTTTCAGTTCCTTGAATAGTCACATAATGGTACTGATCCTTTGGAGTAGTTCGCTCTCCAATCTGCGATCCGTATTTTCGTAGATTCGAAGGTTTGAAGCGAACTACTTCTCCCCTATGATACTTTGGATTGGCCCTATACACTCTCTCATTCTCCAAATCCTCCTGATCTTCTTCGAGCTGTAAATCAGATACGATTTTATTGATGGCTGAATTTAAGCGAATGATATTCATCAATTTATTTCCATGATTCGCGTTGAAGTCCGTCACGTCAATAACCCATTCGGATTGATCCGATTTCTTTGGCAACTGAACAATATCAACATACATTCGCTGAATACCTGACTTGAACGTCTTGATGTACAAACGAAGCACTTTGAAGTACTTGAAATCGTTTGGAGGGACTTCAATTTCATTGTCTTGCTCGTCAAATTGTACAAAGTAACTATCTTTCAATTGCAACACGTTTCCTTTCTCAACATCTTGTGACACGGCCCCTTTTTTCAATTTCATGCTCTTCACAACAGTCACATGTTCCTGTTTTTGTGGCCGTTCATTCAATCGTAACGCGTTCATGACACGAACAATGCTGACATACTCAGGCCCTACATTCGCACTTACTTGTTGATCTCTCGCAGGTTCACGATGGATACTGTATTTATTGACATTTGAATCATTGGCAGTGTACTTATTGGTCACCCATTGTATTGGAGCTCGTAGGCGGTACATTTTGTCATAATCTGTATGTGTATGCAATGCACTATTTTTGTCAATTATCTTTTGTACATATTCAAGTTGAATATCTAGATCAAAGTACCATGATGGAGCTATGAAAGATGCAGTGGTTGGTGCTGTATCCACAAACACTTTCGCTGTTTTCGCGGCCTGAAGAAAACTTTGACGTTGCTTGAATATTTCTGGAAATTCGTTATGATTGCTGTCTTCAATAAATGTCAAAACATCCCCGAGTTCCATGTAGAACTGCAGCTCATTCTCCGTATTCTCAATATCACTACGTTTTGTCATAAATATATTCATGTTCTTGCGCTGGAAAAATTCTTTTTCAAGTTGAAATAAGAGTTGAGGCAATCTCGATTGTCTTGTATTAATACCTCTTTGGACACGTAATTGGACAAGCACGTAGGAACCTTTCGCTCTCGTTGACTGGTTTGCATTGTCATCTATAAATAATGTAATTTCATTTCTCTGAAGGTTTTTAAAGGAGTACTCTTTTACATCACCATTTTCACGGATGGTCACTGTCTGCTCCATGAGTTCTTTTTTGAAAACCTCCTCTTCCGATTCTGTAATAGGTGGAGGGACGTACTCAATCACCGTTCTAACATTCAACGAACGAAGACGTTCTGCTTCTGCAATAAGGCGCGGGGATCGTTTCAGTCTGGACATGAAATCCTCCGGCAAATGGATAATTTCTCGCTCATCGTCTTTGCCGTCTTCGATTTTCCACATAAATGCAGGTGATGCGTTGATGAATGCCAATAAATCCAAGGTGAAACCAAGAAAAAGAGGAACATCTGTGTCACGTACCAAGTACCACTCACTTTTTCCTTCTGAGCGATTTGGAAAGGTGATGGAGGCATAATTGAATTCAAATTGTAATTCTTTGTGCAGAAGACTTTCAACATAATGTGCCATATTTTCATATCCCTTATATGGCTTCTTCGGGTAGAAAATCAAATAGTGGACGTTGAAACTGATTTCTTCTCCTAACCCGATAATCAAATAGGTTTGTGCATCCGTCAAACGACTTCCTGAATCGCCATCACCTATACCTCCAATACCTATTTTGAAATAAAGAACTCCTGCAATCGTCTTGCTGATGATGTAGATATAGGAAGTTGCTTGTCCGTCGACATCGATACTGTTTAAATTCTTCAATGCGGTATCCGATCCTCTATAAAGACGACCTGTATTTTGAAGATCCGGGCGGCGATTCGTATAGGCCATTCGAACTTGGTTCAACCAGTGATCGTCTCCGATCAATTTATATTTCTGTGAGTGGTTCGGCCATTTCCCTTGGCGCTGTAGAGTGGAGACAGATCCTTTCTTTTTAGGAGGATCTGGCCATTCTAGCACTTGTTCATTGCCTTCATCATCAATGAAAATATTCTCATTCTTGTTGTCTCGTCTTCGTGCAGCGATGGTTTCCATCAAAACAGATGCTCTAGACCGCGTCCTCATCCCACCACCACCCTTTGACTTTCTTGTTTGGATTCGCATCTGTTTCATCCTTAATAATATGGCAACTATTTTTCGCTCAAACAAGAATGGAGTTCTAAAAAATGATTACTGGGTTTGGTGTAGCAAAGCAAAGTCGAACAACAAGTAAAACAAACAATTTCACCAAGACAGAAATCAAAGCAACAATGTCCACTGCTTCTTTTCCATCACCATATTTCATCATTTCCGAAAACGAACCTCTTTTTCAATCCCTGTACTTTTTTCTTGACGTAAACTACTCGAAACTCGTGGCTAGTAGCCATTCGGATCAATTTCATGCGTCAACTTTCTCAGATTTCATCGAAACACTTCGATGCAAGACTCAGCAGTCTTTTTATATTGCAGGGTCTCTGTTGACCATGAGTTTAGCAAACGCTTTGAATTCCAGCAAAATCAAATTCGAAGCCAATGACGTCGACATTTGGTGCTACGATCCAGAAGGATTCGAACATTATGCAGAAAGGGAAGCGTACAAAAATGACTGGGATGACAATATGGATCTTGACAAAGCGCTAGAAATCGGTGAAAAAGAGAAACTTGTACGCATTGGCATCTACAATGTCATTTTCAGTGTACATGCATTTTCTATGACATCTCTCCTGGACTCCTTCGATTTTGATTGTTGCAAGATCGGGTACCACGTACAGCGAAACGAATTTATGGTACATCAAAAAGCAAAAGAGTCCATTTTGGAAGGGGTCGTACACATTGATGAAATGTATCGACCCATTGAAAGATATGTCATTTTGGAGTATCTTTGTTTCCCGAAAAGAACAAAAGATGATTTTATGTGCAAGTATCCTTTGCACGCTCCTTTTCCAACCAAAGGTGAATCAACAAAGCCAGATATCTTTGGCATTGTCCATACACGAGTACGCAATCTTGGAATTGATATCTATGACGACAAGGCAGTGAAAGCAGCGAAAGAGTTGGGTGCTATTTTCGATCGAGAAACGCTGCAATTCTACATTCCTTCAGATGTTTCACTCTACGATTTCAAAGAGTATTTGCCATTTGATTTGAAACTCTTTTCTAGTGACACGGATGTTGATGACTGGAAAACAAACGGCGGTGTTCTTTTGTTACAAGCCAGTTGTGCCGAACTGTTCATGCATTTTGCTTCTAAAACAAACACTCATTGGCTATGTGAAATGGTCGATAAATCCTTATACACCGTCGAGGATGTCCAGTTTCTTTTGAGTGATGCAGACGTTTCTCCAGATATCATTTTTGAAATTTTGGATCCCATCTACTTTCGTGACAGGATCTATGACAGAGACAATAAGTGGGGACATGGAATCATGACTGAAAATTCACATGTGGTTGCAGAAATACATGAGGATACATTGGAAGACTTGAACCAACGCATCTTTCTACCTCTACAGGAGTTGGTCACCAAGAAAAACAGGTCAGTCTTCCGCATCAGCAAGTACTCGTTTCGAGGATTTGAGATGAAATTCGAAAAACCATCGTCAAGCAATCTTGTTCGCTGTCCTATACGAATCGAAGATGTTGAAAATCATTTTAGAGCTTTACAAACAGACAAACGGTTTCTGAAATCTTTCTTGCCACAATCATTGTTTTCCAAATGGTCCCTGACCAATCCAGGTCAACCAACTTTGCGATCGCTTATTCGTGACAAAAGGACACCCAATCATGATCATCCCGTTATTATTGACAATCGAATCCTTCGTTTGATGATCGAAGTATTTTTCAGCGGAAATATTGTGAAACATTCCATTCTCGATCAATTTCTCCGGGCGAAAGAAAACGTTGATTTTGTCCATGCCATTCAAGATTCACCAAGCAAAAAGGCGACCTCAAACAAACCGATGCCACACATGTTTGTCGCCACGTTGCGAAAATGCCATCCATGCCTTGATTTGAGAGTCTTTTTCCGCATAAATGATGAAAATACGTTTTATGTTATTTTGAAAAATGCTCTGGACGATTTTTGGCCAAATAGAGATCAGTATGAATACTTGCGACGTCTGTACAACGAAGCTGAAAAGGAACGCAGCTATTTGTCTTCTCACAGACCAAATACGTTCACCCTTTGGAACATCATTGGGCCTGTGCGAGATCTTGCAAATTACGTGATTTTCGATAGTTGGTTGTCAAAGATCTATATTGTTTCGGTTTCTCCCTACTCGAACAACTATTGTGGGAAGCGAGAAGAGTACGAAGTTCACAAGATGTACTGTGGATTTTACGGTTTCGATTGTCAATCATGAATTTGTTATCACATTTGGCGAAAAATATGTTTACAAATATATAAATGATAAAGAGAACGAAGGCGACGAAGAAGCATGGCGATACAAAGCGCAAAGCAATGACGCAAAAACAGGACAACTCGTTCACAGCAGAAAGTTATCGTTTGTCTGCACATAAACGCAGACTGTTTCGCGCGAAAGGCGATGATAGCACGTATAGTAATTTGAAAATGTACCTTGAAAAAAGACCTGTGATTTATAACAAGATTAACGCATTTGACTTACTCGGATCTGTCTGTACTTCTTATGAAAGATTGCTCACAGATATTGGCGGAGAGAAAAATATTGAAAGTTTGCTTTCTGTATTCACCAATATTTGCAACAAAGTAGTGCAGTCAACTACTGTCACTGCTACAGTAGCCTCTCATGCGGATGACGTAGTTGACCCTGCTCTACGCGCAACTGCGGCTCCAAGCATTACTGAAATCGCGGCGGTGTCTGATGACAATTTTGAAAATGAGGAGGAAAATCGTCGTCTTGCACCAATCAACGAAGGCGACGACCAAAAGACAACTGAAGAGAAGTTGAGAGAAGAGGAAGAAGAGAAAGAAGAGAAAGTTCCAGTGGATATCGATGCGGAAAATAAACAGGTCAATGGGGAAGTAATAGTGGAACCAGCTTCAGATAATGATAAAGAAGGGGAAGAAGTCGATTTACAGGCAGGGGGACAAGGAAACAGTAGCAGTCAATTGTGGGCAGGAAAGGCTACACCATTACTGAAATACTCGCGGTACGAGTTTGGAACGGCAGTGACAGAGGTAGGATTAAGTGACGAAGAGAAATTTTTGGGAGAAATGCTGCGTTTAATGGCAACGGATTACAAGGATGAAGAGACAAAAATGCGAAAATTGCTTGAGAAACCAAATGAGATGTTGATTCTTCTCAAACGAACAGTGACACGTGCATCGACGAAGAACATTGTCGTAGATACACCAAGTGATTTTTTCGTTCGGGCATCTTTACAACCAGAAATTAGTTTTGTAATGAGGTATGTCCCCAAATATCTCCAGTGCGACCAAAAATCCATCTTGGCGTACTTGATGATTCATGGCAAGGAGTTGAATCCGCTCAATTACCTGAAGTTCTTGGATCGAGGACATGAAGGGCCCGATTTTTTGAGAAATGTAGTCACCATTTTGAATGATGTCACTGGTCTCATTCAGTATTCCAGAAATGGATTTCAAGTCATAAAACAAGAAAACGAAGTGTTTGTCAGGTTTGCGTCTCCGGTTGACGGATTCTTTTTCAGTACACGATTCTTTGCTATCTCTGAATTTTGTTCAACCATGCTCATCTTTGTCTCATCACTTAGTCGATGGCCTCGATTCTCTTCTGGATTCGAAAAACTAGCCCAACATGTTCCTTTCTTCACCGATCTTCTTCTCTTAAAACTCGTCAATGACCTTTTCGATGGGTATAAAGAAATGAATGAAGAAACATTGTTCACCCACGTCAAAAATGTGTTGCATATTTTCTACTACAACTTTTTCTTGGTGATTATTGCCACAAGACTGAACGTGGTCAAACTTTCATCAGATATGGATAGCACAGAATTCATTGGTGACCTTTTCAAAGAGAGTGAACATTACATTATTGGACTTGAGAAAGCTATCGGATTGCGGATGGAAGACATTGATCAAGACGATAAAAGTGAAAAGGAGCGAAAACTTGAATTTTATAGCGTACTTCTTCGATACCTTTTTTATGCATTAGAACATGTCACTTATTTCTTCGAGATTCAGGTGGCGGAAGAGAATCAGATTAGAGATTTCAAAGACGACTTTCAAAAATGGAAACTTCGGCTTGAACAAGAATCTGTCTTGATTGCAGAAGGTTAGCGGAAAAAAAGCGGACACTAAAAGGTAAAGAAAAGTAAATTATGGATGAAACATTGACGAAATCGTTGAAAGCAAAACCGAAAGCGGTCGCAAAAGAGGTCACTATTTTAGAAGAAGCTAGTGATCGTAAAGAACCTGCAGACACAGATCTTGGTGATCCCGCAGTTCTCGAAGAGTTGAAGAACGTGGCCTACTATGCGAAAAATTACGCCGCGGAAAAAGATTTAGCTAGAGTATCCTATAACACTGCGACGACATTTGCAAAGGAACACAGACGTTTACTCAATCAATTGCGCGATTTGTCTCATTCTTTTCCACTTCTCTCTTCGGAAGAACGGCGTCGTCTAGAGGAAGAACAAACCAACATGATGCGTGAATTGGCAAATATGCGTCTTGAATTAGAAAGTATTCAAGACGATGTTCCATCCAAAGCAAAAGTGAACCGATCCAAAGAAGAAATCACCCTCATTGTGCCCCAAAAAACGAAAAAAGTGATTTCTTTGTCAAAGGAAGGCAGACCAAAATATGGAGTGGGGATTGGTCGACCAAAATCTCTTCATCTTTGGATGAATTCGTCTTCCACTGATAAACCCAAACGTACATTGAGAAAATCAGCAGATACATGAAACATCAAGAGGAGCGTTTTTAAAAGCATTTTTGAATTTATTTTTTAATTGGTAATTTTAATTGAGAACCTATATGCCGAAGTTATTTGTAGCTACAAGGTTTACTCATCATGACATATTTCTTTTAAACCATTATTTGGAGTACTACATAAACAAGCTCAAAGTGGACAAAGTGTTACTTAATGTCAATTATCGTGCCATATCACCGGACGACGAAGTACACTTCAATTGGTTTCTCGAACTTCTTGACAACCATTGTTACGCCAACAAGATTCTTGTGACAATAGGACCATGTAGTGCCGATGATGGAGAAAACGGAAATATGACTATGCTGAAAAGGATGGTTGCAAGTATCTGTGACGAGAACGACTATGTCATTCCCGCAGACAGTGATGAATTCGTTGAGATTCCAAATCTAGATGAAATTCTACTGTTTTCTAAAGTAGATGTTGTCAAGGGACATACACGCGAACGGATTTCTGAAAATGGGTTTGTCAAAGCGATGGTGGTTGACAAAAATGTGTTTGAACAATTTCCAGCATATAACGACCATCTTTTCAAGCAATGTAAAATTGGATTGATCAAGGCGAAACATTTTCAGAGATTGACAGTGGGTCATCATCATTTTGATGCACAGAGTGGTGAAACGTTGCTGCAGTCGCGCTTTCAATCAGTGACGAATCATTTCCGGTGGACGGAACAAAGTCGAAAGCGAATGCAAAACTGGGTGGATATTTGGAGAGGAAAGAAGATTGGAAGAGGATGGTCGGATATTGCAAAGTATGAGAAGATGATTGCCATCTTGTCAAGTCGTCAAAATTTACACTTGTTCAAAAATGGAGAATTTCCATCGACAGAAGACAAAGAACTATTTCACTAGGAGTGTGGATACTGGAGGAAGCATAGGAGTCAATTTATCATCGACAGTGCAAAACTGATTGCATTGACAAGTACTATCTACTTTCAGACTGAATACGTAAATGTATTCAATGGATGGATTATAAGTTGTCGAATTGTATTGTGGATGATGAATGCAAATCGTGAAATCGTTTTTGGAATTGCGCAGAATGAGATGTTTGTTGCATTCAATATTCGACCGTTTGGAAATGCTGTCAATATTGATTGAGTTGGGCGACATTGTGTTGCAACCAACCCAGTACCCTCGAACACTCATGGCGGACAAATTTGGATTGAGTGATTTTAGAACGTAGGCTAAATTCAAAGAAGGTTTGATAAATTGACGAGGATCGAAGAACATAGTCCATTCAGCGTCATATTTCTTGAGCGCTATGGAGAAGGCACTGTTTTCGTTCGTTACAAATGACGTGTATCTCGTAATTGTGGGATCGTTGTGTTGGAAATAACGCATAGTAGTAAACGGGACGTAGACAATATCGTTTCTTTTTATGGCATTAATGGCAATGATATCTTCTGGTGGAGAAGGGTCGAAAATAATAAACCGATCGACAGAATGGTGTGTCTTGTAGAAATCAATATACTGGGCGAGCAGTGGTTTTGTGATGCTGTTGAGCACGACAACGGCTTGTAAATGGACTTTGTCAATTCGATAGACCGATAAAAACAATTCTTTTTGAAATTGCAGTTTATCAATATGTATAGTGTATAACCCTTCTACTGGTGCAAATTCTATGAAAAATACAATGTTGTAGCTAGTGTTTTTTTTCAAAACAAAGGAATGAGTACACCTTTTAAAGTAAGAGTAATGTCTGTTGCTTCCAAGCTGTAGAGAGGTCCAGGTGCAAAGTGGATGTATGCTTTGTCCGTTATAAATGTATCTAAAATGTATTCCATCTTTTTTTGCAGTCTTTTACTAAATTTCAAATACTTTTTCGATGGGATGTAAATTTTAAAGAAACCCGAATTTCTCTTTGTACTTGTTCATATTTCTCGACTTCTTGCTCGAATTACAAGAATGACAAATTGGACGCAGATTGTCCAAAGTTGTAGATCCACCTTTGGAGACGGCAATCACGTGGCCACAGAAAAACGATGCTTGAAAAATGTCCTGGATGTTGCAACAACAACATTTGGCCTTCCCGACATCTTCTCCAATCCAAGTTTTCCAAACTTTAATTTTCAAATTTGGGGGTATGGAAATTCGGCTACCTAGTTTCCCAGTGGTCGAATAGAAAAACATTTTGCTTCTTCCTGCAAAAGCAGTCATATGGTTATAAAGAGAAGCACTTCTGACAAATCTTACAGAATTCATCATTTTTCTGTTTCATATTCATTAATTAGTTAAGCCGTCTTCTTTTCAGTCATTTTTTTAACATTATTTCTTTAACAGAGAAGCAGCTGTGAGTTTACCACCTTTATCTAAAATTTTGGGGTACTTTACTTCAAGTCCAGCAAGTACTAAAAAGATTGAAACAAGAATTGGTATATAATTTTTTCGCACAAATAGGAGTGTTTCCGAAGAGGCGGAACCCCCTCCTGTTTGGACTTCTTCTTCTTTTTTAAGTTTTTCTTCAGGGGCCTCTGTAGCAGAAGTAATCGGCGGATCTTCAGCTTTTTTCGTTTCAGCATTAACTGAAGTCGGGTCATCTGAATTTCCATTTGAGTTCACCTCCTCAGGAGGAATAGGATTATCTCCATCTGTGTTGATCAATGATACTTTCTGGGATGTAATTTGTTTAAACATGTCAGTAATCTTAGAGATAATTGGGTTAATGATATTGTTGACTGTATCACGAACATTTTTAGGAAGCGTTGCAACTTTTGTCTTCGACTCAGCAGTGAATGAAGGATCGTAGTGGGCACAGAGAGCGATGTAGAAAAGCATTGCAATGATGGCACTGTAAATGAGTGCGGTGAAGTACTTCTTTCTGTCCTTGGAGAAAGCAGCTGCACCAAGTGTCATGGATGCGACGATGATAGCCAACCAGGATTTCTCGCTCCGAATTGGTCCTGATTCAAGGTTTTTAAACTGTAACTGTTTCACATTGTTCAAGTCATAGTTGAAAATTGCATAGGCGTTTGGGTTTTTAAAAGTGTCGTTGTTTTGAAAATATTCAATTAATGGAGTTTGAACTCTGTTAACCGGCAATTCATACCAAGGTTGTCGTATTAATGGGGACGTCGTCTTATCTATATGAAAGTTCAAAATGTGTAGTACATCAATGACATCTTTATTAGATTTATACCATAAGCGTTTCTCATGCATCTCTGCTAAAAGTTCCTTAAATTGCCTTAGTTTGTCTTTAAAGTCATAATCTTTGTCACCTCCCAAAACCTTATACACCTCAGAACTCTTAACAACGACGTCATCATTGTCACGACTTCCAGTAAAGGAAAGAAGTGCAACAAACAGAGAACTCAGTAGAATAAGTGTGTATTTCAGCAGTTTTTCGTCAAGAAGAGCCTTGACAACAAAATCGCGGATGACTTTGTATCCGCCATAGACTACTTTGAAAATGTCGGTATGGACTTGTTTTACTGACGCTCCGAGATCTTCCGCCACTTCAGTTACAGCAGTCTCTAGTTTTTCGAGCTGGGCAACTTGGCTTTCACCGATAGATTCCGATGCTTTACTTCTCGTAGTAGATGCTTTTGGAGAAACGCGAGCAACGACTACTTTAGACTTTGACTTTGGAGCTTTTTGACTCTTTGCGACATTTGCGACATTTGCGACAGGATTCTTCTTTGAACGAGACACAGGTGCAGGCATAATACTTGAGGGAAATTAACAAAAGTGTGTTTTAAATCTTTATTGAGATATTTATATTGACGAGAAATTAGTTCCTATAATTACTCAAAGTCCTCGTCAAGACTACTTTGTTCCTCCTGTGTAGTTTTCGCATCGCTGAAAATGCTAGAAATAGATGAAAGAAGGACCGAATTTCCGAGTAAATTCATGACTCCAGAATAATACAAGGGTTTAAAAATTCCTCCAAACACTGTCGGTGGAGACTGAGAGCTATCACTGACCAATGGTGTGTAACTAATTTGATTCAAAGAAGGGATGATCCTTTGCAGAGACTTCCACAAAGTACCAATCGCATTTGCCACTTGTTCATTGAATCGAAGTTTTCGGACATTCTGCATAGATTCGTCGACGAAATATTCAATGATCACCATTGAGAAAAAAATGACAAGAATGTATGACAATACTTCAAGTGCTCTTGCTAAATATTTCAAGCCAATCGGTGCATTGTCTGGAAATATGTTATCTACCAAATACGGCAATTGTGAACCCACCTCTGCTGCAGCTTGAGTGGCCACCTCGTTGACATTTTCTCGACTGCTTTTCACCTCTGCAAATCTTCGTCCTTTGAACATACTTCTTGCCATATCTGCAACTTTAAATAAGGGCGAATAAGTTCCCAACAATTTATGCGTAAATGAAATGGCCAATGAGCAGAAGAGAGTGGTGTACGTTGGTGGAACCATCAATAAATATAAGTCGATGACAATCAAGGAAACGCACATTTGTCTCAGCGTCTTCATCACACTGAATTTCTCAGAAAGAAATTTGTAAAAAGTAGTAAGTTGCTGCAATCCATCTCTCGAGAGTTTTTTCGTTCCAGTGTACAAGTTTCGCAATGCTGCTGTCGACCTTTGAAACGCATCCCGAACGCCTCCTCCTCGTGACGAAAAAGGTGTTTTATTTTTTGTCCCAACCTTTCTAGTACGTAGCATATTTTCTAGTATACGTGTCAGAAAAAAATCAAAACTATGTTTTCTTTTCCTTTGTTGCAAGATGCAAGTAGTATGAATCAAACGCAACCACTGATTACGGTCATTATAACGCACTACAACTGTACCAAATATCTTCCCTTTGCCATCGCTTCGATCACCGCCCAATCATGGACAAATCTGCAAATTATTGTCATCGATGATTGCAGTGACGAACAGACAACATATCTTCAGGAAATAATCGACTACTTTGTCAAAGATATCCGTGTCACATTCATTTGTAATCAAGTCAATGTCGGTTGTTATGTATCCAAAAATCTAGGAATCATGAATGCAAAAGGCGATTTCATTACATTTCACGACGCCGATGACTATTCGTTGACAACTCGTCTGGAACTTCAGTACAATACATGTCGAAAAGAAAATTTAGTTGCTTGTTACGGCAGTTACCGATGCAGACAAACCGGTTCGCAAAAGCTTGCGGAAATCACCTTATTCATTCATCGCCTTACTTTCATTGCGAGGTTTGGATTTTTCGATACGGTACGTGTCGGTGGAGATACAGAATTCCGCCATCGTTTATTCCTTTCTGGCCTTCGTTGGAAGCATCTAGACGTTTATGTTTACGCCTGTTTGGACAAATGGCTCGAAGATGGTCATGGGCGGAATACATCGCTCACTCAGAACAAGGTGACGATTGTCAATGGATATTTGCGTCAACGGTATCGGCGAAGTTTTCAGATTCCAAAATCTTACTTGTTGTATCCATTTCTGCACATGGGTCATTTTGATATACTCAAAGATGAATTGACAGAAGAAATGGAAAAGTCGTTGTTTCCTAGTTTTGAGAATGTGTCATTGGCAAGCAAGGAGTCACAATTTGTCAAGACAAGGAATGGGTACCTATGATGCGACACATGCTTGGAAATTGGAATTTGTTGATATGGAACCGATTTGTCATGACATTCAAGCCATTCATGGTCAAAATGCTAAAGAACCGGGATATTTTGTGATTGAGTGCGGCGACAAAGTATACCCGGCATTTCTGGTTCATTCTGGTAAACGATGCGATGTCTTTGATTCCATTGAGAAGCATGCTGTCAACGGTTACGAATCGAAGGGACGCATTGCATACGTCTTGAAAGTTTTTCCGTCGAAAGAGGCTCGTCAAAGATACTTCACATTGACACTGAAGCGTCAAATTGCTCGCGACCCATTGCTTTTGGACGATTGTTTGGAGGAAATTCTTGATTTTAGTCAACAACCTCTTCTTCCTCCTACATCAGGGGCTGATTTGGCAGACTGCTTGTATTCCATGAATGAAGTCATACTGGTCGATCAGCACGTTCCCTTGCAGTTGGCGGCAAGTGTTGTTGAGAAAGTTGGAGGCTACGATGTTTTCAAAACTGGTACGACCGGAAAGCGCAATACTGGTCTCAAGGAGGTGCATCGTCTGGAAAGGCAATTCACCTCTATGGATGAATTACTTACCTTTTTATCGAAACGCAAAATTGGTTCTGTCCTTGCTGAACTTAGTAGCATGACGTTAGGAATGAAAAAAATGATATAAAGACTGTTTGCGATATACGACTCACATAAACTTACACATTAGTATACATACCATGCAGGAATATAACTTATCGGAAATTCTAGAACAGGTGCACTTGCAGCCACAATCTTCTGACGAAGAAGAGTATGAGGAGGAGAACGAAGAGGATGGCGACAATCGAGAGAATCAAGGCGGAGAAGATTTTCAGAAACTGCTGAGCACCATTATGGGAGGAATCGGAGGTGAAGGTCTCAGTGGAGGTGGACCTGATGGTGGTGGACCTGGAGCAGGTATTCAAAGTATGTTGGAGTCTCTTTTCAATGGTATTCAAGAAGAGCGTGAGACGTTTGAGTTCATATTTGGTGACGACTCTGTGTCAGAACTTTACTCGAATACGGGTTCTTCAAATGAAGATTCCGGAATCGATCTTTTTATGCCAGAGACGGTCGTCATCAATGCAAATGCTACGGCACTTGTCGATTTGAAAGTGACTGCAGTCCTTCGTCATATTAACAAGAAAACAGGTGCATTTTGGCTTCTTCCGCGCAGTTCGATCTACAAAACTCCCCTTCGTCTTGCAAACAGTGTCGGTTTGATCGATGCTGGATATCGAAACACGTTGAAAGTGGCAGTGGACAATCGTTCATCGGATGCATACATCATTGAGAAAGGGACGCGTCTTTTCCAACTAGCCGCTCCTTCACTGACACCGTTGCAATGGGTGAAAAAGGCGGCACTTGACGAAACCGATGAGACTGAAAGAGGACTCGGAGGATTTGGATCTACTGGAGTTTAACGCGTCATAATCCAATACGTTTTTTTCTCACTGAAAAATTAAAAGAAAATGAACAATACTTCAAACTTTAACAACCTTATGGCACAAGTGCGAAGAGAATTGTATGTCACTGAATTTAAGTTGATCAATGATGCAGTACAGAAACTTCAGCAAGATTTAGCTGATTTGAAATTAGAGCAGCTACGTCTTTTTGACAGAGTACTTTCTCTTGAAGCCGTAGTTGAAAAAGAAAATGGCGATAAAGCTGCTACTGCGATTAATCAGTCATAAATATTCTTTCGCACTATACTAATAATAACTAAAAAATGGTATTGCTCGACATATTCAAGACGCTTCGTGAAAACGAATTGGCTGCAGCGATAAAAGTGCTGAACCAAATATATTCCGAAATCGAATCTGTTCGTCAAACGAACAAAGCTTTGCGGGAAAAAATCGATGCAATGACAATCGAATCTGAAGCTGCTGCTGCTGCTGTTGTTGTCGCTGCTATTGTTGCTGCGGCAGATGAGTTGAAAAGTTCACATATCTGTGCCCCGGTAACATCAAGCAATGAAGAAACGGATGATTCTGTGGATGTGCCTCTGGCGGTGGACGTGCCCGTGACAGCAGTTGCGGCTGCTACATCAGTCGAGAAAAAGAAACGAGGACCGAGAAAAGGCCGGAAAGAAGTTTCCATATAATTTTCTAAGATTTACTACATACGAGAAACGTTAGCACACATATTATGGGCGACAGTAGTAGTGAAAATGGAGATGAAACAGGAGATGTAGTATCGCCATCATCCTCAACGCTTGGGGATACTATTATACAGCTTTTGAATAAGGAGATTGAAGAAATAAAAAAACTTAATTCGACGACGGAAAACGATCAATCATCATCTATTAAAGAAATAGTAATAAATTATAATGGACAAGTCTCACAAATCTTACAACCTACAAATACAGATGCTTATTCTAATTCCAACGAAGACGAAGATGTAGAAGAGTATGCAGAATTTTATATGGGATCAGGTCACTTTAAGCGCTACAAAAAATCAAGAAAACGTGGTCCTAGAGCTAAGAAAACATTGTCGAAACCTTTCTCAAAGACATCAAAGCGTTTGTAATTTGATCCAAGGTAATCATAAACTTCGATCCAAATGACGTCGTAGCAGATTTCTTTGCCTCTTCAATTTCTTGGACATCTACTTTTTGCAACCGTGCCCCTTCAAATACATTCGCCTCTATAACCTTTTCCTCCTTCTCTTCATGTGTTTTCAACCATTCATCGGGCATTTCGTCGTCTGCAGTCACGCGCTCAATATCGAACGTATGTCCTGCCATCGACATTTTCTGCTTCACTGCCGGTATAGGGACCCCCATGGCCAACATTTTATAGTACCGACAATATATTCGATGCTCTTTTGCTTTGACTTTAACATTGGTCGGCTTGGACACATCGCATCGCTTGGACAATGATACACCACATTCTTTGACAACGCGATCTTTCAGAAACAGAAATTCGTTTTCATTTTCAACATGTTTGTACTGTAACTGTTGAATCGTGAAAAAACAACCACTGCTATCTGCAGCATGGAATTTCCACTGATAAGATACAAACAATATAAATCGACATTGCATGTTAAGTTTCATTTGCAAGGCTTTCTTGAATTCACCTTTCGATCTTCTGGATTCTGTCTGGTCGAAAAAAATAGTTTCACTTGTTTCGGAATTCAGGAAAAACAGTTTCCATTTTCTACATGAGGAAGATGGAGGATGGATGACACGATTTGACGGACATAAAAGCGCGTGCATATCGCACATCCATTTGTCTGTCACTGAAGACGTTGGTATATGAATGTTGAAACGAACATCACTGAGATTGGAATATTGACAATCGATCCAATCAGATTCGTGTTCGTAACGCTTCTCTACCTGCTCAAATAGTATAGACGTCATTTTCCTCCATTAATGACCAAGTTCCCGACTGACCTTTTTTGTAGAAAGTCTAGACAAAATCATTTTTTCAATGGATGGATTCTAAGTGTTCCAAGAATTGATTTGATGCAGTTTTCAAAACAAGTGCATCTCCATATTCGTCAGTCACATAAGAGGTGTAAGGAATCGTTGCAAAGGTCATATCGTCTTCAATGGCCGGTGAATGGGTGGAAGAAGTCGATCCTACCTTTTCATTCGGGTGTTTCTCTTCTTCAGAGGAAATGTTGAGGGCGATTACATCTTCTTCAACCTCTACTTCTTGTATCTGTTGATAGGAGTCCGAGTACGCCAAGGATGAGATGACAATGATTCCAAACAGAGTCCCGACGACGGGCTCAAAAGAAAGCAGTAGAAAAGTAATGATAACAAGGATTCCTTTGAAGACTGGTGATTTGAAGAAATTGGGCACGTTATCTCGATTGACAACTGCCAGGTAAATTGCGAGTGCTAGCACAGTGAGCCAAATCAATGGGTCTGTCAATGTCAAGGGTAGAGAAATTTGCATGATGATTTAAAAGAATACTACCATATTTTTTTCCGTCGTTTTTCATTTGTTTTTTTCTCTCAAGAGTACATCAATAGATAAATGAACGCCGACGAGCTCACACAACGAGCCAATGAATTTGTGAACTTCAACAAAGAAGTAATTCTTGATTTCACCAGGAAATTCTCGCAAGGTTATCGCGACTTTCTTTACAAAGATTACATCATTGTCCTGGGTTGCATGATTTACATCTGCTACGTAGTCATTGCTTTGATATTCTATTACCCTAGCTACACCGGATGTTTGTCATCGGGTGGAACCACCGTTCAAATTCTACTTGGGCTCCTGAACGCCGTGTTTATTTGCAACATTGCCTTCTTCGCACTGAAATCTCAAATGGGAGAAGAAATGGCAGCAACCTACGACACACTTTCACCACCGATCATGATTTTAGTCATTGTTTCCATATTTATCATGAACGGATACCTTTATTTTAAATGCCACGATCCAGTTTGCACGTCGAGCACTTGCGAATCTGTAGACGATGCAACCACCTACAACAAAATCGTATGTGAACAGGTGGACAAAATGTCTGTTCTTACGGATTTAGAAACCTATTATGTCAATAACACACTTCCAAAACGAGCACGCATTGCTACCTGCAGCAATTTTTACGACGCGTCGTATCGCACAGATGCGTCCATGGGCAAAGATGGCAAAGGGGCTGATTTCACGTGCACACCTGCTTTGGAAGGAAAAGTAAAATGCAATGGCAATCCTGACCCGGCCATAGGAGCACCTATTCTCGCCGAGTTTTATGTAATGACGAGCAATAAAACGTGCGTCGTGAATTACCAGTTCGACAGTTATGTGAGTACCAAAATGATCGAAATAGCCTTGAATGCAGGGGCAAGATGTCTGGATTTCGATATTTTTCCACTCACATATGCCAAAAATGCAATTCCTATTGTCACCATCGCACTTGATCGTGGCAATTACAATATGCAGCACAACTACGTGACTTTCAAGGACTGTCTCGCAACGATTGTCAAGACATGGTTTCCTGGAACAAGCAATCCTTCCGATATTGCCCTCAAAGATCCCTTATTTCTCCACTTGAATATCCACCCATCCATGACAAAAGGAACTTGTGATCAGATCGCGATTCTAGTACGCTACTATTTCAACGAATTCATTAAGGATAAGCTGCTAGGGCCAAAATACCATTATAAGAGCACCAATTTAGGTAAAGTACCCATGTGCGAACTGTATGGAAAAGTCATCATTATGGTTCGACAAGTTGGGTATCCGACGGCATACCGAGCCTTGACAACAAGTTTAGACGAGATTACAAACGCGTTGTCTTATGTTAGCATGAAAGAAAAAGAATGGCTCGATGCAAAGAACATGGTCAGTCCGGAAGAACTGATCAATTCCAATCGGCGAAGTTTGACTTACGTGAGAAGTAGTTTGTATTATTACGTGAATTTGTCCACAGAGGCGTATCTTGGAAACTCAAATCAAGCAATGTTATCTACATCAACAGTGACGACATCCTCGACAAGTACGTCAACTGCCTCAGACGACGTGACGACAATGCTTTTGAATAAGTATACAATCAACAATGATCCGGCGGTTCCCGTTCTACTTGGTTGTCAATTTGTCGCCATGAATTTCCAAATTGTGGATGATTACATGTTGAAATATCTAGGTTTTTTCCGCCGTACAAGTTTTGTGCTGAAACCTAAAAAGCTTCGCAGAAAAGACGTGCAGTACACACCACCAGTAAAAACAAGTTATGGAGTGTTTCCCGGCGTCGCTTGTTCCTCGGAATCAACCGATGGCAAACAAAATGCGGCAGAATGCAAGACTTCCGCTGCATCCAATACGATCAGTGTCGTTAGTCAAGGTCTTGAAAAATCGACGGCTGCAACGGCTCAACGGACAGCGACGGCTTTTGAAAGACCTTTGTTCAGCTGATTAAACTTGTCGCGATCATTTGCGGCTCATAATTATCTTTTGAAATTCATATAAAATGACGACGCAAAATGTTTTAGACGTAGCTCTCAATGCTTTTGGGCTGTCGCAAAATTATACGATCGAAGAATTGAAACGGGTATTTCGAACGTTGGTACTTAAATTCCATCCAGATCGTGGCGGTGACAAACTCATTTTCGACTACATCATGGAGCAATATAACATCTTGCGAATTTATGCCACGGCCCGCGACGCACAAACGTCCATGTTTGACAAAATGAAAGAACAAAGTTTAGAAGATGTTCGAAATCAAAGCACTCAAGGGGCAAAGACTATTTTTTCCGACTCTAATGCACGTTTCAATGTCGATAAATTCAACGAAGTGTACAATCAAACGAAAGTTGCAGACATTCACGATCAGGGTTATGAAAATTGGTTTCGAGGACAAACACAAGAAGCGGTAAGAACCCCAGACCCAAAAGCTGTAACTTCCTCAAATTTCAACGACCAATTTGCAAAAAGTCGTCCTGTTTCGAAAATGAGTCAAGAAGTCATTTTGGTACCAGAAGCATTTCAAGTTGCATCAACTTCCTGTGGCTACTCATACTTGGGCGAAAACGACATTGAAGATTTCACTGGTGGAACGCGTTTGCAATATGTCGATTTGAAAAAAGCACATACAAATACTTGTTTGATTGACCCAGATGCTATTCCTCGACGCAAAGAGTACCGTTCTGTGCAAGAATATGAGATGGCTAGGAGCAATATTGGAAGTTTGTCCCCTGAAGAAGCAATATACATGAAGGAACAGCAGAAAAGAGCTGAAAAAGAGGAAGAAGAGAGGAAAAAACGACTCTTTCAGCGCGACCATGTGGCTGCAAATCGTAACCTTCGCGCTTCACAGTTGCTATTGAGTAGTCAGAAATCTCCCTTCTGAGATCCACGAAAAAATGATATTGGAACAACGCGGTATACTCACTTACACTAAATGGGTCATAAAAATGTTACTTTCATTACCAAATGAGCTCTTGCTTCAAATCGTTGACTTTATTGATCTAAAGACTCTTAATAAATCGTTTCGTTTCGTAGGAAAACGTGCCATTCAATTGCAGAATCGCGCTGATCGTCGAATAAAGAAACATGTCCTTAAAACGTTCTGTGAATTTTTATTGATTGCGGTCAAAGAAGATTTTATGCTGAGCATGTTCATTCAGGATTTTATGCTGAATTTCTCCCATGTTATCATTGGAGGAAGTATATCCTATCTGATTATGAAACAGTTTACTAGCGGCCGACCTGAGTCCATTTTATGGCACGAATTCGCCGATGCGGATATTGATCTTTATTTTTTGGACAAGTATGAAGGTCCGGATATTGACGAGAGACAAATCAGAGTACTTTTAAAACAATATTTTTCGGAGTTTGCAATTAAAAGTAATGATTACCTGGTTGAGGTAACGTTTGAAAAACGAAGAAAACTTCAGTTTATCAAAGCTCGGAGGAATACGGTTGACATACATTTACGATCATGTGATCTACCATGTACACAGATTGCTATTCAATACGATCGAATCAAACAAGAATACTTTGCCGATGTAACAGAAGACGCCTCTTTCGCGCTTCAGCACAATATTAATTTGATCGATGGCGTGCCGAATACCCGGACTCTTCGACGGGTGGTAAAATACTCAAAAAGGCGAATTTACACGTTTATTCGCAGTACATGGAAGGGACGAATACAAGGGATTTTGTGTGTCACATATCAATTCGTATTCAAGTTATGTGTTGATTTTCATGTAGAAAAGTACATGAACAATGTAAATGATCATTGGGTAAATCTCTTACGTGACGATGTTCGCGTGTTTGGATACCGGATGTTAGGACACAGTAGAGAAAAAGATGCAGAAGAGGAAGAAACTTACGGGACATTGATGTTGGATCTGTAAAGTTGTCACCAGTTGATTCCTCTCTTATACACTTCGTCGTTCTTAAGACATTCCGAAACGCTTTTCAGAAAATAAAACAATTCTTCGCTGTCTCTCCATTTTCCGAAAAATTGGAAATTTGTAGGTTCTTGAAGCCCAAGACAGTTTGTAACGCACGGTAAAATATGTCTATATCGGAAGAAATGTCCATCGTGATAATCCATTTCAATGTCGTCAATCGAATTGACGTTGATATTTAGTTTAGATACGATTTCTTTCACGATATGTCGATATAGTACATGTGAAGGGTGTCCCGAATCTCGAAACAGACGCTTCTTCTGATAATTACACATAAAAAAATCATAAAATTTAATATCTGACTCTTCATCTAATTGCCGCAGAATTTCCAAACCTTTATGGAAATGATCGAGAATCTTTTCGTTGTCCACGTTTGTGTCCATATAGTCGCCAAAAGATTTGGACCTCGATAAAATCTTGTCAAAAATCAATAAATGATTTGGATACGCTTCAAGTGGCCAGAAACCAATGAACCGAATGAACTCTATTTTAATTAGTTGTCAGCCTTGTTTCATTTTTTTTGAAATCGAGTCACATGTTAAGTGCTTATAATGCTTCACATTATTTAGTAGGATAATATCGCACAGATAAAGTGGTGAAAGTCCTTCGTCTGTTTTCAAATGTAAATGGGTAGGAATATACACTATATCGTATGTTTGTACTACTTCTTTGATTCTGCATAAGAACCCTTGAATTTCTTCGCCATGGCAATTCATGAGTATGCCGATACGCTTTTTCATAATGGATACATGTAGAATTCAACATATTCGTTTTTTATTGTGGTTTTCATATCGACGTTTCACAATTTGTTTGAGGTAAAGACGAAAATGCTGAAACTTGGAGATCAAATGCTTTCAATGATCCATTCATACTTAAGTCATGATGACTTTCGTAAAATGTTTGTATGTTGCAAATATTTCAGCGATCAACGATTCTTTGATCTTTGGAAGCAGCATTCTGAAGATGCGACCTCTTTTCAGCTAGTGTTTGAATGGAAGCTTCCCTTGTCAACATTTGTCATTGACGAATCTACACTGCTGGAATATCGACATGATCCTCAAGCAAGCGCTCCAGCTATCCAATCCATCATTATCGAATTGAATGAGCTAGACGATCTTGCTACTTTTCAAATGGTTACATTGTTGAATTCATTCCCGAATGTCAAGTCGTTGGAATGGAACGGTGGATTTAGAACAAATTTTCTTACGATCTTCAGTCAATTGAATTGGAAGAAACTTCGCGTCCTTCTTTTTCTTAAATCTTGTCCTTTCAGGCCATTTTATAGAAATTTTATGGAATTTTATCGGCTTATTGGCAGTCATACGAACCTTGAAGAGATCAACTTGAACACGTTGAATCAAATTTCTTTGTGTGGGGCACAAAGTCAAATGATCTGTGAGTTTTGGAAGAATTTATCCAAACTAAAAATTCTTTCTCTTAGATGTGTACTTGAATCGTACGTCGAAATATATGTGAATGAAGTGTTGAATACGATTCCGTCACTTGTAGTTCTTGAATTGCGTGACATACGCATACATTTTCCCGAAAGTCCGCTTTGGCGTTTAAAGCATAAATTACAAGGGCAATACAAAGCAGTTTGTTTCTTTTAGTAGCTTGTTTTATGCGAAATAAATATCGTAGTTATTTAGTCCAAACGCATCCTTGTAGATATCTTGTATGGTATCCGCAAAAGCATAGTCAAACTCTCCAGGTACAAAGGGGTTATCATCGGAAATAAGAATCTGTTGTAAATCGTGCTCATTGTCTTTTGGAAAAAATACTTTTTTCACACCAGCCGCTTTCGCGCCTTTGACTTTGGCTGCCAAACCACCAATTTGGCAAACGCGTCCATTTAAATCGATTTCACCAGTAATCGCAATCGTGTTTGAAATCGGTAATTTCAACATGCATGACAGAATACAGAGCGTGATAGCTGTACCAGCGGAAGGACCGTCTTTGGGCACGCTCCCCTCTGGACAGTGCAAATGCATCCCCCACGTACCATGCTCTTTCCACTCACTTTGCAGCAATTCTTGTCTTTCTTTTGACAAGAGATTCCAAGCGACTGTTTTTGCAACACTCATACTCTCTTTCATCACTTTGCCTTGATTGCCAGTCAATTCTAGTGTTAGTGGAGTTGTCGATGGTGCTCGAAAACATTCAATCATGGTCACACCGCCAATTCCGATTCCAGAAGCGTACATACCATTAATGACACCAATCGTTGGAGAAGAAATGATCATTTTTTCTTTGTGTAATGCCTTTTCTTTGAATAAATCGTCTTTGAGCATGTCTACAGTCACAGCTACAGGGAATACAGAAGTCGGAGAACTGAGATGTCGCAAATTCATTTCTCGCACAATGAAAAACAAATGTTCTTTTAGACGACGAGCTCCTCCTTCATATGTATAATTGTCAATAATGAAATCAATCACTTCTTCACTGATTTGAATATCCGAAATGCTCACACCAATCACCTCCATAATTTCAGGAAGAAGATGCAGACGTGCCACTTCTTTCTTTTCTATTTTCGACAAAGGTTCAAATATGACAGCATGTATACGATCTTTTAAAATTGGATCGATTTTTGTCACGTCGTTGTACGAAAATATGAAAAGGACTTTTGACAAATCGATTTTTATACCATTGAAATACTTGTCCATGAACTCCTCGTTCTGGGTAGGATCCGTCAAATGTGTCAAAATACCAATGATTTCTTTCCCGTGTTCCGTCGATGAAACTTTGTCGAGTTCGTCAAAGAAAATGATGGGATTCATGTACTTGCTTTCCATCAAAATGTCGACAATCTTACCCCAAAGAGATCCGACATAAGTGTATGAATGTCCTTCCAGGAATGCTCCATTGGTCGATCCACCTAGTGCCACAAATGCAAAGGGTCGTGGTTGGCCTTCTTCGTCTAGTAAACAATTGGATAAACCTCGTTTCGCCAAAGATGTTTTTCCTGTCCCGGGTGGACCTTCGAAACCAAAACAGGCCCCTTTTCCATTCCCAGATATCCATTGTGCAATCATTTGTTCAATGGTTCGTTTTGCCTTACCTTGTCCATAAACACTGCCTGCGAGTTTGTTGTGAACGCTATCTAAATATTCTTTACGGTCTGCTTGGAATTTATCCCATTTCAAATGCATGTTATGAATCATTCCATCTACCAATTCGTCTGTAATGGAAGGAGAGCGTTCTTTTCTGGCGACAAAATCGGGAAATACTTCGGCCAAAATTCGAGTGTAGATGCTTGGATCTGTCTCCTTCTTCTCTTCCATATACGAAGCAATCATGTCCACGATTTCAGAAAACGACGATGCCACGAAAGCATTTCCCTTTTTTGTTTTTGTCTTGATGACTTGAAGTTTTCCTTGGACGGTATACGTTAACATTTTGCTGCTCACTGTCTTCTTCAACTGTTGTATGATAGATAAGAGTTCATCTAAGGATTTTTGTTGACAGTAAAGAGACCAAGGTTGTTGCTGCACTGGATGTTTTTTGTCAACGGTCCCTGGTTTCTCTGAGTTCGTAACATACATTTGGGAGAAAAAAGAATCAATGTCTGTAAATGTCAATGACGCCACTGGTTTTTGGTGAAGTTTCTCCTTCGCGAAAAGGTACAAATCTCGATTATTAGTGTCCTTTTCTTTTTCTTTGAATGAAACAAATTTGTCGATCATATCGATGAAACTTTGCTTGAATTGTCCCAAAAATGCAAATATTGGTTCTTTCTTGTAACAACCAAACGGAATACGCAACAGCGCGTCAAGATACTGCTGTGCTTTGCTCTGACTATCCGATCCCGTTCGATTCTGTAACTCTTTCAGTTTGTCAAACGCTTTTCGCTTCACATTTTGCGGGGCTTTCAAAAGATAAATTCTTGATTCATACGACAGTTCTGGTTCTTGTGATGTTGAATCTCCATTCTCTGCTGTCGCGTTAAGTTTACTCGTGATACACATATGTGTCATATCACGGCTATCTAGGCTTTTTAAGATTTTTTTCCGAATGATCCAAGGAATTGAAGAAATGACATCGTTCAATACTTTCCGTTTTTCTGAAAATACATTGTCCGACATGACCAAATCGACAAGCATAAACCCAATGTACGCAGTGTCTGAATCATCGTCAGAAAGATAATAAGCTATCAGCATATCTCGTTGAACATTTGGATCTGCACCTAGGAATTCTTTGATGATATTAGAAATGAGAACAGACTTTGTTTTGGTGATGTAAAAGTAAGCTTTGGAGCACGAGATCTCCAAGTCTTGAACGGATCGAACGAGAATATCTTCCAGTGTCAATATCGAAAACCATCTCTCAATGAAAGCTTTTGGACAATGAGAAGTTGCGAGGATTTCTTGTTTGATCACTTGGAACCGCTTTTGTATAGTCGACATTGGCAACAGCTGAAAATGCTGAAAATAATCTTCTTTGAATTTACCAGCGATTGTTAGATAAATTGACTCTCCATGAATATCTTTCACAAATAAATAAAATCGTAGGAGCGAACAGGTCACATCTTCTCCTTCTTGGATGGCAATAATCGGATTAGCAGGTGTAATTTGCTCAAAATGTTTCTGGTGTCTTTCTTGTAACGATTTTGATTCAACCAAATCACTTAAATCGGTTTTCATTTTCATGAATCCAGGAAGATTGGTCTTTCGAAGTTTTGTCTTTGAAATGATGCTGCGAGTATCCTTTTTGCTATATTCGACATAGCCCTCGTCTTGTTTATTGAACATTTGGTACTGTTGAATAAGAAACTCTGCATTCAAGAGGTTAAGCCAATGATTCATGGAATCAATGGGCATATCGAGTTCAAGAGCCAATATAAGCTCAAGGCGTATACCACCAATCATCTGAAGCAGAAGCCTCAAGGAAGAATGGATATTTTCGGCAATTTTTAAACTCTCGATAAATTTGCGTTTTGTTTCGGCGAGGTCAAGTAGCAGCTTTAGTTGCTCTTCTAATCCAGTGGCAATACTTTGAGCTTGAAGCGTTCTGTGGACAGATAAGCTGCTGTTTGCATCTTGGACATTCGTCTTTCCTTTGACACCGTCAAGCAGAACAAGAACGATACTCTTCAGTTTTAAAATCCTTGTCCACAGGTATTTATGCAAATCTTTCTTTGCCCGAAATCTGGCTTGGAGTTTAATCAAAGGGTCCATACAAGTGCGTTTAATTTCCTTTAGAAAAAATATTTACTTTAAAGGATTTCTCTGTACTTATGGAATTAGATAATAAAACTCGCGGTGAAATAAAAAATGAAGTCATAGAAATTACCAAGCACCAAACGATTCAATGATAATTTAAAGATAAACTCATTTTTTAAAAGAAACATATATCATGCCAAATGCACTCGGTGGAAACAAATACAAGCGAGGTCGTAAAGGAACCGAAATGAGTTCAAAAGCTAATAAAATTCAATTGAAAGAAGCTGATGCTCTTTTCGATTACTATGCAAAAGTCACCAAATCTGTCGGCGATGGGCGTTTCTATGTACAACTTGTGGATCCGACAGGCAATGCATTTTTGGATGGGGAGTTCACTGCCATTCTTCCAGGTAGAATGAAAAAGGGCAATCGATCGAGAAATTGGGTCACCGTCCATGACTATCTTCTTGTCACTAAGAGAGATCCGTCCTCGAGTATGTGCAAAATTATGGAAATTGTATTGAAATATTCGTCGCAAGCGGCTTCTCAACTGGAACGACTAGGCCTTGTACCAACGTCAGAAGGAATAGAGTTTTCTTTGGACGTCGGTATTACCGGTTCTGCTCATGTGACTTCCGTAGGAGGTGCTGCTACCACAGAAGAGGATGGAGACGCAGATGAATGGACTACAAACTTTGATGATATTTAAGTAGATATTAGACAGTTTTCTGACGTTCTTGATATGTAACATCCTGTATCAAATGCGGCTGTTAAAACGTTCGTTACCCCCTTCAAGGAAAAAATAGATTCTTTGTTTTCCTTGCATATAGTAACTTTCCGGCAAAATACGGATTTACTTGATGAAAATAAACCATTACTAGATTTAACAGAAACTTCAATGACAAGTTTTCGTTCTTCATCCTTTATTGTGATTGAGACTGTATCGTTTGTTTCTGAATAGTTATTTCCAGCAACTCGTTTTTTCATAGCATCGACTGTCTTCGTGAATGCACAATGACACATTTTACACTCTTTAACTCTTTCTTTGATTTCATTTAGTTTATTAGAAATATCAATTTCCTTAAATTCATCAATATGCTGTAAAAATTCTTGAAGACCTGGATCATTCAAATTTGCTGAACCAAGGTATTGTTTCCAGCTATCATACATAATGTCGGCTTCTGACAACCATGCCCATCGAGTTTGTGAACTCTTCTCGTAATCACTTATCTTGTCAACATATTTAAAAAGGGACTCATACAACATGACACGTTTCTTCAGAATATTCGCCAATGAACATCCAATGTCAAAAACACTTAGAGATTTGGCACTGGTCAAAGTTGTCAAGTACGATTTGTCTTTCAAAACTTGTTTCAAGGAATAGTGATCCGTTAACTCTTTCATCATGGTTTCCTCAAACACGGTTGCATCAGATGGTTTTAAATCTTCAATTCTTTTCATTGCGACAGCGACACTTTTCTTTTCTATCTCCAACTCATCGATCACGTCGCCTTGTCCAAAGCTTTCACTAAATGCATAAAACACTGATGCATGCACTGCAAATGCATAGTCTTCTTGAAATTGGTCTTTGGTTTCGGAGTAATCGATTTCTTCGCCTTCTATAAATTTGCCAATGGAGACAGCAATAGATTTCAAAATGATGAGTGAACCATCGGCTGATCCAGTGACATGCAACATCTGAAGTAATTTTGTCGCCAAGCACACAATAGGTGGTTGCAACCGTTTCACGATTTTCTTCATGTCTTCGATTTTTTCACGGACGATGCGTTTAGTGTTAGCGGCTGTTTTGCGAAGAGATTCGAAGCCATAACCTCCAGATTGGGTTGATTCTTTTGTTCGAGTCTGTTTTCGTCGACAAAGAAAAATGTTACTTTGTACCGACGACGAGGTCAACAATTGGATGATTTTTCGACTTGGGTACTTGTGATACAAGCAACATAATGACACTGCAATAAATATCCGAAGAGCACAGAAATAGAGAAAGAGGTTAGAGTTTTTGGAAAACAAAGAGGAGAGCACTGTATTTAGCAACAATGTTTTCAATAAAAACCAACCTGGAACCGTTTTGTAGATGATAAATATGGCACTGATTGAAATGACTGTCATGCCAATAAAATAATCCATTTTCTTCACGTTTTCATCGGATGACATTAAATACAAAGTTCTCCTCAATTTGATTTCCTTGTTGAAACATTTGATTGGACTTGGCGAATGAGGAACGACTTCTTTCACGGTTTCTTTGGTTGTTTTCGCAAGGTCACGAAATTTATCCATGTCGAAACCACCATTGGAAAAAATAGCAAGACCCTCATTGAGGATGGTGACAACAAAAGAGAAAATGGAAAGCATGTTTTCAAAGAGATCGCCCATGGAGGTTGTCACAAATTCTAAACTACTACATACCAGTGACTTGTCCATGCCATTTGCGGTGGACACTGATTTGAAACTTTTTAGATCCCGTCTTGATTCCTTTGAAATGAAACAACAATCAGACGTAACGAGTTTTATGATTAGATCGGTAATGTATTGCTGGATGGAGAGTTTTAAAGTGTACGTGAAAGAGACGCCTTTTACACCAAGGTGAGATAAAATAGCTTTTATAGCAGAAACGGTTATGTCAAAACAGGGAACCATTTGGGAAAGTATGGCTATTGCTGCACGACCATTCATATATATGTAAATTAAAAACAGTAAAACGACGATATTTACTAAGTTTTCTTTTATGATATTGGTCGTCGAAAGTGTGTTTACTAGTGCACCAATACCATTTCCAGCGTAAACGAGTATATTTCCAACATAATTTAAAACAACAGATGCCTTTGACGAGTCTTTCATTTCCGGGATATGAAGTGGCAAAGTATTCTCCATAAAATCATCATGTTCCCTTTCTAGCTCTTCAAGATTCTTTTTTGTCACCTTCATAATCGCCGTCATGGTTTATTATTACAAAGATATTTTATTGAGAGCTATGCCAAGATCGTCAACTTGCGAATTTTCAGAATCTCCCAAAGATATTTTATTGAGAGCCATGCCAAGATCGTCAACTTGCGAATTTTCAGAATCTCCGTGTTTGGTATTGCTTTCTCCTTCCTCATCTCCAACAATGGCCTCGTTTTTCTTTAGAAAGATTGAGTCCAGGACAGCGACGATAGACATATCTTGTTCGTACATTTCAATCTTTTTCCCCTTGACAGTTGCAAAAATAATGTCCCCCTCTTCCAAAGTTTTAATGCTGGCGATACAATGCATGTGAAGTTGGAGTGGAAGAAGAGCTTGGACAGGATGTTTACGAAACTGGGCCATGATTGGACCATATTTATCATAATCTTCAACCACCTTAAAGAACAAATCAATCTGATCGCAAACACCGGCCGCTGCAATCTCTTCGGCTGTCACATAAGCATGTAAAGTAGCTTCAATTCCGAGATTGCATTTGGAGGTCACTTTCAACAAGATGCGCTCTTCTTTCTCGGGAGAGTAGACGGAAACACGGTATTTGACAGTATTGACCATGGTACCGTTTAAATGTTCTGGTATGACCGTAAACGCCGTTTTTGTATGAATGGGTCGAACATCTCGAGTTTTCAAAACAAGACCGTTTGAAAGACATTTCCCCTCAATATCACCTTTCAAATGGCTCCAGGTTCGGTCCTCTAATACACTTGCGAAAGTCAAATGAGTACCATTTCGGGCATGTCGGTATTTTTCGAAGATGCATTCATTGAGATCTTTTGGTCCTAAAGCGGTCCTCGAACTGTTTTCGACGATCTTTATACTGTTTTCAATCGTTGAGTAAACCGGTTGTCGACGCAACATTCTAGAAAAAGAGAGGGGATTGTTCAACTTTTTTTTAAAACATTATCACGTAATAAAACATCAAACGTTTCATTTTTTTTCGCATTCTCACACTTAAAATCCTGGAAACTTGATAATCGTATCAATAGCATGCAGGAGAGTTTCATCGTTCTTAATTGCCAAAATTCCCTGCAAAGATGCACTGAGTGTGTACATGACAACAAGGAATGTAGCAGAAATCCTTTGTAAAATGACCTCTAACTTAATAATCATGTACTGGATGACTGCCGTGGTGTTACCGATTTGAGACAAAATACTTGAAAAGCTAGAGGAAAACATGTTTTGCACACCATCAAGGACACCGTCCATTTGTGTCATCATATCTCCGGCGGAAGACATAGTCGTTGAGGCTGAACTAACCACGTCTAAAAAGGGAGAGATGGATTCGGCATGTGACTTTTTGTAAGTTTCATAAGAACATTTTTCCGCTGTCTCATCGGATGAATGCCCAAAAAAATCTGCAAAAGGCATGTACATCGGATGACATTGGTACTGCTCCCAATTACTGGACACTTGATCTCGAAACCCAATGACAACGACAATCATGGTAATGACAAAAAAGAAAAACAATAAAGCAACAAGCTTAATTAATGCAAATATTTCAATTGGTAACGGAATGCAGACGGACGCCATAGTTACTAGTAAGATCGAGAGATTTAATTGTGGTATGTGTGCACGAGAATGGGGCCAAATTTATTTTCCACTAAGTAAAAGTAAGCAAAATAGCAAAAACAAATGACGGATGATAATGGAGGATTTTTGATTGGAGCTCTGAAATTATGTTTTGGAATGAGTATTTTTGTCATCCTCACAATTCTCGTCATTGTATACTACTATCGACTTTATGTGGCAGAACATCTAGATGAATACAAATGTAAACCTTGGGTCATGCCATTTATAGGGATCATCGATTCATCCATCGATCCTTCGGTGAACTACAAAGACTGTCATACTGCAAAGGCAGATACTTACTTTGCATCTGTTTCAGGACCCGTCGTCAACATTTCCAGCCAATTGACCCAAAGCATCAACACTGCCGCCTCCTCGGTGGATGTATTGAGCAATTCTGTTACTCACATGAATGATGCAGCAACAGCCAAAGTACAGGTCAGTAATGAACAGGTAACAAACATGCAAAGTGTCTTGTCGTACGTTGTCTTGAAATTTAAAGCTTTCTTTGACAAAGCAGGTGCTTTACTGAACGACATGTATTATGGTTTGCAGAGCGTCATGGATATTACGAACATCGTCCTTCTTGTTCCAGAAATATGCATGAGAATATTTGGATTCATGGTGCTTATCTTTTCATTGATTATCATTCTACTAATCGCTCAATTCGTGCTTTTCTATACATCTGGTACTGCGTTGATGTCTGCTGCGGCACCCTTGTTGACAAATCCATTCACAGCTGCGGTTGGTGCATTTTTTGAGGCACTGGGTCTTACCTACATTAATGCGATCGCGATCGGAATTTATTCAATCGCCGTTGGTCTTTCAACGGCATTTTTGGGTATTATACTCGCCATCTACATACCGATAAAAACCAAGTTTGAACAAGCTGAAAAAGCATCCTATTGCTGTTTTTCCTACGATACACTCATTCGGACAGGCACTTTGACGTACAAACCTCTACATGAATTGAAAATTGAAGACTCGATTTTTCCAGACCAAACAGTTCTTGGAATCGTCCAATCTAGATGCCCGGGTGAAGATTGGTATGAGGTTTGTCGTCCAAACCTTGCCACCCCATGTACTCTAGTCACAGGTGAACATCTTATTCTTGATCCGAACACATTGAATCTCAAACCTGTTCGAGAAATGAAATCGGATACGTCTTTGAACGTAAACCGTGTCACAAGGAAGAATGAAGGCAGAACCAAGAACGGAAAAATATCCATTGTGAGTAGCAAACATATTTTGCAAACTCCACATGCCGAATTCGCCGATTTCCAAGAAATCAAATCAGGCAGCGATGATCTTGTACACATTACAAAACTTATTATGGCTGCCATAAACGGAGGCGTTTTCTTAGACGATTCTACGTATCGACCAAAATTTGAAATGGGTGAATCTGGCCTAGGGTTTGAACCATGCACCCGAGTTCGGATGAATGACGGATCTTACAAACGCATTGATCAAATTGTAATTGGAGATGTGTTGACCGCGAGCAATGTGGTTTTTGGAACTTACAAATGTCTCATTGCTCGAGGAAATGTTCGGTACCACAGCATGCCAGCACATCAGATCGTTTTCGATTATTCCAGTAAATTATGGAGAAAGGCATACATGTTCGCCAGCTACCAAAATGAAGAGATTGTTCATAAAGAATTCATCGGGTATCATTTAATCACTTCGCTGGCGACATTTACGATTGAATCGAATATCCTGGTATCTGATTTCATTACCAATGTTACGTACCGTGAATATTTATGAAATTAAAGGTAGGACACAGAAAAATGAAACAAAGATGAGTTTTTCTACTACAGGGATTGTTGGCAAAGGGGTACTTGGCACCGCTCTTTATGTATATCTAAAAGAGAATGGAATTGAAGTAAAAGCTTATGACAAATACGTTCCATCGACAGATTGCTTGTCAATGAATGATTTAAAGAAACTTTGTCAAATTTTATTTCTTTGCCTTCCAACACCAGTACAAGATGGTGAGTATATTCTTGGAGAGATGAACGAAGTGTTGGAACAATGTGAAACCTTCACTGGTGGAATTCTCATCCGATCAACCGTTCTTCCAGGGACGATAGATTTGTTGCAAAAACAGTTTCCTAAACTTCACCTTTTCCATTTCCCTGAATTTCTCAGTAGTCAAACGGCGACATTCGACATGAAATATTCTAGCAAACCTTTGTATCTCGGCTGTTCGTCATCTGTCCCCGTGAGTATGCGAAATCATGTACTGGCATATTTAGAGCTTGCATTTCCGGGACGAAAAGTTTGGACGCTGATGTCAAATGAAAGTGAGTCGATAAAATTGTTTACAAATGTATTTTACGCAAAGAAGCTAGCGCTTTTCCAACAATTTTATTCCATTTGTGAAAAAGCTGGAATCGATTTCAATATTGTTCGTCAAGGAATGCTCCAACAAGAATGGATTCATCCAAGCCACACGTATGTTCCCGGATCTGACGGATTGACAGAAACTGGTGGCGCTTGTTTGCCTAAAGATGTTTTAGCGTTCGATGACTACTTTTTTAAAATTTGTTTTAATAAAAATTAAATAAGAAATAAAATTACGGTAAAAGTCGATTTTTGTCTAACTTAATAATTAATTGAGTAATTACGTTTTTTTCGCTTTTATCAAAAAAAGAAAAAAGTAATACTAGCGCCTAAAATGCTGAATCAAATATTTCGAATTATGCCAACGGAAGAGTTGTGTTTGCAAGTGATGGAATGTTTTGGTATCACTTCTTTCAAAGATGATCACTCATTTACAAGAAAGGATATTGAATCTAGAAAAACGGTAGAGAGATTGACTGCATTGATAAAGGTTCTGGAACCTTATTATCTCCCCTGCAAAGCAAGATCGTATCTAACACAACTGAATTCGAAGAACGTTGTGACGATCCTGCGTCATTTTGTGCGCATTTTTGGACATCGGGTCCAAAGCAAGGAGAAAAACACAAAAGGAGAAAAGTTTATTACTTACAATTTGAAATCCCTGACTCAAGAGAGTACCAATAAACTAGCGTACAGCAAGAAAAATGATACTTGTGTTTTAGAATTTGACTGATTGGTTTGACTAAATTTTCTTTCATGAAAGTAAGGGCTTATATCTACGATGCGTTTAAGTCTCGAATCCAAACGTCTTGTTCAAGAGATGGAAGCAGACATCCATTTCCAAGAATTTGAAAAAAAGCGCAAAGTTGGCAAATTGCGAATGTCTGTTCTTCATAACGTTTTGACAAATCTTCATATGCATGCTAAAGCGTTTTCAATTGCCAAAGTAAAGGAATCGGGCAAAACAAAGCGGAGCGTCGATGATGTAGGATTCCGTTCGTATTTCATACCTTTGCAGATGAAGAAAGACATTGGTCATTGTGACATAATAAAGCCTTCTGAGTCAAGTAATTGCATTGTGAATCATTATGAGAAACAAGACGCCACGGTCACGTACCGCCCGCAGATTGTTTACATGGTGCACCGATACGTTTTTCTTTTCCACAAATTTTTTGCAAATAAAATAGCATGCCAACAATGTCACGTCAATGTTTATTTCAGTGAATCGAAAAAAGAAATTTCAGTGCAAAATCAAGCACATTCTTTACATCCTATCCATCCCGAACATGTGAATAGTGGCTACGCAATTCAAGGAAACTGTTACTCCATAAATCTTTTTCGATTAGAAGAACTATACAAAGTATGTCTTCACGAATGTCTGCATGCCACTGGTATCGATCTACGTGATGCATCTCCACATCAATCGACAGAATATTTCGTCAGACAGTTTCGAATTGAAACGCAGATTCCAGTTTATATCAATGAAGCGTTTGTCGAAGCATTTGCTACTTGTCTAAACTGTTGCTTTGTAACATGTCTTCTTAAGGAAGACGTGACGTGCTGCCTGCATTTTCTTCAATTAGAAAGCTACTTTGCCATCGCACAAACATGCAAATTATTGACACGAAGTGGATTTCATTGTTACGAAGATTTCATACATGACAATGACAATCATACAAACCATCTCTTGCGTCAAACAACGAGTGCATTCAGTTATTATTTTTTGAAAGCTGCTCTTCTAATAGACATTGATTGGTGCATCGCAAACTTTTTAGACCAAAATGCACCGAACGTTACACACTCCTCTTTATTTCGAAAATTGATAGACAATATTCATTCGTCGATATTTATTGCGTGTATGGATCAGGGTATGAAAATGGAAAATGAGATGATGCGTCACAAATCCTTGCGAATGACATGTATTGAAATATTTGGATGAATGAGAAATGCAGGAAGATTTGTCAAATATCCCCACTATCGACGATGTACTTGAATTAAAGGATGCATTCACCTATTTTATGCTTTGTCCGAGTTCTGTGTACAGTGATTTGATGAAGCTTGTCATGTTTGCATTGGTAGTCATTTACAGTGAAAAGCTAGTAAGTTCTGAGTTGGCGACGAATTTGATGGACAAGTACTCCAATCACTTTCGCCCAAAATTTCAAGCCGAAATCAATGACTTGCAAGGTTATTTAGAAAGTAAAACGATTCCAGAGTCTGGATTTCTTCGTAAAGTTTCTATGGGGAAATCTTTCGATGGACGTGAGATAGGCAGTAGAATCCCAGAAAAACATATTGAACGAGCACGATTAGATTTGACGGGAAGAAGTCCACTTTTCATGAATTATTTCAGCAGTTTTTTCCCAAATTGGTTCAAAGTGGAAAATGAGAAAAAGACGCCAAAGAAGCGGAAATTGGATTTAAGTGCGCAGGCGTTTGCAATGTATGCACCCCAAGTGAATCATGCATTTTCAATGACAAATATAGTTTATGCAAAGAGTCGTCTATCGAAGATGCATGTAGATGAAGAAAGGATCGCTGTTGGACAAGCACATGGAAACAATGTAAGAATTGATTTCTTTCACATGATTTCTAGTCGACAGATGAACTCGGTGGAATATGATTTGTCAAAGAATTCGGTTTTGTCTCCCCGTGCCATCGATATTACATCCAATTATGCTGTCGTCTTAGATGAGGGACAGGTATACGGAGAAAGCAAGACATTATTATCTTTTTTAACATGGAACGAGTCTGAGCCGACAGTATCAACATTTTCTATGGACATGTTTCCAACAAACATTCAATGTTCGAAGAAAAGCATTGTATATGGAGGAGACAAATTTGTCGCGTACTCACCTGTTGAACGGTTTGATCCAGATATAATAGTTCTCCATGAAAATGTCACGCGAGCGAAAATTTGCAGAAAAGAGCAACCTCAGTTGGTTTTTTTTGGAACAGAGGATGGATACCTTCGTTTGTGGGATCGGCGTGCCAAAAATGTTATGAACGTCGTCGAATGTGGAGAATTCGGCGATACAGTTCTTGATTTTGACGTGAATGACAAAAATGAAATTGCTTTGTTGACATACGATCGTTTCATTTCCTCTGATCAAGAAAAATCTTCTCATTTTCGACTCTTTTCTTGGAAAAATCCAAAAGTCGCAAACAAAAAATTCGAGTACCAATCAACGACACACATTTGGTCATCATGTTTTTTGACAGATGATGGATTTGTTGCGACTGTAAAGGAAGACGAAGCACGACTTTACAATCTTCACAGTCTTATTGAAAATCCCGATAGAATTGGATATCAATGGCGACTTTCACTTCCCAACGACGAAAAGTTTGTGCAATTGACGTACTTTAAAGACTCGTTATATGGCCTGACTATTTAAGAATGAGTAGTCGATTGAAAGCCGATTCAAGAAATTAAGAATATAAAAAGAAGAATGATTAAAAGTATAAAATGAGTGTTCAAATGAAACCTAGCAATTATGGGTCAAGTATGTTATCAAAATATAGTTGTAGAAGCTTTGATGATGTCATCGGTAACGAAGACGTTGTGAGACGTTTACAGACATTTGTTTGTACTCCTAGACGAATTCATTTGATTCTAGTAGGTCCAGAAGGAATAGGTAAACGTAATTTAATTGAAATATTAATCAATCATCTTTATGGCGAGAAAAGAGATGGTTTACTTTATTTTAGTAGTTCATGTGACCGAAGTATACAAAACATTCGCGATACAGTGCAAAACTTTGTTTCCAAGAAGACGTTTTCAGGCGAGATTAAGCAGATGAAGATGATTGTCTTTGAAGATGCGGAAACCATTTCAGAAGGTGTTCAGCAATTGATGCGATCTGTCATTGAAAAGAATCTATGCTCTTCCATCATGTGTATCTTTCTCTGCCACAAAGTCGACAGTCTCATTGAATCGTTGCAAAGTCGTTGTTTGACATTGAAGATGGAGAAAATCGGCCGAGAAACGTTGTATGCCTTTGTCGAGAACTTGGGACAGAAAGAAAATGTTGCCATCACCTCAAAAGCCATCAATGTTCTCGTTGACAAAGTCAGTGGTGATGTTCGTCAGGCCATCAACTACTTTGAATTGCTTTCCTATGACGTTCGACGACCAATCACAGAAGAAATCGTGCAGGAAGTTTGCCTTTTTCCTTGTTATGCAAGCATAAAAACCATATTTGAAAGCATTCGTGATCGACGAAATGCTCTTGTGGCTATGCGTGAGATGCAATCACTTATCGTTCAGGGGTTTAGCGGAATCGATATTCTTGGGTTCCTTCAAGAATACCTTTCCATGATTGAATCGAAAATGTCGACAGAGGAAGAAATTTACAGTGCCTTTGTCAATGAATTGGCTGTAACGACGTTGCGATTAAAAGAAGGAGTGAATTCGTATACTCAGTTATGTGGTATGTTTGCACGTTTGGTTGATGGTATGTCTTAGTAGATTCTAAATCACCTTTCATCAATACTAATGAATAATAGTAACATCGGATTCCAATGAATTGACAATATTGACGAGGTCGCGTTTCTCGGCCCATTTTTCTTTGACAATGCCTGGGACGACGTGCTGTGTCAATCTTTCAAACTCTTCTGGAGACTTGAAAAAGAATGTACGATACTTCTCAATATATCCAGTCGAGTCCACCACTTTGAAGTACAAGTTTTCGTCAAAAGACCCAACCATCTCCTTTTGTTTTTCACCGGTGAGAGAGTCTACAATATTTCCCATGTAGGGACTTGCAAAAATCATCGTTGATTGTCTTGTACCATCGATACAAGTTACTTCAATTTGATGAGCCAGAGGGTTCTTGACGACGCGATACATTCTTTTGTTCTTCGTAAGATTTATGACTGTCTTTAAGTCTCTTACGAGACTGCTGTTCTTCAGTTTGAAGCCTGTCTTTCAAAAATTGAATCCCTTCGCGCATCTCTATAATCGCTTTCTCACATTGAAGAATGCAAGAATCAGTTTGACAAAGAGCATCTGCTATTGGCGAATACAAATCCATGAGCTCATTTCGTTTCCTTTCGGCATCTGAATCGTAGAATCTCTCGTGATCGCGCAAATGTATGAAGATATCATCATACTTTATAATATTGACACGAAGAAACCTCAATGACCTGTCGTACTCCTCTTTAATTAGGCGAAGTTTCGAAAGCCGAGATTCATAATGATCAATTCCAAGTTGAACAATTTGAATCCGATACTCACTTCTCTTGTAACAGTTGGTGAGCTGATCACCAAATATGACATTAAAATGAAAGTTCATTCAGGAAATTGTGATAGCTTCAAGAAAAGCATTTACAATTATTTTTAACACTTATATTAGAAATATGGTCGAAAGACATACCAAAAAAAGTAACTCTAATTACGGTAATTGCGCAGCACCATCTGTCAACTACCGAACTCCGAAACGAAATCAAGCGACAAAAAGCTGCTACCCCAAATCGTATCTACGACGGCTCGTCCATGCATTCAATAACACTGAATGGGCCAAGGATAACCCCATCGTCATCGATGATGCAGCACGCGAAGAAGATATATGGAAAGAGATTTATTCGCGAATGAAACATATTTGTAACAACGAAAAATGTTGGCTAAATCACCTGCAAGTCACAGAAGATGGAGAAGACGTGACTACAGATGCGCGCCAATTTTTCCTTCCGATGCGTCCAGAATCATGGAAAAGCAATCCAAGAACATGGTTGACAAATTTTGACATTGAGCGAATTATGAAAATGTACACGAAAAAGCATCGTGATTTTCATTTCATCGGACCTGTTCCAATCGACTTTGCGGAACGACGAGGTGATAGTTGTATTTCAAAAGAGTTGTGTGATATAACAATAGCTGCATGGAAGAAGAAAAAGTATGAAAAAGTAGGAATAGTGTTCAATACAGATCCTTCCTATTTAGGAGGATCCCATTGGATTGCAGCTTATATTGACTTGCAAGTACGTCGTGTTTATTTCTACGATAGCTACGGGATTCCTCCACCTCATCAAGTACGCAGTCTACTTAATGGACTCGCTAAGGAACTCGGAACAGAATTAAAATACAATCCACGTCGGCATCAATATTTCAATACCGAATGCGGTGTCTACTGTATACATTTTATTCTCTCTTTGATTGAAGGAAAAATCGATTTTGAAAGCTACGTGCACGAAATCGCTCTTCATGATGACGAAGTGGTCAAGTATCGCGACATTTTCTGGGATAGTACTTAAACCAACATTTATTTACAAGGTGCAAAACTTTTTCGATGGTGCGGAGATATACCAAAAGCTTTAATGCCAGCCATATGTTCAGCCGTACCATACCCCTTATTCTTTGACCATTTATACTTGGCTTCAAAATCTGGATTGGCGACAGCAATTTCAAGCATGTATGCATCTCGATGTGTTTTCGCGAGTATGGATGCCGCAGCTACATGTCTGTACTTTTGATCTCCGTCGACGGCACACGTCACTGGAATATAGGCATCAGAACCGGTCATTGTGCGCCAGTAGCTTCCGTCAATTGTTAAATGTTCTACCGGACTTTGAGTTTTTATGGTCCTTATCGCGTCGTGCATTGCCTCCATCGTTGCCTGAAGGATATTTAGACGATCGATGTCGTCTACCTCTGCATAGGTGACGGCATACGCCAATGCGTGTTTCTTGATATATTCACTGAGAATAAATCTCTTTTTTGCGGAGAGAGCTTTGGAGTCATTGATGGATAGATAGAATTCATCCGGAAAAGAACTTGCAGGGGGAAGGATGACCGCGGCGGCGTATACGCGACCACATAAGGCTCCTCGTCCTGCCTCATCTAAGCCACAATCTAACTTTTCTGGATACATACTGTGTTCAAGAACTCTCTTCTCCATATTGTAAAAAGAATGTATGTACTTGTCTTTCTTTTCATCGTACTAATCGTACTTCTCGTGATAATAACTGGCTTCATTTTTTTGAAACCAAATGTCGTAACGGTTGAAAACTTTTCAGTTGACAAAATAGACCCCTTCTGTGTCTCTTTCTCCCGCAACAAAGAAATTCAACTGCTCGAAATGTATGCGGAACTACAATCTCAAAACAATATTGTCAACATAGTCGACTTGAAAGAAAGGTTGGGAAATACGCAAATTTTCACGCTGACACAACTTCTCGGCGATGACACAATTGAAAATGCCCAGAAATTGTTTATGTCCAACAAAGCAGACTCAAACGCTCAATCTTATGACTGGACATTCATTAACAGTATAGTCAAGAGAATTCGTTTCAACAGAATGACCAAAGAAGACTTTTCCAATTATTTGAAACAGTTCATGAATCTCCCAATTTGCGCCGAATCACAGGACCCCTTCTTCTCCTACTTTGATGAGAACCCTGTTTGGCGTCCCTATGAGCACGACGCGGACTTTATGCAAAACTTCGCAGACAGTGCAAAGAACAATGTTTTACTTGTCGCGGACTATTCAAAAGCAAGCATCGATAAAAACACGTACAATGAAAAACTCGTTGTCCCGTACGGGTACTTACCCCCTCCAGACGTACCTTTCAAACATGTCCCGCAAAATCACGAAATGTCTTTTCGCTGTCAGCGCTTCTACCACAATTGTCAAGATACAAATCGAATTTCCAATGCTTGTTGAAAATCAAAAACAAATAGTTCAACTACTTTCTGGGGCATCGAACATATCGTTCAAATAGAGGTATGTAAAAGTACAGTCGGCAAGAAGTGGTAGAAATATAACCAAGTACGGGATAAAGTAGTCTTTTGAGATTGGAAAGTAAATCACTAAAAAGAAAAGATAGGCTGGAATAGCCAACATGTCCACGATATGTATGTACTTGTAGTAGAGACGAATATCGTTGGAGAAGATTTGTTTCCTTAGAGGAGGATCAAAAAAGCAATAAATGAACAGTCCATCAATCGCTGCTGCTATCACAAGAAATAAAATTGTGAGATAGTCAACAAATGTTTTCGTTTCTGACAACGATAAACAAAGTAGGTAAAGTAGGAAAAATGGATAACATGCCATGTCTCCATACACGACGATATTCTCTTTTACATGAAAAGTCATTATTACTACTTATCAGATAAAATAGATTTTTTGAATGGGTGAAAAAGCTTATATGCGTCGATACAATTCTTGACCGAAATCCATCCACACGCGCGGTCTTAAGGCATCGCCGCTACTACTACAGCTATAAAAGCACAACCCAATCACTTTGTACTTCATATCTTTCAGAAAAGGAATCAATGATCTCCATGACCGTTTATGGAAGACGCGTTTTGTCTGAATATTCAGTACATTTTGGTCACTGATATTCAACGTTTTGGATATTGTATGCAAGTTGGCAAATCGAATGCAAGGGTTTGCCAGGATTGTATTTCTACCACTTTGGATACATAAATCTGAAAACAACAATGTCAAAGGAGGAACAGTCAAGGGAGTGACATCTCCTTTTCTTGATCCCCCGAGAATCTCACATTCAATCAATGTCGTATCATAAAAGGCGTCGTTGCTACATTTGACGAAACTGGAAATGTCAAACATTTTTGGATATGGATATCCATTTTTGATGTATCGATGAATAAGAAAGATACATTGTTTGTCACCGACATGTGTCATCAGGAACCAGTAACGTTCTCCTTCTGTCAACACCGTGAAAAACGTGGGAACTTTCCAAAACGTGTCGGTCATGTAACCCAATTTGTTTTGGTTTTTGTCAAGCACTCTTTGCTTTGTCAAATCATAAATCTTGTCCAAGAGGAGACGTTTCGTGCTATTGTTGTGACATTGAAGCATTTCATGGCCTCGAAAAATAATTTTACTTTCCTCCATGTTTTCAGTTGTGCAAATGATTGACAAGATTCAAATTATAGTACTTATGCAAAATCATTTTTTTAAGTTGCAAGATCTGGAGCCATAACAGGTGCCCATAACCACCAGAACCATCCTCGCACGGGTTCTGTTTTCATGGCAAAGGAGTTCATGAGTGTGGAAACATCTTTTTGTTTCAGATTGAAATCGACAAAACGAATACAAGAGATGATTCCGTGAAATTCCACTTTTCCTGGAAGAAGTGACCATGTGGTTCCACTAATAATGGGAACATTCAATAAAGTCCAACTTCGATAGAGATCACCGTCCAAGTAAACATCGACAATGCGTCCATCCACGACCAAACAGATATTGTTCCACTTCTGCAATTTGAGCATGTTGCGAATACGGAATTCTTGGTGATCTTTTTTCTGGAAACCTTTCAAATCGAAACGAATTCGAATTTTTATCACGAAATCATTATGGTATGGGTCATACTCTAACATGATGTTGTTGTCTCCTTGGACTAACAATATGGCATTGTTCATCCCCTGTGGACTTCCAAACCGAATGTTGTCATTGTTTTCATTGACATCTGTCTTTTCGGCAACTGGACGTGTTAAATACCGTTCCGAGAAATTCTCCGGTTTCAAGTACATCATCAAAGTAAATCGCGTACGACTTTCGTTAATTGCAGGCATTTTATCGATATAGATTCCATCAGGACGCATCGCTTCATCAACAATGGAACATTTGGAATTCGTCTCCACTGCAGAAGCCACTGAACCGCAATATGAACTGGTGATGAGGAAGGGAGCATGAGCTCGATTCCATGCGAAAATCAAATAGGATATGATGAGAACAATGGCAAGATTCACAAAAAACAACGTGTAAAAGAATGCTGACATTTCTGAAGAAAAAAATATTCCGGTGTTATATAGTAATAAGAAAAACGAAATAAATAAACCTTTTTTTGCAGCTGGAATGGACGATACTCTCACAAATGTTCTCATTGCTTACTCCAAATGGGCCGGAATCGTCATTCTTGCGATAATAGTCATCTACATTGCATCAAGAATATACAATGCTTTCACCACGAAAAATGACAACGAACCACTTCTAATTCCTGCCCCTATCCTGATGACAAGTTCGGATTTAAAACCGTTCGCTGGTTCTCTGCTCCCCATGTCGACCAACGGCACGGAATTCTCCTACAGTTTCTGGCTTCTTATCAATGACTGGAACTTTAATTACGGAAAACCAAAATGTATCTTGTTCCGATCAACGGGTGACGTTAAAACTTTCAGCGTTGCCTCTCCTAGCATTTGGCTTTATCCTTACGAGAACAAAATGATGGTGCGCCTTAGTACCATGCTTGGAAAAGGAGGACCGAATACACCCTATGACAACGTCACTTACAATACCTGCAACACCAGTGGAAACAAGACCTACTCGAACGCCAATCCTAAATATTTTTGCGACCAGTCTCAGTTCAATACTATCAATGCTTGCGATATCGATGGCATTCCTTTGCAGAAATGGGTTCATGTCTCAGTCATCCTCTGGAATCGCACTTTGGATGTGTACATGAATGGCAAGCTTGCACGAAGTTGTGTCTTGCCAGGTATGCCTGTTACCGATTCTTCGCAGTTGAATCAATTGAACGTTGGCTACTGTGGTGGAAATGCGAGTACTTTCAACGGGTACATTTCTCGTCTGCGATACTGGAACAGAGCGATCACGGCAGCTGAGGTGTACAATACTTACACGGATGGACCCTTGCCACTCTCTTATTGGTGGTCGCAGTTGGTGAACAAGGTGAACGTGACTTTGAATGTCAATTGACACGGTTAAAATATTATTTTCACACCTATATTAAAAAAGGCCAGAATAAACAGTTAAAAATGAGTACCGCAGCGGCAGATACTACACAAACGATTTCAACAAGTGCTTTTGCCATCTTTGAAGTTGTCGTTGCAGCACTTCTTGGTCCGCTGGATGCGGCGGGAGAACGTCAACCTGCTTTGATCCATCAACTAGCGTTGTCCGTGGTATTGATAATTGCGTTGATGATTGTGTACTCGTTGGTCCAGTATTTCATCACAAGAATTCAAGGATCGTCTGCGGGTTCCCCATGGATCGTTCCTGACATAAAAGACGCCTCTCGTGGCATGACCATCAGTCAAGATCCTACCCAAAAGAATTCGATTCTACTTCGTCGTTCGTTAAATGAAGCCAATGGAATTGAATTCACGTACATGACATGGATTTTCATCACGGATTATGAATCCAATTATGGAAGACCAAAGGATATTTTCTATAAAGGAAACTTTAACGGAAATTTCGGGACGAGAACACCAGGAGTCTACTTACATCCTACTGAAAATACATTGATTGTGTACATGAGTACATATGCCGACCCAAATTCCAATTCAGTATCCGTTCCCAACATACCGGTAGGAAAATGGTTTCACTTGGCAATTACTTTGAAAGAACATGATGTCGATATCTACATCAATGGACTTTTGAAAAAGCGCATGGTTCTCAACAGTCTTCCCAAACAGAACTTTGGACCTCTTGTACTGAATGACAATGGTGGTTTTGAGGGATACTTGTCAAAATTTCGCTACTTTGACTATAAAGTAAGTAACTCGGAGATTGAGGCAGCAGTTTCCTATGGCCCGTCTTTGACACTGCCAGCATCCACCATGCAACAACCTCCTTATCTCGCGAGTAGCTGGTGGTTGTAAACAGTTTGTAAATATATGTAAATAAAAATCTTCTGTAATAGTAATATCCGCCGCAAATAATGAGTTTTGACAATACATTTCATGCTTATGTGTCTCCTTATTCCGATATGAAACCGGCAGTATATAGAAATGAAGGCCCGGAGCCAGGCATGTATCTGGTGGATGAATGTAGAAGAGATGACAAAACAAAGGAAAATAGCGTACCATTTATGCTCGATCAAACTTCCCTGAAATCGGACCCTTGCTGGAAAGATGCTCGCAATGAAATCAGTCAATATCCAGGTACCTATATCACCAGCGAATTTGCAACGAGACGATCCGATGAAGATTTTCGCAAAGCCGGAGCGATAGTCGAGAAAGGACGCACGAATCCATTGCGCGTTGCTTTTGCAGCTGGTGGTGGTGAAATTGACGCTGACTCTGATCTGCGACAAAATAAGAGTCTCTTGACACATCATCGTACCGTACAACCTTTGTCAAGTTTGCCCATCAATCCACCTCTTCGTGTGTATGGTGTCAAAGATTTAGTGAGAGAACAGATTGTCGTTGAAGGGAAACGTACACATGAAAAACGAACCGAGAAAATAAATCCGATCGAGAAGACAGCTGATTTGTATTTTTACCCCTTACTTCCATATTCAAAAGAGGTCCAGGATCCAGAACATATTATCTCGACGGATGTCATCCGCGGTGGATACCCATCAAGACGCTGGATGAAAGACAGATGCAAGACATAAATTGTTGGATATTTTTTTTCTTCTCTACTAATAAAAGCAAAAAACGAACTCTTTTTCGCAATGAGCAGCAATCGATTGAAATTTGACAACTGTTCTTACCAGGAAAATTTAACAAGAAATAACGGCCAACTTTCTTATCTACTTGACACTATTAAGTTTGACAATTGCAGTAAATGTCGCATTGAACTTGGTTCTGTTGGAGGAACAGCCGTGAGCCAGATTGCAGGAAATCTAGTGGATCTCGAGAATGACTTAAGAGGTCAAACCCGTCTTCACTCCCAGTGCACGATCCAGCAGTACACGAACCCTTGCGCTGGCCAAGCTGACAACTGCCAACCTGACCGTATTTACACCGACGGGACCAGAAATGCGGCCACTGCGATCGATACGAGCAAACGTCACCTAACTCCTTGTCAAATGGTGAGATACAAGCCAGTTCCTATCTCACCACCCATTACTCTCCAGGGATGCAGTGCAGGAGCAAGTAGTGTCCAGCCGAATTTTCCTAGACCTTATGTCAATTACTCTTCTTGAATACACATGTAGAAGGTAATTTGGAGTAATCTTTCGCTCCATTCACAGTTTTTGGTGCGTTTAGTTATGACTAAAAAAAGCAATCGGAATATTATTCTTAGTCAATTGTAAAATAATGTCATGATTCCTAAAGACATTTTTCTTCGTTGGATTTGTGGAAAATTTGGCGAGACGAGCTTCTCTCATCTTTTCCTTGTCATATAAAGTTTTCCCAATGAAATTAGCTCTGGAAGCTTCTGGGAAGACATAAGAGTGTTTTTTGGTAAGGTTGATCGATTTTAAAGCAGTGCTACTAGTAGGACCATGATTCGTATTTTTCAGTGTCATCGTTTCTGTCCTGGACCCTCCATTCAAAGATTTCGTTATTTTATGTAGCTTTTTCTTTCTTACATTATACAGAACAGTTTCAAACGCGCAAAAGTGATTATCACTTAATTTACCAGAATTTGCGCTTTCGTAAGTTTGCAAAAAGTCGATATCTTCATCAGGAATGTCGTTTGCAAGAAGTATCTCTGGGCGAAAAAATTTATAATCTTTACTCATCTCTAAACTATAAATTGTCAGTAGAGGAGACTGGCGATTTTGATAAATGAAATGTGAAATACTCTCCAAATAACTCTTTACATGATGGTCGTCTACGTCAAGAGTTTGAAGTAGTTTGTAATTATAATCGCCCTTCTCATACATTGTTTTTCCCGCTACTAGCCTAGATGTTTTTACTGGTGATATGGCTATTTCAGGGACAGAGAAACAACGTCTAGATACTCCGTCATAAAAATCTGGATATTTTTCTTTAATTGGTCCGATATTGTCTATTTTCTTATTTTCTTGTCCGGTCATACACGATTTTAATATAAATTCTTCTAAAACAGATCGATCGAATGAGGAATTCCTACCAGTAATTATTTTGTTCCAGAGAGTACCGTTGGAGATACTGTCTTGCAAAGCTATGCACATGCTCCCTTGAAGATTGTATTTTTTTAGGACATCTACGTCAACACATAGATCAAAATGCTTATCTTCTGCACATTTTGCAGTTGCTTTACCAATTTTATAATAATCGTACACAGTAGGTGGTATACGGGAAATATCTTTTTCGAATATCTCTGCATTGTCTTCTTTTAAGTTGCGCAGAAATCCTCGATTAAGAGGTGCAGGGGAAAGAAGCACAATGACTTGGATATCTTCTGTCAAGGTTACTATATTGCATTTCCCACCATCATAAAGTTTCGCACCATGGTGAGCATACGGACAAGGGTAAAAATATTTAATGTCCCTGTCCACATTTGCTTTGTCTGACAAAGTTGCTTCAAATAAGTATGTGTTAGAGTCTGTCCATTTAGTACATGTATAAAGAATAGTCCCCTTTGGTAGCCACAATACAGGGTAGTCGATTTCATCGATGGAGAGATAATGAATGAGAAACTTCTCATGGTTATGTAGATAATAAGGAGACTTTTTATTTTTATCGATATTGTCGGGAAACTCGAAATCATCGATTCTTGGAACGAATTTTTTGCTTAACTTTAGTTTTACATTGTCAGAGGCGAATTGCAGTACCCGCCAATCTCTTTTACAAGCCTCCTCGAATAATTCTTCTGAGTTACGCAGTTCATGTCCCACATACTGTAGAGCTTGCCAATGATGTTTCAAAATATCTTTGAATAATGTTTCTGAATTACGAACTTTATCTCCAACATTTTTTAAAAGGCGCCAATCCGACTCTACTGCAAAACGCGCAAATTCTACTGTATTTTTAAGTGCATCCGAAGCAAACCTAAAATATTTCAAGTTTAACCTTATTGCCGAATCCATAAAGTCTTTGTTATTTTTTAGATCAACAGTAATGTAATTTATTACAGTTTCTCCTATGTCATCCATCTTCAGAGCTTTTAAGGCAATATCTTTATTTCCTCGAATCTTTTCATTTGTCCATTTGAAACATTTATAATTTGCATCTATTGCAGCGACGACAAAAGCTTCATCATCTTGCAAGCTTCTTGATGCGATTGTAAATGCGAATTCTCGTAAACTAATTAATGCTAGCATAAACTTTTTCTTTTTAAATAAACTTGAAGATAAAGATACCTTCTTGTCCAAATCGGTTATCCTGAAACCATTTTTTACGGCCAAAAGTATTATCTCTTCGTCCTTTAGAGTGTCACCGAGAGCATATTCATATAAATCACCGTTATAATCACCTAATGAATAATGTACAATATCTCGATCGCGTCTTAACTTATCGGATAAGTATTGAAACCCTCTTTTGTCAATTTTCAGAATATCAAGAGCAAACTTTCTGTTACCCTTTATTGTATCCGACACATATTCTAAAGCTTCTACTTTAGTCTTTATAGCAGTCATGATGAACTCTTTGTCATTTAAAATCTCTGGATCTGTAACAAACTTTAGATTTAGACCGTTACCACTAATTGCAGCCATTGCAATTTCCCTATCTGCTCTCATTCTTTCAGGTATATATGCAAAAGCATGCCCCTTATGTTTTCTTACTTCTTCCAGTAAGAACTCGCGATAACCTTTCATTTTCGGCGATATAAAATTTAGGTATAGATCATCTGTAGAAACCCGTATGACTTCATTGATGACTTCGATATCACTTCTTAAATCTTCTGATGCATGTTCAAATGGTTCATTACTGTGACTTTCTCTGACAGCTTGAAGGAAAAATTTCTTATTATTCTTAAGAGAGTCTGATGCGTATTGAATGTCCCTACAATTATTTAGAACGGCTTCAAGAACAACAGACTCGTCGTTCCTTAACTTTTCAGACGCAAATTCCAAAATGTTTGTGCGACGAGCATTTTTAATAGCAGTAAGTACAATTATTTTGTCATTCTTCAAAGAGTCTGATGCATACTGAAGGTCCGTACCATTTTTACCAACAGCTGCGAGAACAACAGACTTGTCCTCCCTTAATTTTTCTGATGCAAACTTTAGAATATTCTGATATCTATTACGATATCTACCATTTTCTATAGCAATAAGTACAATCTTTTTATTGTTCTGTAATGCTTCTGAGGCATATTGCAGACAACTTCCATCTTTATGTACAGCTAATTTGACTAGTTCAAAGTTGTCTTGTAGTTTGATTGATGCATATTGTAAGACTCGTGGATTTAATTTGACGAAAGGTATCATATAATCTAGATCTCCTCGCTTGGCTTCATCTAGATACTTCAAGAATGTTTTAGTTATTCCATTTTTTAATGCCTTAAAAATGTCCGATTTTTCAATGTTAGGAGATTTATGAGACATTATATTTATTGGGTATGCGCTATTTTAATATAAAGATTAGATAAAAAGAGATAATATTGGCCTATACGACGACCTGATAATAATCTACAATTTAAGTGCCATAGATATATACCTAATATCTATTTCATCATAGTCATTGTAAGTACCTGTGCTCTTATCATTTCAAACATGTTGTCGGAAGATGGTTGCATTTTGAAGTTACAAATGTATTTCTTCTTTTTAAGCGGCATTCGATTAGCGCTTTTTTCTTTCGGTAAAGACAAAAGACACAAGCAAAAATACAGTATGAATTCCTTTGAGACGAAAGATTATCTACGCAGTGACGGAAAAGACAATGACCCATATATTCATGATTCTTTCTGGTCCGATGATCCGACAGTATTGTACAAAACCGACCGTCTTCTCGAATTTTTTCCATCCAAACAGTACTCTTTGGCTGAAAATTTGAATGCACTGACAAGATTTTCGGTCTACTGCAGTGTACTTCTGTATTTGTTCCGACCATCCTATACCATTTTCTATTTACCGCTGTTCTTTTTCGTCATGACCTATTTGATTTGGACGTACCGAGAATTCACTGAAAAATTCGGGTTCACAAAGGAATTACAAGTGGACAAGGACACCAATGAGGACACAACGAAACCAACCCTTAGCAATCCCTTTATGAATGTCCTTCTCACGGATTATGTGGATAATCCTCAACGAGGTGAAGCCGCCTCGCGAGAAAATGTGCAAGAAGATGTTGAAACGAAATTCGATTTCAATTTGTACCGCGAGATCGACGACGTGTACCGTCGCAACCATTCAGAACGACAATTCTTCACCATGCCTTACACGACAATCCCAAACGATCAAGGTGGTTTTGCAAGCTGGCTTTACAAGACGGGAAAGACAGAAAAAGAGAAGACTCTAGATACATCTTTAAATTTATCGCCCTGAACCTTTCCACATATTTTCAAGATCTGTTTCAATTTCTGTCATCGTCTTCTCGTCGAGCATATCCGCCTTCATGGTATCTTTTGCCGCGGATTTGACAAGACCTGAAATCAGATTCATAGCGCCTTTGTCGGAGCCACCAATCGTTTTCAAAACATTGTTGATGATGGGGCTTTCCTTGATGGATCCTATCATCGTTTCTACTTCGTCTTTCATTTGTTCTCCGCTGATTTCTTCGTCAGCCATTTGTGTTTTCACAGATTCGCCAATTCGATGAATCATTTTGGAAAGAACAGAGGGGTCTTTTCCTAAATTTGCGAGAAGAGAAGACAAGGGAGGTGGTGCGTTTCCTGATCCTGGTAAATTCGCCATTCCTAAATCTTTCATGAATTCATCTGCGTTAATTTGGGATGCAAAGTTGCGGGCCATTTTCGCAATTTTACTACTTTCAAGACGTTTCATGAAAGGATCATCTTGTAAATTTGCAAAATCAAAGGGAGAAGAAGGAGCAGTCGCAGAAGCTTTTGACTTCGTATTGCTTTTCTTTGTCTCTTGATTTCTTAATTGTTCAATAAGGGATCGAGTGGTATCATCATTTATTCCCTTGTACTGTTTCGAAAGCAATAAGAAAAGTTGCAAATACTTCCACAGTCCTTCGCGTGCTTTTGAGTCTTCATAGAGTGTGTTTAAGCTTTTCATGGTAACTCCTGGGAGTAATTCCTCGTTTTCTTGTTTTTCATTGAGGTCCATAAAGAAGGTTTCATTTCGCTCGACGATCAAGTCTTCATGCAATTGTATTTTGTTGGAGAATTGAAGCAAAGAGTCAAGAACTTTTTCTTGGCTGTATTTCTTGTATTCGCTCAACAATTGTGAAGAAAGGCGTTTGTCTGTTTCTTTTGCAAACTGTTTCATAGTGTCCAAAAAGGATACGACAAAGTGAGTGCTAAAATCGTCCTCGAAAGTAGCAGTAGTAGTTGTTGCGGCGGCCATTATACAAGAAGAACAAATTAGAACTCTTTATATGTTGACAAAGCATTCTTTTTTGCCACGATGAACCGCGTAAGAAATGAATATAAATAAATCCCGTTTTACATCAAATATCATCATGTCTGAAAAAGAAGTTTCAACTCTTCGCAAATTCAACAACTCTGTACGCGGGTTTGTCGCAGAACTCCGTCGTTTGTTCGACGAGAACGACGAAGACATAATCGTCATTGAATCGATCATTGAAATGTCAAAACTGAATGCACGAGTCATCATCGGGCCTTTCCAAAGATATGTTCTCGTGAATACAGAACTGGTCAAAAATATTATGAGTGAAAATACAAACTTTTTTCTTGTGTATCAGTTTGAAGAATTAGTGAATAAGAATCGATCGTACACCGAATACGGTTACAAACTCATTTCGAAATTCCGAGACGCCTTACTTATTCATCAAAACGATCCAAAAACGGTGAAGAACATCTTTGATTGGTTCAAGATCTTGGTATACTATGCCGCAAATGATTCCAATGTTGACATGGATCAATTCCTAACTACCACAAATAAAACAAGTAATACAATATGTACGACCGACGTCGCCGCCGCCGCTCAGGAACATTAATACAATGCTCCGCGATCATTTAAGACAAGAACTTTCTCCTTTGTATTTGCACCACATTTCCCACTTTTTGTATACAAGCATAAATCTAGAGGAACTTCGGTGATTTCGTTTGTCAAAGTATAGTAGTTTCGAGCACCAGCATGATAGCTCATTGTCAAAGGACATGCTTTCATCATAGATTCAGAAAAACTTCCGAGAAATTCCATGGTACTCTTGAAGTAGAAAAAATTGGCATGTATCGTTCGTATCAACTCAAAAATTGAGTCTGCATCACAACTTTCATCGGCAGATATAATATTGTAGAAACTGCATGCGTCAATACTTTTGGCGATATCGAAAGTCCTATATGAATAGAGCGCCAAATGAGTATGAAACATGGAGGGGAAATAAAACTGGATCAAACTTCTGCGTTTTTCTTTGTTCATAAAGTATTTATAAAAATTGAAAAATCGGATTTCTATCTCAAATGAGAACTTTTTGATGAAAATATTTGGATGACTACGCAAAAGAAAGATTCCATCAATGTCCCCTGATTTCCATAATTTCACAAGTTCAGGGAAATTGGCAGCAGGTTTGACATTGCAACGAAGATTCAGAATTTTCACCAGTTTTACAAGAAACGATTCGGCACCTCCACCTTCAAGGACACCGATCGTTTTACCATGCCATGTATCATCTGTCTCACTTACTTCAAATAAATCCGAACGCAACGGGATGAGTAATGTGCACGTAGAATAGCCAAAACGACTGACAAATCTGGATTTCGTGATGACGCGATCCGTTACCAAGAATTCCGGGAAAAAGAAGACTTTGTTTTTCAGATTGGACTGTAAGACTTTGACAAGCGGAGCGGAAACAATTTTCAATGGAAATACAGAAGAAAACGCGTCAAGAATGGCCTTGTCGTTTGGATCTCTGCTATCGCTCAAGAAATACAGTCGACTGAAACTATAAGTACTTTGTGTCAATTGAATATTCATGCTTTCAAACGTCTCTTTGTTCTGACATTTTCGATAAAGGAGGAGAAGAATGATTGCGAGAAAGAAGACAATGGGAAGAAATAGACTTTTCGTCATTATGCAATTGATATACACAAAAGAATTTTAAATAGTGTCTGAAGTTCCACCCTCTCTTCTAGTTTTACACACAGCGTTCATAGAAATATGTGTTTGAATGGTCGTATTGTACATAGATCCATTGATCAGGCGATTTTGAGTGGAATGAAATAAGATATTCAAATTTTCAGGGGACAGTTTTGCAAATGAGACTGGTTTTACAGTACCTGTCGCCCAATTGATAACACTGGGGAATTTGACATAGAATACTTGCGCAATGACGGGAACTGGGTCATCCCTACTGGGAGGATCTTCTGGATTTTCCACCAAGACATGTCCATCAATGCCTTGTAACCAGTCTTTGAATTCTTGCCAAGGACTACCGGAGCATATCCCAGAGACGGGGTTATACCAATCGAAATCTTGAAAGCGAACAACATGGTCAGAAGGAAGAAGACATGTCGGTTGATATTCTTTTGTCACAAGTTTCAAATAGTAGTCATCGCCATTTCCTGGATTCACTATTGTGATCGTCTGCAATAAGGACGTTTCACGGATAGATTTCAAAGGCGATCCAGAAGGCGTCAATATTCTAATGGTCAAGCGATTGAGTAATGCGACTGGTACCGGGAACGTGAACATCTCTGCGCCCATGGGTCTGAAAAGATGGTATCCCGACCGACCACTGACCCCTTGCTCCCACGTCTTATCGTTCATTATCTTGATGACATTTTTGTGGAAAAATTCATTGGTGGATTTGTAAATGGACGTTAACTCTTCGATCTGCAGAATCAAGTATGGATAGTGTAACATTGTTTGACCACTGTCAAAGCATTGACGCGAAAAATGCGAGTCTAAATCGGAAAAGTAGAGGCATACTGACTCAATACGAAGTTCCGCCACATTGGATATCCGAGCAGGAATATTTAATCCTTCTGTCATACCCGTTCGTACATCGTAGTAGCCGACAATTTCTCCCAACGGCTGATTTGGATCGTACTGTGGATTACTTTCGAGACGTTTGCTGGGAAGTTGAATGAGGGGATTGTTTTCGTAAACGGGGAAGCGTTTTGTAACAAGTTGTTGGCTGTTGAACGTGACGGAAAAGTTGTATCGATTGAATTTTTCATCCACGCGGAAATTTCGATCTGCACTTGAAACAGCCAGAAAATGCTGAACATACTCAAAGGAATCTTTTGTGACTAACGGACCCCTGTAATTGATGCCGACATTACTTGACACGAAATCTTCATTTTGAGAATTCAAAAAGATTTGGACGTTATTCTCTTCTACATCAGGGTTTGCAGCTGTCTCATTTGAGGCAATGACTTCATTCTGCTGTGTAGTTCCATAGGAAAATACATCTTCTTTCATTACAAATGTCTTCTCGATGGTCTCCTCTTCATCCGACGACGAATCCTCATCGATCGGAGCGAACGCCGACACTGTTGACGTGGTAGTAGCATTATTTTGGGATTTCAAACGCTGCATGTTCTGAAACTTTTGGATAATGTCTTCATTGTCTGTAAAAAATACTAGCTCACCAGAGTCTCCTGCACTTCCACTACCAGCTGACGAAACGCCTATTTTCTCCTCGTTTGACAAGGAAGACATTTTAACTAAATTGTCAAGATATGGGTACTGTTCATCAACCATGGTTTTGAGATTCTTCTCCGTGAATGTAGGTTCGTCGGTCGTAGAAAGAGGCTTGTTCAGAAAGCTATCATCTGCGTCAAAGGAGGCAGCGGTGAAAAGACTTTTATGTACTTCAGGTCTTTTCTCTACTTCATGGAGTAGAAGCGGAATGGCTTCCTGTAAAGCGAGTCGGTTCATGTCGACAATGTTATTCAAGTTGACCTTCTTTCGTTTGGCACTATTCAATGCTCTTAGAAGGATATTCTTGACAGGTTCTGTCCTTTTCAAAGCTGTCAATTTCTCTTGGTGCATGTAATCCTGACATAATTTCATGAAAACATTGAAATTTTCAGGGGAAAAGTAGAAACGCTCAAGTGAATTTCGCGCTGCATTACTCACAGGAAGTGTCTTTGTGCTCATCTTGGTGGTCTTAATGAATGGATGTCTTACCTTTTTACTGCAGAAAAAAAAAGTGGTCATTTGGCGTGCAACTGTTCTTTGGCATTTTTTTTTGTCAACCTTCTTATAAAAATGGATGCAACAGAACCAGTAAAACAAGTCGCTGACTTGCAGAATGTTCTTGCGATACCTACACCAGTCTATATCGTTATGCTGTTTATCACGGGAATCTTTGCATATTGCATCTTTACCAATCCAGATATGCAAAATTCATATTTCTTAATTACACAAATGACTATTGATTTCGGACTCATGGTCTTTGTTGCATTTATGATAGGACTGTTGACATTGACATCTTCCCCAGATTCCTTTGTCACCAACTACTCTACTGCTATTTTGCCCATTTCTCTCATTCTGGTCATATGGTTGAAATCTTACTTGACATATGCCGTGAATTTGGCGGATTTCTGCGGCGGAAAAGACAACGTTCAATCGTACCAATCGATTGCCATTCTTTTTAATACCATGAAGATAGCCATTTCAGTTTTTATCGTGTATAGTTTTCTTGCGATGTTTCCGACAACGACCACCTTGTTCTTCGAATTGTTTGGATCATCCCATCCGATCATTTACTATCTCGGAATTGGAACATGGATCGGCGCGAGTACTTGGCCGGGAGAAGCATCTGCTTTCTATTCACTACAATCGGCAGGTTGTGTACCAGAATCCAAAATAACATTCAATGATTTGACGGTGACCGCAACCAACAATCAAAACCTCGAAGAGTACGCGTAACAAAAAATGTCGTATTCTATTTATATACGTCGCCTTATGTGGGAAGATTACACAAGTTATATCATTTACGTATTGGTAGGTGTTTTCGTTCTGGCTTCCATTCTTTCTCTCTATACCAAGGAAGTTGCAAATGAACCCTTTACGATCCAAACCAATTATATCTCCGACAAAGATGACGCATCTGCGACCAATATCAGCTATCGCGACTATTACAACAATCAGTATCCATCTTTGACAAAAGTGGATGACAAATGTATTCGAGACGCCGATACACTCTCGGATTTCGATTTGCAACGTATTTTGCTTGAAAAAGAGAAAAAAAGCAATTTCGTGTACCCCAAACACATTGATCGAGGGGATGACAAGAAAATGCAGCGAGTGGCTGAAAAGATTGTAAAAGCGACAATGGATCCTTTTGACAAGGAAATGATTATGAAGCAAATCGAGGATCGAAAACATGCAAAAGCATCATCGAAGCTACCAGAATTTGTCAAATCTCCAGACGCACTTCCTTCACCCAATCCAGACATTCCGTCTCCTTATGGCTACGTGTATATGCCAAATCGTCTTTGGCGGTCAAACCAGTATCAAGCACCCGTCTGTTACTCGAACACCACCAATATTGTCCAACCTGTTTTTACAAATGGTTTGACAAGCGATATCCTTGAATTTACAGGTGTAGGTTCTATCCTTCCAACTTTTGAATACCGCGAAACTCCAGGAAGTCTTGACGAAAAGTCGTTTTTCAATAAACTGACAAAGGATAGTATGAATATATGGGCCACCGATAGTCGTGTTCATCCATGAGAATTGCCGATAAAAAAAATGATCCTAGTGAATATTACCTTTCATTGACATTTGCAGCGAGTCTGGAAAAAGAAAAGAAAATGATAATTCACGTTCGTTGTTTCACTTGTCAATCTCTTGTCGCAGAGAAATGGAATTTATACCAAATGTTGGTAGAAGCATACTCGAAAAAGCAAGAACGTGGATCGAGCTTGAAAGAATCCATTCGCAAAAGGCGCGAGACAATTAACATTGAGACCGTGCATCAATTCCTAAAAGACGATGATCAGACGCATAAACAAAGCCCGTCCTATTTGGCATTTGAAGCACTTGGAATTCGTGATATCTGTTGTCGTCGCATTTTTCTCAGCACCAAAACTTTAATTGACGAACTTTGATTTTTCTTGATCTTATAGTATAAGTAATGTTTGAAGACGCAATTTCGTTGGTGATCATCTCTCTCTTTTCACTCGGAGTTTTACTCCAAGTCTATTGGTACGAGATCACTGCATATTTAGGTCTTGTAGGACCTTCGATACGTCAGTACGTGGACTTAACTTTTTTGAAACCGTTTTTTTCGGTAGCCTATTAAAAATAAGATAATACTATAATTAATATGACGTCTAAAACGTTGAAAAATCGGAGAATCGTTGTGCATATTGGAGGTGCAACGAGAAGAAGAGAACATTCTGTGCACGAAGAAAAAGTGCAGAAGGAAGTCATGAAATTGGATAAAAACGAGATATCGGTTTATTTGACACAACTCGGAGTCATGTGTCCCTCTTCAAAAGCTCCTGAAGATCTACTTCGGAAGACGACGATGGTACTTTGCACAGATCCCTATTAGGCACGTTTGCGGCATTTAAAAAAAATCGTACTTGCTATAGAAGAATGTGGAGATTGATAAAGAGTCAGCCTGATTTTATGTATGAATGGAAGAGGCCTTTAGATAGAGGTGTTTATCAAGTGAATTTCGAAAGTGTCGATGGTTTCAAGAATGACGCGACATTACTTATCACAAACTCTTCGACGAGCAGCTGCAAAACGTATAATCCATTGCCCGAAGAGTTTCATACATCTTTCTCAGTTCCTGGCAATTTGACTCTTACTCTACGATCAGCAAGCAATAACTTCAGCCTTCCTGCGGTCAAAGTGTACTCTGTTCTCCAAACGACGTCTGCAACTCTAAATGGCATGGAAACGGAAAGCGTCATTCTTTTATACTCACCAATGAAGGATCTGCTGCAGCAGGAATCAAAAGAGAAGACGAAACCTGCTTTTGCGTCGCCTTCTCCATCGGGAGACTCTTTAGAGAAACGATATATTGTATTTCATACTATTTATCAGTTGACAAGTAAGATTGAAAGACTGCTTTTCACGTTAAAAGAAATGGTGGACGAGAAATTGATTAGTAATCCTTCCGAAAAGGAAAGACTTTCTCTTCTTCTTCGTCAATGCAAAGAGAATTATTTGAACTTAAGAACGATTGTCATCCAATCCGATAGAATATTCCTTCCAGAAGATACGATTATCAACGCCTTACTCGATCCTCGTATTGATAGTTTAATGAATATGGTGTTTGACATGACGTTGAATGACATTGACAGAAAAACAATGAGTGTTAGTATTCATAAATGTTACATCTACTTTGGAACCTGTGCGGGAAAAATGAAATCCATTTGTGAAATATAATGTCCAGACTTGAAAACTTTTTTTCCGTTTTTTTAAATATTAAGTTTGTATAAAAAATGCTGAGTATTAAAATATAACTTCCTCTTCTCCAGATCTTAACAAACAATGAACGTCATTACAAAAGGTACAAGCTATGTCAAAGAAATCGAAAGACGTCAAAGCCTTTTGAAACAAGCCCTTATCATGAAATCCCGCTATCCAATTATGTGCGAGCAAGACAAAGGGACGTTTGACATTTTTTCCGAAATTCAAGGTGTTTTCAAGAAACAGATCCGTGAAGCGGAACTAGGTCTAAAGCTAGGAAACCATTTGCTTGAAATCTACGAAAAGTACATTTGCAAAGTGAGAAAACTTTATGACATCATCAATGATTTCTATGTCAGCAAATTTGTCAATCCGAACAAATACACAAAGAACAACGCTGTCAAAACGTACACAAATGCTGACTCAGATCTGGTGAGTGAATGCAATTACCAGAACTGGTGCGAACGTATTACTCCAATTCTACTGGATATTCAGGAGTACGCTTCTCACCAGTACTTCTTGAACCAAAACCTATTTGTCAATCCCGCAACTTGTTATGACTTGAATGTCTCCAGTACAATGTGTGGCCATCCAATTGGAGACGGTACTGTCAAATCCGTCTACAACCTTAAAAGTTTTGGAACGACCACTCAACAGTATGCGTTACACATTACTTTTGATTCACTTCTTGGAAATAGTTCCAATACCTACGCCAATCTATCGTACCAGCAAAAGACAACTTCCATTGATATCGCCACCTTAAAGGCTGAAAATGCTGCTGTTGCCAACGTCGTGAATACCATCACTTTGTCCAACTTGGACAACTCCATCTGCAACACTCTCAGTCCTGGTACTGCAGGCAACGTTATCTCGAGTCGAGTTGCTTGGTGGGATCCAGTTTACCTCTGCCAACAAGTTGCCATGGCTTTTAGTAATGAAACTTATCTACGCGTCGATTTGGACAACAATTTGTCTTCTTTCATGTCCGATATTTTCACCCACTTGGAAGTCGTATGCTTGAACCAGTCGACTGTCCAGCGCCAAGTACACGTGATTAAAGCCGTACTTGAATGTGCTCAAGCGAATTTGAATTTCGCTTCGACGGAAGTTGAATCCCTGGCCATGGTCAATGACGAACAACTCATCAGCATGATTGAATCTGGAAATGAACTCAAGAAACAGATCAGTTCGTTACCGGTCATCCGTTCTACGGGTATTTTCAGCTATGATGAACGCAAACGTTGCTGCACAGATTTCGATATCTGCTATTAAGGTACTAATCGGCGTTTTGTCAAAATAATTCCATTCTTCTGTCTTTCTAAAAAATCACTTTCAAATGCATAATCGGGAGAACTCATGAGATCGTACTTATGTCGTCGTTTCCTCTCTTGTGACAAACAACACTTGTACTCATTGTCTTCGGCATCACAGTTGTAGCAATAGGCGTTGTGAATCGCCTCCTCATCAATTTTGATAGGACTCTTTTGGTCAACATTGATCGGCATCTCACAAAATCCATTGCTTTTACATCCACCACGCTCATTCGGATAATTGGTGTTTTTTCGATAAAATGGACAATCTTCATTGATTTGACACTTGCGGTCCCAAGTTCCTTTTTGTTTCGTGTAACCCAGAAGAGAAAACTGCGACGTACATCGATACTTGCGATCAACATTGTTTCCTTCCGCATCCCCATAACATGAATATTTTGCATCGGATGAATCGTCGTGGTCATATCTTTCTGTTGATACGTACATGACATCTTCTTTTGGAACCAATTTTTGATTCACAGAGTCAAGGTATGTGCTTGATGTTGTTGTATCCTTGCTGACACGCCACTTATTCGCACTTTCGATGTAAAGAAGATCTTCTTGACGTAAGATACTTTTCCAAGTTGCTTTCACAATTTTTTGATTAGAGAGCTCGAATAAAACGACAAAACCAAAGGAACGTTCTTTGCGATACATGATTGTCCGGATCGTTTTCGAAGTAATACATGCATGGTCACTGAAAGAGAATAGGATGCTCGGATCATTTGGTGACCTGTCGTTGATCATCATGGAAAAGGAGTTTCCCTCATCTATACGAATTCCTTCTGTCATAAACCACTCTGACCATGCTTTTTGCAGCTTCTGGTACACATTGCCCTCGTAAGATTGGATTGTTGCAAAACGAGACGCCACAAACTTGTCTAAAATTGATTGGAAGTACTTTGGATTCATCTCCAAGTACGGATTCACAAGACGTATTTGATCATTTTCGTCTTTTCCAACATTGTCAAGCAATAATCCTATTGACTCTACATCTTCTGCGTCGCTTTGATCATCATGGCATTTCAAAGATAAAAAGTCCTCGTTTTTTGAGAATTGAGAGAGGAATGCAATCACACCAAGGAGAAGCAAGACAAGAAAGAGAAACCTAATCATATTATTTTAATGAAATAGATTTTTAGTAAGATTTCCAAATACGGGAAGGAGGAAAAGTTACACCGCTTCCATTCCCAGAGTATGCATAATGCTCATGATCAAAACGACCATGACCGAAGCAGAATGGATTGTGGCCCTGATACATTGGCATTGGACTGGTTGAAACTCCTCCTCCACCACCTACTTGTTGAGTTGGAGCTGATGATGTGAGAGGTTCTGTTGTCTTTCCTATTTCAACTGGCCAAAAGATAGTCACGCATATGAATGCGAGAATTGCACCGAGAGAAAGTATAGCACTTAAACTAAAAAGCGTTTCATCTGGCCCGACACCAAATCGACGGAACTGGCGTTTTTCTTCATCGTACAATGGGTATGGTCGAATGAAAATCAGAACACCGGCAAAAACACAATAAATAAGGATGGCGATGAGAATGCGAGTATTTAAAATCGAGTCTATTGACATTTCAATCTTTAAAAATTTGGTTACTTACTTTCTAGCACTGCATTTTTTTCTCAGGTATCCACGTACGCCCGCGTGTCGGGGCGGAACAAGGGTAAGCAATGGCACTCTCGCAGGTATCTGGTTGAGGATTCGGAAGCGAGGGTGTTTGATTCAAGGGTTGTTGAACGAAAGGTCGATGATTATCTTTTGCAACCATTCTGTAATTTATGTTCCATGCAAATGGTATCTCAACCTTGTCCTGGGGATTCTGTGGTAGATACTCCCATCGATTCCATCCAGTTCCTCTTAGCGTCGAGGGGGGATTTTCTAGTCGACAATCTTCGACGACTCGATCACAAGTAGCGGGTGCGGAACCTAGTTTCGATGCGTCTTCCTGGAAGAATGGCGCACCTTCGCATTTTGTCCATTGACGATCAATATTGAACAAATTGCTCTCTACGTCAACCAGACTTTGTCCGTTGGTAGGATTTGTATCAGAGCGAATTCCACGTTGCTGGAGACGAATGTATGGATCGGCCTCGTAACATGGATTGCATCCTGCGGGGTAAGGAGTGTCAAGCATGTAAAGACCAGGACCATTTGAGCTCATCAAATTTTGTTGGATTTCACAATTGTCGTAATGAAGGCGATTGAAAGACATTTTTTCTTTTTAAATTTACAAATCAATAATAAAATGATACCGAGAAAAAAACCAAAAATGAGCGTCCACTTCTACCACGTTCATATAAGGAAGATATGCTTCTTTAACAACATAAAAAAATGAGTCGCGATCCGTACACTGTCTTAGGTTTGACAAGACCTGCGACCATGAAAGAGGTCCGCAAAGCTTACTACACACTCTGTCGCAAGTATCATCCAGACCACGCAGGGGATGAAAATCGACATAACTTCCAGGAAATTTCATCGGCGTACGAAACTTTGTGCGATTTAGTAGAAACCGATGAAAGTAGGTATAAGCGACGTCAGAAAATTCTAGAACTCGTTTCCAAGTATTCCCATTTGACAGACCTTAACTTTTTAAATATTGTCAGTGACGATGTGTTGGAAGAAATTCCAGAATCGTGGATTGAAAATATGCATAAATTCCACGACACCTTTTTCAGGCGCCGCTGCTGCTCGTTGAAAACTGAAATCGACGTTTTTATGGACATTGAAGATTTGTATCTTGGTGGAGAGAAGGAAATCGTTGTTGAGGTATTGCAGAATGATGGCAACCTCATTTCCGAAAAAGTGGTCATTCCAGTGTCACTAGGAGAAATCATACTTGAAGAAAGGGGTGATTTTAATGAAGAATTTCAAATGAGAGAAACCTTAAGTGTTACCGTTTTTCCTCGATTGCGACCAGATTACTTTCAAGTTTGTTCTTCAAACGAAGGTAGACAATATCTGACATATTGTGTACATTTAAGCATTTATGACACAATCGTCGGAGGCTATAAGGTTTTCCATTTACCCGATGCAAGGCAGATTGAGCTCCACATTTTGCCTAATTTTTTGAATCGAATGACGACTTCAAGGGAGGTACCGGGAGCTGGATTTTTACGAACGGGAGTTGAATGCCGCGACTCTCTGCTTCTCACTTTTGAAATTGATTTGCCAGAGGATTTGTCCACATTGTCTTTTCTTGGATCTCAATTGAAAGAAGATGCAGGACTATCCTCGATCGATATTTACCAGGACATTTAGTCGCTGAAAATGGTAAATATTGATGGTATTTGTACTGTGTCGGTCTGTGAAATATTTCACACATTTTACATAAATATGCCGACGAAAAAGAAAACACAAACTTCTCGTAACAAAGCCAAAAGGGACAAAGAAAACCGACGAGATGGCCTTAGCCAACATTCCGAGCCGCACAGAAGATGTTTTGATCGAGGAAGAAAAACCATTAAGTTTCATTGAAAAATTCGGCAAAAAGCATCCGCTTCTTTTAAAAGGTTTGAAAGTGTTATCTCTTGCGGCAATGGGCGTAGGAGTTGAGTTGGCGATAAACAAGGCTGAACATCATTATATGATGAAAGAAGCCATTGAAAAGGATAATAAGGTGTTTATATATCATGTTTCAGCGGCCATACTGGCGGGGAAGATACCATTATCAACCACTAAATATTTCTTGGAGAATATGGCAGAAGAGATTCTGACAAAAGGAAAAAAGGTCGAAACGGCTAGATCTATTGATGACTTTAAGAATGGTAAATTCGTCTTTCTCAAAGACACTTCAAAGTTTTATGAAAGAATTTTGTTTGACAAAAAAGGAGGCATGCATTTATTATTGAACTTTATTTCACTTTCATGGCAAGTGTATTTATATATATTGACAAAATATCCAGGCGAAAAGGAAGCTTTGAATACCATTTTTGAAAGTTCTAAAAACGACGAAATAAAGAGATTGACTCAACTATATGATGCATATGAGGCACGTAATTCTGAGAACGAGTGGGAAACTATTGTCGCAATTGTCTCTGAAACTATCCAAGAGGTTGCAAAGGTCAAAAGAGGAACAAAACTACTTATAATACGCATTCCCAGATTATTGAATTACCCAAGTGAGAAAGCATTTCTTAAGAATTCTGTACTCCCTTTAGTTTTTCAATCAAGCACTTTGAATGATATAAAAGCTATATTTACTATTCTCTTCGATAGATATGAAAGCGGCGATTGCAAATTAGAAGAAGCAGTTTGTCAATCGATTACTGAAAAAATCAAAAAATTGAAATCAGAACTTTTTGAAAACAGTGGTGAATCGGAAACATATGAAGAAGACCAGAAAGATAGAAAGACGTCAGTATCGCCTGAACTGGTGTCATATGTAGAGAGTCTTAAAAAACAATGGACAGATATTCAAGAAATTCAAGACATAGATATTGCTGCTTTAGATAAGAATACGTGCCTAAATTTAATAAAAAAATTCCACCCTGACAAAACCAAGAGGGAGGGTGATACTGATATCACGGTTTCGTTAACTAAGCTCCTCGAACTTGTAAAAGAGGTTGAAAAGGAAAAGAAGAGACCTGGTATAGTCTAGGAATCTCTGTGCAATGCCAGACGAAAATACTTTGAAATTAGCATGTTTGACGCCATCAACTCTTTCTCCGACATTTCAAGGAAAGAATTTGGGAATCCTGGGGCTGTATTGTAGACGGGAATAAAAATGAGTTTACTTTTGCAAGCTGTGTCAATGTCTTCGTTAGATATCATCCGGTCATTTGTCAGCTTTCTACCTTGAGAATCGCGTTCTAAGCATCTCGATGATACGTGGTAATAAGACCAGGTTTTTGTGGCCGCTAGCTTGACAATATGTTGCCACAAAAGATCTTTTCCGAGACAGTGATAATTCAACTTTAGCATGAAAGGTGTTTTGGTAAGTATTGTCTCCACATGCAACAATGCAGAATTGACAAGACGACCATTTGCAGGAGATATCATGCACCAATTAGCTGGTCGAGGACCTCCGTCTATTCTTTTTTCACAATCTTCGTAGTAACAACCGAATCCTACATAATCAAATCCGTCCTTCAACATCCGATCGATAAATAGACTCATATCTTGAAACACGATAATGTCACTGTCGAGCCATATTCCACCGTACGTTTTCAATAGAAGTAGACGAAAATAATCTGTTTTTTGAGGAATGGAACATAGTTTGTCAAGTTCAGCCACAGAAACACATAAATCAACATACCTTGTTATGGTTTTTTCATTGACGATAATTATTTTGAACTTGGATGAACAATTTCGCTCGATTGTTTTCTGGCATAGATCGAGATAGACAGGTCGTTGTTTTCCTTTAACATTCTCCCAATACATCCAAATGATGTAGGGTGACTTTTGAATGAGATCCGCAAACATAATTTAGTACATAGATTTTCTTTAGATGAATCGTGGAATCGTATGTTTTTACGAGTCGCTACTCTTTTCTGTGTACCCGTAAAGAGGAAGTGGTGAAACAATAGCTGTAATAGGTGTAGACTCATCGAGCCGCTTCTCAAAACCAGTCGTATTTCGCATAGTAAGATAGACAACAGAGATCATTCTGTATTCGTTTATGAGATTCAGCAAATCCTGCACAGTAGAGTGGTTCGAAAGTGTGTATATCAAGGGTTGGTCAGATGAAGCTTGATCATCGATCATGACAGAGATATTGATGTATGTGACAAATGGCTTCGCAGCCACAGATAAAGCATTTCCCATTTTAGAGACACAGACACTCGTTATATATACTTTGTAAAATATATTAAAATACTATCAGACCGGCCGCAAATGTTTTCAAACCGTCCAGTAAATTTGATTCCCGCAAGTATCCAAGCAAGTAATGAACGAGCCTATTTCTATTTGGAACAACAACAGAGTAAAACCGGTTACCTACACACTATTCAAGACTTCCTTAGCGGCTTCCAAATTCTTGACTGGTTTGTCATTGTTGGTGCAATTATGTTTTTCACAGTTTTGCTTGTCCGATTTTATGACAAGAAAAGCGAAGAAAAGCAAAAGTAAGGAATAAATATCAAAAAGAAAATGCGAACGAACAAGTAAAAACATGTTTCCCATTTCTTTTTGGTCTTCCACTGAGGCAAACGAAAGTAAAAACAATTCCATAGACAAACAAGGTACCATCCACGATTCTACACGCGAAGCCATGCAATCAACACAGAGCCAAATATCGGACAGAGTCAGTGACGATGACAAAGTCCAGAATACAAGCAAATTGGATAAGTCAGAGACAGAAAGTCAACGCAAGCTGAAATTGGCCAATTTCTTGGCATCGGAGAATTCAACGACCATCCTTAAAGAAAAGCGAGAAGCGGTCCTTGGACATGATCTACGTTCGATTGCCAATGATACTAGAAAATAGATGCCACAGTTCTTCATCATACACTAAGATTCCTCCACCTCCTCGTTGACGTTGAGATGTCATACGATTTAAATCCCCAATCAGGATCCATGGAAATTGAGGCGAATCGGAGACGGCCCATTTTGAGTGATCTGTGGTTTCTTTCATTGAATATTTACCGTTTTCGAAGCAAATCGTTTTGATATGTTTCACTTTGTCCGTTTCGGGCATGGAAGGACGCATCCAAGACTCGACGATACATCCTGAAGAAACATGGCCAAGGAGAATATCTTCGTAGAAATCTTTCTGTTCTTTTCCGTTTTTCGCGAGATGAATTGTTAACTTGTTCAGTTGAAGTATACTTGTAGCATCATGCGAAACATGATCACGTTTCCAAGTTTCTGTCAGATGCGACGAATCAAAGTACACATACACGTTCATGACACCAAGAAGTTGATGCAAGATGCAATCCAATTTGTTGCTTTCACCGCGATATATGATAAAACTTTGTCCATACAGACGCTCCGATTCGTCAATTTCATCGAAAGGTGCGACATACTTGTACTTGACACAACAACAGAAATAAGAACGAGGTTCGTCGATGCTTATACAGGGCCATTTTGGAACTGAATGGACGAGCCACAAGATTTCTTGGTCATTCCAAAGTAATACGCCTTTTGCATGTGCATATGTTGATGATACTGGTTTGTGTCCTGGAGGTTCGTCATTGTATGCAATCGCATGCATAAAACTATGAAAAGCAACATGTTCTTTGACCCAATCATTGAAATCCTCTTTGAACACCCAACTTCCATTCTTTGGTGTAAAACCAGTAACTCCGTGAGGAAGTTTTAAGAATATAGGACAGGAATATGAGGGAGGTGACAGAGATGACAAAGATGATAAAGATGACAACATGTTTTCGACAAGATGAACATAATCAATGTAGTGAAATCTTCTCCAAAATCATTTTTTTAATCGGGGATCTGTTTTAAGCAGTAGTTGGAACAACAGGGGTAGTCGCAACTGTTTCGACAAGATCTTTTTTCTTCAATGCTTGCAAGCGGTTGGTGAATTTTGAGCAAATGCTCTTCTTCACTCCATCAGCTGAAGTGACACAGTAAGTATTCTCCTTTGCCTCACGGATCACCTTGTAGTAAAAGTCACGATGCGAAGACTTACGCGTTGTCTCTTTTATGCAGATGACATGAGAAGTAGTCAATACGTCAATCTCTTTGTTGGAGTAAGACCACGACGTGAAAATCTTGGATGCGGCATTGCGAGGACATAGGATAAAACGAAATTTCTTCTCGTCATATTCCTTAATGGGCTTTCTTGAACTCTGGGTCGCTGCATGCTCCTTTTCCACCTCTTTGCCATCGACCGATTTCAGTTTGAATGTGCGGTAAGCATGGCCTTTACTATCGACGTTGTAATTCATCTTCAATAAATTCGCTGAGAGATCCTCCGCTGCTGTCTCCGGAACGACTTCAGTGGCGACTTTTTTCTCGGCTTTCACAACTGGATTCTTACTTGCCCGCTTCTTTGGCACGACTTTGGCAACAGCAGGAGTCAACACCGCCTGTTCCGTAGCAGGAGGAGCAGCTTTCGCTGGTTTCGCCACTTTCTTAGCCGGTTTGGTGGCCTGTTTCGGTTGAGGGGTGGAGACAGGAGCGACGGAAGCAATCGCTGGGACAACAGCCTTCTTTGACGGAGTTGTCTTCGGAGCGGCAGATTTTTTGGCCTTGTTGGAAATGTTATTATTTGTTTCAACTGCAACAGACGACATAGATTGGAGTTTTTAGAAGTTGGTTTATACACTCCTTGGAGGAAATTTGGAACGACGTTTTGAACGCTTCTTTCTCCCGGCTCCTTGCATTCTTGACCGACCTTTTGAAGCGTTGTCTCGCAGCGTACACAATTCTCCAGGTGCGACGTTCTCTTTGAACCCGAATGGACGCGTAAATTCTTTATGAGATTCGACCATGGAACACGAGCTGTCATACTCTTGAAAAGAAAGTTTCGTAAGTCTAGATTCCAAACCCTCGAAAAGCTCAATCAATCCTTCCGAACTGTTGTTGACCAACATTTCGAGGGAAGCAGGAACTTTACTCGCCTTTGCAAACTCTTTTCCCATTAGGTACTTTCCACCTTTTTCAACTCCCTCGATCGTACTTATTGCTGCTTTCCCCAAATCAAACGCTTTCAAAGCATTTGCAACATTTGAAAACACATTGGTAATACCAAGCAACGATGATTTTGTCGATTCGTAGGTTAATTCTGCTTCCTTGGTAGAACCACTAATGATTCGTCCATTAACAAAAGATTCAAACATATTATCATTGCATATCCAGACGTATGTATCCACAGATAACTTGTATGGGTCTGTGACTACTTTGTCTTTAAAAACTCTCGGGTGGGTCAAATTTCGGGCGACGCGACCAAAAACTTGCTGTTTGTTCGAATACACAGGAATTACGTCCAGAATGTGGAACTGTTGTACACGGCGAACGTTGATTCCTTCCATCCATTTTGCATGAAGTAGAAGGGAACCTTGATATTCAAGATCTTCGTTGTTGAATTCATTCAAAATACGCTCTGGTTTCAGAACATCTCCTAGGACATAGATATGATGGCGTTTGTTGATAACGTACAATGACCATCGTTGAACTGCGTCAAAGATATGTTTGTGCAATTGTTTCTCTGTAATTTCGGATTCAAAAGTAGATTTTATGACAGATACAAAAGAGGAATTAGTAATCCACTTCTTGAGATGTCCGATTGTTAGATAGTATTCCTGGTTATTTCGTAAGAAAAGAATCGGCTCTTTTGTATCTTCCGAACCAAATACAAAATTCGTGATGACGTCGTCGTCTGGTTTTGAAATCGTCTCAAAAATATTCGTGTCTCGAATAAAGATATCCCAAACGACGCTTGGAGTCATTGCTTGGGATTTGGTAAAAGTAACAAGAACTTCATTGTGAATTCGCAAATCTGGATCGGGAAGAGCGTGGCGTGAAAGCAGTGTGGCAATATCTTCTGTTGAATCTTCGATATCGTCATAGAAGCAGAAGTTGTCACTGAATTCCGAAGACATGTATTGTATTCCCTTAGATTGTTTATGCTGCTTTAGGGGCGACTGTGAAATCGGTTTCGATGTAACCTGCACAAATGATTTGGCATAATCACCAAAATTGACGGCACCACCTTGTTTTTGGTGTTGGAGACGTTCCTCCATAAGCGCAAAAAGATATTTATTGAAAAGAAGACGCGTGTCATCGTAGCGCGTATAGAACGCAAAACGATTGTATACATATTCACCTGCTCCTTTTGTGACAGTATTCATTACTTTTCCAATTTCAATAAATTTTTCGGGGTATAAATCGTTCATATTAGGAATGTTTCCGATTTTCAAGCCATATACATCGCGATTTTCATCACTCGAATAATTGTGAGAATGCTCTTTTTTCACTCCGAGACGCTTTTTATCTGCTTCGTTTAGAGCATTGACTTGGTAGCGATACGACAAAATTCTCTGTTGTGCCGTGAAATCAAGAACTTTGTTGAACTTGCGGTTCTCTTTCGGAAAATCGCTGCTTTCTTTTTCTTCAGCAGACATCGATCCGAAATAAAACGTTTCGGCAAGTGCATCTTTGAAAACATCGTAAAGCAATGTCCGCGTGAGGAACATGTCACGTTCTCCTGGAATCTTGCTTTTGTTCAAGTAGTTGGTGGCGTAGCTGCAACCGATTGATGTGACAATTGTCAAAATCATGACTACGACGGTTGGATTTTTTAGAAGTTGTTCAAATGTAATTGGTCCGATACCATTACTAGATGTACCACTATTGCTCTGATAGGCCTGTAATAATGAACTGATCAAGACAGATATTTTCAAGTAAGCGTTGTATGTTTCGTTTGTTCTTGCAAGTGATCGCTGTGCCTGCTGCAAAGCTGGACTTTTCATAAAACTCAACATTGTTGTCAAGAATGTAATTGCATCTGCAGCGGATTGAAGTTGACTATATGGACCACGCGTGACTCCATACGTGACAATGCGACCTAAAATGGCTTGTGTACCTTCTTTGTTCATGAAATCGGTGAAAAATTTCAGGAAAGCATTCCATCCATTGACTTTTGTGAATTTCGCACAAAAGTTATGTGCATTCAGAGGCAAAGATGAATGCTCGTCACTTTTATGTTTGTCCTCTTCCGTTCTCGGGCCATCATATCCCTTTGCAATATGATGCAGCCAACGAAAGTCAAGAACGGAACGTACAATAGGGGTCGCTGTCAACAAAACGGTCATCAGCGATTTATTGCTCAATGTCAGTAAATACTTCTGAGAGAAATGAAGTTTTGTGAAAGGCATCTGCTTGTCATGTTTCATAAGTTCATCTGCTCCCTGGAAGTAATCATCAATAAGTAAATGAGCCTCATCAACAATCACGAGACTTTTTAAGATTTTGGCGTGAAGGTTCTCGAATTCCACTCCTTTGTGATTTCCATGCAACAAATGTCGCAACTCTTCATGTGAAATAATTCTTACCAAAGAAGTGTCGCCATCGTTTTTCTTGAGTTCATTCTCCCATGTCCCCGTCAATTTTTTAGGAACCACAAGTAGTACCTCACGTTTGGCAACCAAAAAGTTTGAAATGATAATTGCTGCCGTTGCCGTTTTACCCACACCCGTTCCAAGAACTGCCACTTGACCTCGAGTTCCATTGGCAAATGATTTCAATGTACGTTCAATGAATTGTGTTTGCGCGGATAAGAACGTGTAGAGTCGTTTTGGAGGTTGTATATTCGGAAGATTATGGGAGATGCGACTAGTTTGGACGTTGGACTCTTTATCCACTGAAGCAATACGAACAGAGACGTTGGACTTATTCTTTTTCGACCCTGGCTGTTTTTTCTTTGTCATATTTATAATATAGTATCTATAAATAATATTTTTTCTTCTCCGATCCAATGTCTACTAAACACCTCAATTTGGACAGTAAAGATATTGACAATGCATCAATGTATGTCGAGCAGATAAAAGAAATGAAAGCGAATGGAACTGTGATTGTTCTTGTTCACATGTCAAGCTGTTACCATTGTCTGACTATTTTGAATGGAGGAGGTGCATGGACGGCGTTTGTTGACGAACTCAAGAATAATGATGAATCTAATATACAGACACTTACGATTGAGCGCGAATTCGCCGAATTGAATATTGTCGTCGATGAACTAAAAAGGGAAGTTCATTCATTTCCCTGTATTTTTGCCATTTCCGGCAACAATGTTTTTGATTACAATGGTGAACGAACGATGCAAGCATTTATGACCTGGGCAAATGAAATTGCCCATTCCAAGATAGGAGGAGGAGTTGTGAAAAAAGTCGCGAAAAGACGTATTTCCAAAACAAAGCGTGGAAAAAGAAGGTCGGAGCGTCTACGTAGTCAGAGAGGAGGAACGAAAAAACTTGCTTGAGGAATGTAGGCGAATTTTATTTGTATCTTTCTATATTAGCATGAATTGCTTTTTCGCGAATGACGCAATGCGTGAAGAACTGATTTGGACCATCCAAAACTTGTACGCGCCGAAAGTCGAAAATGTAGTGTTTCGTGTTCTTGTTTCCTCCATGGTTTTTAAGAATGTGCACAAACTAAATGAAGAGATTGTTGCTTCATTTATCATATTGGCGAGAATGATTGAAACGAAAGTATCTCATTTATACTTCCATTTTCCAGTGCCCGAATCGATTCTTTCACGATGTCAAAAGTATTTCGGGATTTCATGTCAAGCATCCTTGGCCGTGGAAGAAGAAACTAAAATAGAACCCCCTTTTGATGTTGAAGAAGTCAGAAATGACGATCTGAATTTGCTTTGTTGGAACAATGATTTGCCTCAAGATATTCAATTCCGCAATCTACGAATAGTTGCTATGTTAAAGTTTGAGAAATTGTATCAATTGGACGAGATATTTTCACGTCTTGATAATGAAAAGCTGGTGACTGTTTACTTGTATCATATAACGAATTTATGTAGTCTGGAAAAACATCCCTGTTTTCCTCTAATTGGTTGTATCCTTTCAGCCAGTACACGAAGGCGATCTATTCAAAAGATCTTGATCAATGAGTATGTATCCATTGATTATAAGGCGAATGATATACTTTTGACACTTTCCATTGCAATGGACTCTTTTACAAACACTGTTCACATTCCTAATAATTGTCAAGTCTAATTCTTCATGCAAATTAAAAATCGCGCCATAAAACAAAATTATGACGGAAGTTTTAAAAAATGGCATGTATTTCTACTTCCTTGTGGAAACTTCCGAACCTGAGGAAGGTTCGAACAGCGTTTCAGAAAAAGTTTCAATTTCAAAACAATCATGTAGCCAATTCAGCCATCACGGACATTGTATTGATGACAACAGGAAATGAATTACAAGATCACCGGTTCAAGCATTTCTGCGACGCCCTTCAGAGGCATATCTTGCCAAGTCCTTTGCGATTTTGGATTGTTACTGGGTGTGATATTGACGAGGAGACGAAATCAAAAGTGGAAAGTATGATCAGAGGAGAAAATGCGGACAGTAGGAAAGATGTAAACCGACAAATTTCAAGTTTTGAATTGCGCTTCTTTTCATGTGGACTTACAAAAGAAGAAGATATCTATGTTCGTCACGAAGATCAACGTACTTTTCCACGGAGTAAGTTGCCGCGTTTAGGATACTCAAGCGGTCCTAATTGTATGTTTTACAAAATGTATTTCCATCTAGCATCTTTAAAGGAAGAGGTTGGTAGTTTTCTTCTTCTTGAAACGGATTGTACCTTTCATCGACAAAATTGGTTCCAGGAATTGGATAATCTTTGCAAAAAAGAAACTTTCTGGATACTTGGAAGTACGTATAAAGGAAACGCAGAGATCCCTTACTTTTTGTTTCAGCACCTGAATGGAGTGGCGGTATACAATGTCAACAATCCATCTTTTGTGTCCTTTATGCGGCATGTTTTATTTCCATTTCATACAGAATCCATTTTGCTGCTTCCCTGGCTTTCCTATGATTGTGCCATTGATTGTTTTGTAAAAAGTCTTCTACATTGCTCTGTTCCACCAATCAGCAGTAAAGAAAATTTGCAATTGCGGCTTTTACAGTCTATGATGATCAATACGAATTTAATCATCAATGTTTCCACCAGTGTAGACGATGAACTTTCAAATGATCTTCTTCTCGATTGGTTTCCTAATAAAGTGATTGTTCATCAAAAGTCGTAGAAATTTACTTTTGCACATCTAAGTCTTCTCATTCAATCGCTTCTCTTTTACTTGAAAGAGAAAAACTTGAGTCTTGAATCTGTAATCGTAATTCTTGAAAGCTGTGATTTCAACTCGTTTCCGTTCTGGATGAGGGAATTGATTTCATCCCAGTCGATTTCCGTTAACTCGGTGATGTAATTATCGAGACTTGCAATCGTTTTGACCGTCGTCTGGTCAATCGCTTCGCTAGCGACGAGGTTGGCAGCTACACGGTCTCTGTTATGGCTAACCTGGTCGAGATGCATGTAGACAGCAGTTAAATGGGTGCTAAAGCTGTGCAAGAAATCCGAGATGTTCGAAATTTCAAGTTCAGTGTATACCGAGCTATCAAATGGGTAAATGTCCGCAATGTCTGGATTGTTCATGGGGTTGTTGTCAAAGTTATTGACTTGCCAATTTGTGACAATGACTTTCAGAGATCCAACACAGACACCTGTTTCGCAGTGGCAATTGTTGCGAATAGCGGAAGCGTCAGTGGATGGAATAGGTTGGTCGACTAGATTGTAGTTGCTCTTGTAGCAGTTGAAGGTGAATAGCTCTGTAAATTTGTTATCCTCGGGGCACTTGTAGAATAATTTTTGATTGAAAAATGTCTGACGCTTAGGAAATTCGTTGGCCTCGCGGAGAAGGACGCCGACACGCTCTGCCCAACAGATATATTCCTTGCGTTTCGTGATTAGTTCTTCAGTGGTCAGAGAACTGTCATCTGCGGTTTCATAAGAAGGGCTGAGTTCCATATCAAACTCATTCATTGTCTCGTATGCCTTCTGTAGGCGAGAAATGTACTCGTCGTAAAGGCCAAGAAGATGGCGACAAAGAGTGCTTGAATTCTTGGTTTTTTTCTGCTGCTCTTTCATGACGTCGCGGAAAGTTGCATACTGTTCATAAAGGGCTTTGTCCGACGGACTAAGTAGTGGAAGACGGCTTTGTGTTTGAAGAGCTTCTCGAAGAAGACGCTGTTTTTGTTCAATTTGCAAAGAGGTGCTTGACATGAAAATGTGGGAGTTAAAGTTAAAAGGTTTTTGAATTTATATTGTAAAACTCCTAATTAAAATAAAATTGTCAGTAAAATTAAATTTACGAAATATGTTATAAATCATCAAGGGTTGGCTATATTCACTCATCGATTTTGACGAATTCTGTTTTTGAATTTGAGCATGAGAGGTTCGGCATAGCGGTTTGCCAATTCTTGCATTTCATGACAGGAAAGTTTATGCTTTTTATGCAATTGGTTCTTGGATTGCCGAAACCAAACGGGACAGTCATGCAATTGAACCATTTTCGTTTTCTGTGATACTTTTAGCCAGAACAAAATATCTGCAGGTACCGAGTCGCGTTCATCAAAATAGCCACATGTTTCGTGTAGAGATTTGCGCCATACTGGTGCGGCGTTTGGAATGTCATAAAAAGAAATGTTGCCAAGACTATCCAAAGTGAACAAGTCTTTGCTAGTAAATAAGGATAATTTGTCGCATTGGTCCATTTTGTATACCTCTCTGGTAACGATTTCATCGTCGACGACAAAGCGGCTTCGAAGTGTGAACCACGCGACGTCAAATGTTGAAAAATAAGGATTCGAAGTACTTGAGAAAGGAATGTAGGTTGGCGTGACGATACCAATGTCGGCATCATATAAAGCATTCGTGCATAAATGAGCCCAGTGAATACTTCGTACATCGTCTGGATGGAAACTAGAAAGAAGAGGAGCGGAACTTAACGGAATAAAGAAGTTCCATAATTTGTACAATCCAAAGTTATGATTATTGTGAAAGATGTAGAGCTTCACATGCTTTAAATGTTTAGAGAAATGTATGATTTTGCGATTCGTTTCTTCTGTGTTTGTCGCAGTGAACAAACCAATCATCCACTCAATATTGTGTTTGTATGTCTGTTTATCGATTTCATGTATAAGATTGTCAAGATAACTATCTGCGGAGAAAATGGAGACAAAACAAGACAAGATTGGCTTTTCAGTTGAGTAAGAGGTATAATGTGAGAATGCGACCTGTGACAACCAATCATCTCTAATTACAAGATCTTGTCTATTGCAAAGTCTTGATGTATGCAAATTTGGACAAAGAAGAACTTGTTGTGTATTAAGAGACAATCCCAATGCTGACAAAAGACTATGCGCATTTTTCTCCTTTGAAACAACAAGCACTACATCTTTATGAACGATAGATTCAAAGGATAAAAACATGTACCTTTCAATAGACGCTTCTTGGCAAAAATGAATCATTTCATTGATTTGTGTCTCTGAATTTACAACAGCTACAAGACCAAGACTAATTGCACGATTCGCTCTCATGGTCACTCTTTTATTATCCTCAAAAAATCTTCCTTAATTATTTTTAAACAGAGTAAAAAAAAGGAGAGCGATTAAATTCCCGTATAGTACTCCTGCAAGCAACTGTATGGAGTTATGACATTGCTTTTCGTATCTGGCAAGTGCGACTAGAAGAACCCATAGAAAGGAGAAGCAGAGAATGAAAGGGTCAGGTACGGAGAGACAGATTATAGTAAGGAAAAAAGTCAACGAAGCCATGTGTCCTGAGGGCATTCCAGGACTTGATTCACCAACTGAGACATCTGGTTCATTCATGCTTCCGCAGTGACAATGGCCGCATGGACGATCGAAATAATATTTATTCATGTAGGGCGTCGCTTCTTTCTGAATGATACGCTTTATGACCAATGTACTGTACGAGACCATGAGAATTCCAATAGCAAGAAGGAAGTAGAAAGTATTTTGAGTATAGATGCAGGCTGCCAACGAAAGGATAGGACATAGAAGGACGCTAAGAGAGATTATGTCGTACAAAGTTTGCATCAACGTTTGCGAAAATATGAACAGGTCTTCTTCCCTTACATGGTAGAAATAAATACTTCAGGCAAATCGAACATTGATTTAGTGTTTTCGCCACCACATCCAGTACCCAAAGCACGCAAGAAGGCCGATACAGATGAGAATGATACAAATGGCGAATATGACGTAGGATGAATCCTGCGTTGGCACGGGACATAGTGGACAAGATTCTTGAGACAATGGACAAGATGTATTTTCCTTATTTTCTGAAGAAGTGATTGTTGATTTACAAAAGTAATTATCTGCGTTTTGTGACGTATACGTTGTGTCGTATTCCTTTTGAACGTCTGCAAAGCTGTACTCGCGAGAACCTTTTCGTCGATTCACAGAATTGTGTAGATTTATGGCCCATTGAATGAAACTAAGTCTGCTTTCTAGATGTATTTCTATTGGATTCTCTTGAAAATAAGCTGTGTAATGCTTACGACAGGTTTCACAAGGAAGCATATACTGCAAAATGCGGAAAAAATCATAGTGGTTTCTTTTCTCTAAATAGGAAGGGTTTTCCGGGTAATTAAATGTGAGGGTGTGAATAACAAACCAAAATGCAGGTCCCCATATTTCTGGTTTCATTGATTTCTATATAAAGAAATAGTGGTATCTTTAGATCTATATTCTATTGATCTAACAGCAGAAAATATTTCCATGAGTTCCGCACCAACGAAGCAAAACTTACTCATGCAATCTTTATCTAAATTTTTTTCAGATGCGGAAAACATGCAACAATTTCTTGAAATTTTGAATACAAAGTCACGTATATCTTTACGTGTCATCGATTGGTTCATTACAAATTTCTCTCGCGATCACGATGTAGCTTATGTGTCGTCTTCCAAGGATTTGTCCGCTGAAGTTTCGCCATTTATTGTACATGACTCGTATAAATCACAATTGAAAGCGTACTCAAAGAAGCAATTTGATCCTTTTTGTCGCCGTGCACGGATTAACTTCTACTATGGTCCATCGAAAAAAGTGGTCACCACTGTTGGTCAGATGAATTTTTTTCGTTGGTTCATCGAAAACAAAATTATGAAGTATGTCGAGTCAAACATTGACGACATTGAGAAGAAAATGCGAGAATATGTAAAATTGACAAAAGATAGTCAAAAGAGTAGAAAACGTCAAGTGGAGTCATCGGGATCGAGTGGTGGTGCGGCGGTTACAGCGACATCCAGATCCAAACGACGATCGCCACCAATCAGTTCGTCCAGTGTTATCACGAAGCATAAATTAAAAATGGTACTTCATTTTCAGTGAAAAACAAAAAATCCGCAAAAAAGTAATTATCTCGATTTCTCTCTGATAAGAATAAAGTAATGGCCAATATTAAGAAACGAATCTACCTGTTTCTCTTTCTGTCGACATTTTGTGCACTTTTCTGGTTCAGCGAGGAAATATACAATATATACGATCGAAACCGATATTGGTGTGCCATTATCTGCTTTGCTGCCGTCATCATAGGTATCGCTTGTGTCGTTTTCCACCAGACGTTTTCAAGTACATTATACCAAGTAATGGTGTTTGAAGCACCGGTTCCAAAGCTGCGACCGAAAAAGACTGGATCGACGAAGAAGACGACAACTACTCGAGCGGTTTCGGGATACGCCAAACGAATGGTCGCCGCCAAGCAACAATGGCTCTGTGGAAACTGTAAAAAAGTACTTCAGGCGGCATTTGAAGTTGACCATATCATCGCCTTGTCACGAGGAGGAACCAATCAAGAGAGCAATCTAGTCGCTTTGTGTCGTGATTGCCATGGGGAAAAGACATTTAGAGAGAGAGCATTTTAGATCCCGAATGAATAAGGGAGAGAAGCGATTGAGGGTCTGGTTCCATGTCAAAAAGATTTTTCTGCTTTTCAACAAAAGTCGTCATCATTTGAAGTTGAGAGACTCTTTCTTTTATTTCTGCGCAACTCGCGTCTACTATTTCTTTTCGCCGACAAAGTATATCGCGGTAGTCTTGAAGCATACTTTGAAGTTGTGACTTGCTCGAGGGTACATGGATGGAATAGAAATCACGGTTGAAACACATAAAATCTTGCAAGCAATATTTATGTTTTAACGTTTCGTAAATTCCATTGTCGAAATTAGGCACGGAAAGGTTTGGATCACATGGACTACTTGGTATTTTTAAGTTTGATAGAGAAAGCAAATCAATCGTGCTTGAAAATAATGGGCATTGTTGCATTGATATCTCATATCCTATGATTGTCGAATCAACATAAATCGGTGACGAGAAATTCAAATCTTTCGTTAAATCTCGGAACAGAAGTCGATTGGCAAAAGGTTGAGCTATCCCATGAAAGAGTACTGGATCAAGCCATTCTACATTGTTTGATCGAAGAAACATTTCGACGTTGGTGATACAGACTTTGTACAAGTGTTGCAATCTTTCTGCAATTTTTAAGAGTATTTGAACTCGCTTCATTTCGTTGCGGGTATCAGTTTCTTTACGATAGACAGCAGCAAGGAAGACTTTTTCATTGTCCGGTCGAAGCGAATAGTTTGAATTCTGAACAAGGGCTTCCACCACTGTCTCTTGCTTTTTAATAATTTGCCGCTTTTGCAAAAGTTTGGAAAATGCTTCTGTCATCTAACTATAAAGACCCTTTTTAATTTTTTACGATAAGCGATTGGAAGAGATGGATACCATTTTCTTTAGCATCCATTTGCGTTTTGATCAAATCGGCTATAAATTGGATATTCGACAAATCCAATTGATTCTGTGTTTTATTGACTTCTGTTTTCAAAGTAATGCGTTTGTAGAAATATTTCAACTTTTCTACCAATTCTTGCCAAACTGGATTCATGAGCAGCATGTAACTCTCGATGGTATAGATTCCAGAATCAGGTAAATCACCTACGTCAGTTTCCAGCGTACCAGTTGGAGAACATTGGTTAATCAGAATTTCATAAGTTTTCGAAATGGTCACTTGCACAGGGACCACCTTGTCAAGTTCAAGGGTTGGATGAGTCTGGAAAGCAAAACAAGCAACTCCATCGGATGGAAATGTAATTGCCTCGTCATACATAAATCCGTGGTCGATCCAATCAATTTCGAATTCGTTTTGGTTGATTTCTTGAAGCACATTCTGAAACCGCCAAATTTGTTTTGGGTCTGGAAAGATCGCTGACATGCTAGTTTCGACTTGGAATACAAGAATGTCAAAAGAAACGTTATCTGCTCTTTCTTCTGAGAAATGGATTTTCAATACAGACATGGGGTTTGCATCGAAATCTTCTTTTGAGTCAAAATAATGGGTGACTTGCCATGACGCTTCCCGAAACTTCTGAACACCGAGCAAATATAGATGATCGCCACATACGGCGATGTTCTGATCTGTTAGAATGGTGTAACTGAGTACCATTTCAATCATACTTTCGATTGGATTTGTAATTTGTAAAACAGGTAAATGAATGTCAAGAGTTTGATGAAATGACAATTCAGGAAAATAATAGCGAACGTATGAAGTGGATGTATCGACAACATTCGTCCAGGATATATTTCCCAATAGAAGTTTGACCATGACTTGTTCTTTGTCATGAAGCTGACTAATTTGCTGCAACTTTTCCACAAAGATATAAATGTTTCTTTTACCGTCGGCACATTCAATGAAGGCGGTTAATCTCTGGTAAATATCTTCAAAGAATACATGACTTTTTGAAAGAATGGTTTCAAATACGTTTTGAAGAACCACGGCTTCTTGAATTTTCGTTCTGGCACTCTCTAGTGCAGCAATTTCAGTTTTCCATTTCTCAACTTGTTCTGTTGTTCGTTTCTGCTGCCGGCTCATTTAATAAAGAAAGGTGGAAAAATATCACGGCTTATTTTTCTGCGTTTTCAGATTTTTCCTTCACTTCCTCGCTTCGCTTTTTCATTTCAGGAGTAGCATAAGTGTCAAAGAAACTCTGTCCGACTTCCACGGACGCCTCTTCAAAGGTTTGACTTCCGACACGAACCTCTTCATATTTACTCAAAATGTATTGTAAATGATCCAGGTTACAGTTTTCTGAATAGAGCATTTCAAAAAATGATGGATAGGTATCGTAAAATTCCTGGAACGTTTTCAATGCAACCTCTTTCTCAACTCCTTTTTCTTTTGCCTCACGAATCTTGTTCACCCAAGAGCGAATATCAATCAGCTGTACTGTAGTCATTGTTGTAAAGGATACGATTTTGTTGTTTTAGTATAAGAGTGTATCACAGAGTGTCTTTATATTCAGCGCGGATTCTTTTATCCTCTTTTTATGGTTTAAAATAAATATGCATGTGTTCTACGATTCTGCCAAATTCTCGTTCCGTCGTTATACACGTCAGAGCGTCATGAAGAATTTCCGGGATAGTTTGCTGAAAGGTGATTTGGAAGCCTCGTGTCACTGGGCAACAGAGATGGACCTTTCTGACTGGCAGGAAGAAATGTGGAATTCTTGTTTTGATTTTGCAGTGCGCCACACCATCCAAGGATCCCCGAAAATTGCCATCTACCTCGAAGAAAAGTTTCGGAATTTCCTGAAAGTATTTGAAGATGCCTCCTTGGGAGGATACAAAATTCACCAGTTACCCGAATGGAGAAATACCTGGATTGAAATAGTTGGCGTACTTTCTTTGACGAAAAAGAATGCTGAAATTTCGACGCTTCCAAGAATTGAAGTGGGACAACTGGACGCCTTTGTCGACACTGTGAAAACTATCGAGACGCATACTCTTCTTCTCAACTTTCCTGAGTTTCTGTCCCGAGAACCCGTTCATCATATACTTTTAAAATTCATCTCTCAAATCCTGAAAGATATTGAAATCAATCGAGTTTCACACGCTTTCACTACTTTGGCTTTTCTTCTCGAGTATGACAATCATTTGAAGCGAAATAAAGTGAAGATGCAATGTGTGTTTCGATCAAAGGTGCCTGCATTTTCAGATATTTTCTTGAAAACTTTGATTACCAAGAAACCTGAATTGGATTCAAGAAATCGCGACTGGATATGGGTTCTTTGGGATGCTCTTGAAGTACTGGCTTTAAATTATCAGAACACATATTATCTGTTTGGTGCTCCCACGGACCTTTTGTGTCGGTCGTTGAAGGCCATGCGATTCCAATTTTCTCTAGGGTTTGATAATCCTGGCCAAAAAAAAGTACGAATCGCTTTTTTAGTACAAGCAATGATTACAATCGCTACGTTCCCTCAGAGTTCCAAGGAAGAATGGTCAAAAGCAATCGTCGATGTTGAAGGAGCGAAATTGGTTTTCTTGGCAAAGAAGAATATTCAAATTATGTATGACGACATTATACAGCAAAGTCCTCAAAAGCAGCCCGTAAAAGCAATGCCACTGCCTTTAGCACAAGTAGCTACACCGGTACAAAGAGTGGCGACTTTGGATGTAAGTGCGGCGGGAGCTACTGCAAAGAGTGTGATACTAACTGATTCTATGGAGAAAATGAAACTTATGGAAATGTTGGATCCGTTTATGCGATGACGAACTAAGGTGGATTAGATACGCTCAAAATAGAAAATGTATTGATGATCATACCCTCTTTGCTCAAGCTTAGAATGTGCAGAATACTTGAAGCCATTCGAGCAAATAACATCGACGGAATCTTGTAAATTCAACATCGTCAACGTATGATGGTGGCGTCGAACAAGATTTTTTGATGGAATGACGAATTGTTCCTGAAATGTACCTTCTTTGTCCTGATAATGAAATGAACTCTTGTACAACATATCTGAAAACACAATTTTCGATATATTTGTTTTCAAATATTTTTTCAATGAAAAACCTGCAAATGGATTGGCAGCGTCAAGAATCGGATCAAATTTTTCCGGATCCACAAGATGAACCGCGAAGATACCCCCTTTTCTCAACCAGGTCTTAACATTGACAGATATATTTCGGCTACTTGCATAATAAAACGAAAAGTAAAAACATATACATACGTCAAATCTTTTTGCTGGAAAAAGCGATGTCGTCGTCATGTCACCTTGCGTCAACTGAAATGAATTGGTACCTTGTTTTTTCACTGCCTGGAGCTTCTTCTCAGCTATCTTCAACATAAATTCGCTGTGATCAAGACCAACCACGTCATACCCTTTCTGATAGAGTAGCGTAAGGTGATCTCCGGTACCACATCCAATGTCGAGTATGCGAGCCTCCTTTCCAATATGTCCACACAATTCATTTACTTCATATTCACATAAGGTTTTTTTATAGTCCGATACCATTTTCTGATAGACCGTAGCATAGAAAGAATCGTAAATGGCCGAAGAAGATTTCAAAAGTACTTGCTTGTAATTCGGTTTTATTTTCCACGCATCGTCTACAGAATCGTCGTCAAACGCAGAGGCTGATATTGTTCCGTCGAATGATTCATGGTTCCGATGATGCAACGAAAGCCGAGCAATCAGGAACAATAGATATATAATCAAAATTGCACAAATCACAAAGATAAAAATCAGTATCATCGTTTTACTTTATTTGCAAGATATTCTCTTCTACATTAGACGTGACGAAATGTTTGTTTGTTGTTGTTGAAAAAAATGATCATTATACATTGCACGAATCCGAAACGAAATATTTTGCGCGCATTTTTTCGACAGAAGAAAGACTATGGAAGAAAGACAGAGAGAGCTTGACGAAAGACAAAAAGTAGTTGAGCAAAAGGAAAAGAAAATGGAAAAGAAGAAAAAAGAATTGGTGTATTTTGAAAACGAACTTTCGGAGAGAGAGAAACTCATCAATGAGCGTGAACGAATCTGGGAAGAGAGTCGTCTTGGACAACAAGTACGTCTTGGTATGCGAGTACCAGGCCGTTCAAGACGCTTCTGTTACAACGGATTCATCATTGGTTACCAACCGCAAGACGAGAGGAGCCCTGAAGCTTTCTGGGTTGTGCGTCACATGGATGGAGATGAGGGTACTTTGAATGCTGATAAGTTAACGAAAGCATTGAAAGATTATGCTCGCTGGTTAGCTAGACAAAAAGCTCCACCGGAGAAAGAAGAAAGTGACGACGAAGAAGATCTGTAGTAAATGCATTAGATTTTTTATTTTTATCTCAGCTAGTAATATAATATGTCAAAACTTGAAGAAAGATCAGTAGCGGCTAATCAAGAAGCCGATGACCCTGAAATAGAGGATATTAAATATGTCGAGGCGAAAGATGAACAGCAATTGAAATCTTTGTATGACAAATTAAAAGATTATCAAAAAGATTTACGTCGAATTCGTCAAAAAATAGCAGATTCAGAAGCTGCAAATGAAGAGAAAGCGCGACTTCGTCTCGAAGATATCAAAAACCAAGAAGCTATCCTCGAATCGAACAAAAAGAGCATCGATGAAGACATGCACAAATTACTGGATTTGCAAGAGAAGAACATATCTTTAGAAGAAGAAATTTTGATGCTTCGCAATAGTTTCGAGACGGCATTGCAAGAATCCGAAGTGGAGAGGTTGACAAAAGTAGAACATCTGCAAAAGACGATTGTGGTTCCGAAATCACTTACAGATAGAACGTTGAGATACGAAACTGAATTTATTCAAAATGAAATTACAGATTCTCTTGTGCTTTCAAAACCTTTTTCACAGAGCCAAGACGTTGACGATGAAATAGAAGATGACGTTGTAAATAAAACAAGTCATCGTGTCGTGAGTTGCTTGGAGAAACAAGTGACGAAAATGATCACTGCATATGATAACCAAGAGGAGACATTTCGACTTTTGAAACTTGTACCTTTTCTGCGAGGGTACGTGGAAGCGTCTATTAGTTCGAGTCTTAAAGAGACCAAGAAAATGATTTCTTCTACGCGCAAACTTTTCGAAATCACGTCTATGAATCGTAAAAAGGGAGATGACGAGCGTGAAGAGTTTTTGCGTCGACAAAATATATTGACGGACTTCTTCTCTGGGAAAACCCCTGGTTCATGTAGCTTCGTCATTCCTAAACCAAAAGAAGGCGTGCGTGAAAACCTTTGCGTTGTCACAAAACCAAAATTGCAGCATTTGTTTGTGGCCAATTATTTGAAACCTGGTACTCCAACACGTGGAATTCTAGCCTGGCATAGTCTTGGATCGGGAAAAAGCGCAGTGGCAGTACTTACTTGTGCGGAGCATTTGCGAGATTATGTTGTCAACAAGAACGAAGATGCACGTGTGATTGTTTTCATTGTCAGCGAAGAATTAATTGAAAATTTCAAGTCAGAGTTTCGAAAGTTTTTAGATTACGAATATGTCTTTGGTGAGAAGTACCCTGATGAAAGTGATGTAATTGGCAGAAACGTTGCCGAGGAGAAGAAGCGGAATCTAATGAACGAGTGTATTGTAGTCACAACCTACAAACGTTTCTGTGGAGCTCTGTGCGGCGTGCAAGTATGGGATGTTGAAGGTTCGAAAGTGTTTCTCCCAAAGACTTCTACCATGAAGAAAAGAGGACTTCGAGGTATTCGACAAGGTGAGCATCGTCCAGATTCCAGAGAAAATCCTTTGCTCGAAAATACACTGGTCATCGTCGATGAAGCACATAATCTTGTACGTCCAGATTCGAAGAAAGGTTTATTTGTTCCAGGATCGAATAATTTGGATAAGATATTCCATCCACATGTTCTACGGCGATCTCTTCAGTGGACAATCGATGTGAAGATTCTGTTAATGACAGCAACCCCAATGACAGAACACGCAAGTGAAATTGGGACACTTATTAATTTTATGAAGCATGAAAAGGAAGACAAGGATTTTATGTTTCCATATGCTTACGATGAAGATCCACGTCATCCTGGAAAACCCTTTTTCCCATTCAAGGGATATGGAGGTACGCGAAGCTCCAAAAACACCCTTCATGATCTGCAGAGAGTCAGTAAAGAGAAAACCCAAGTGGAATTTGACAAAGTGTTTTTGACAAAGGCGGGAGATAGTCAAAATGAAGACAGGTTCATGAGTTGTGCGGCGGGGTTTGTTTCATATTTTGAGAACACAGCGGATGGAAATTATTACCCTACCAAGATTATTGAAAAGGACAATGTCACTGTAGCCACTTCTGAAATTGTAAAAGATGTCAGGACCAAATTGTCCGAATTGAATAAAGATACCAAAAAACCGAAATCACAACTTGAAAAATTGAAAAATTTGAGTTTGTACATCACCATGTCGGCCAATTTTGGAAAAGAGTCCAGAGGACGCGGGATTAACGAGATTATCAAATCGAAAACCATTGGTGCGGAAGAAAAAGTAGAGCAGATCAAGATCTATATTCAAAATCAATCCCCTAAATTATTTGAGGTGCTGCAAAACATACAATGGGGTGCGAATACGACGGAATCTAGAGCCCCTGGCGTTCCTGTGTTCGGAAAGCAGTTGGCATACACTCCTTACGAAAGTACGGGATTGACAAAATCGTCCAAATCGATAGTTGAGATTCTCACGCTAGCCAAAACGTACTCTTTTCCCGAAGGAGATATTTTCGGAAAATGGAGCGTCATTGGACTCACGGAATTACTTCGTCTGCATAGCTTTGTAAAGAAAGATTCACAATTTGGTGCATTCAAGAAAAATACGACAGAGTTTGACATGAATGGTCCTTTCACTGATCTTGGCAAAGTGGAAAGAATTGAAGCAGTATTCGACAAAACCGCGTTTGATACGTTTTTCAACACATTGACCGTAAATGGAACAAGACGTATTGCCATCGATATGAATAATATTGTGGTGAAAGATACAGATGAAGACGACGAGGATCGCAGTGGACCCAAGAAACCTCCTTCTTACAAGGCAATACCTCGTATCAAAGATATGATCAAGGAACTGTACAATTCTGAATGGAATAAAGAAGGTGAAATCATCAACCTTCTCCTTTTCAACAAATTGTTTTCGGAAGGTATTTCTTATTTCAATGTACGTAGTGTCCATATTGTCGGTACTCCACCTACTTCACTTGAACGGGACCAGGCGATTGGACGTGCTATTCGATATTGTTCACATAAAACATTGGATTTGTCGAAATGGACAGTTACCGTTTACAATTATGTGACTGTCTTGTCAGAAGCGGAAAAGCAATCATACCTTGAACAAAAGGAACAGGAGCGACTTGGTTTGGAAGAAGCACGCATTCCCACGAAGACAAGAAAAGCTGACAACATACATGAAAAAGGAACTCAGAAAGGAGGAGCGACGTTAAGACCCCGCGTTGCGAAGCAAGTAGAGGAAGAAGTAATGGTCCGTAAAGAAGCAAAGAAGCAGACGAAAAAGGCGACTGCGACAAAAGCAGTTGAAACCATGAAAAATACTCAGAAAAAAGAACTTCCAAATATTTGTGAAAAGATAAGTGGCGACGAAATGTGTGCTTCTGGAATCATGGAGTCACCAGATGTCGTCATTCAGCGATTTGCACGAGAAAACGATCGCAAAAGCACCATATTTCTAGATTTGTTGAAATTGGGAACGGTAGATTGCCCTTTGTTTCGAGGTGTAAACAGTGAACTTCCCCGGTCGTCTAAAGGCGAGAAAATCGCTTGCTATACCGTCATTAGCACGAAAACATCAAAAAATACAAGCGAGGGTGAAAAGTTGGGTGATGGAAATGCCGATGATTACGACGACGATAACCAAGATGATTATGATAGCGATGAGGACGTCGAGAACGAAAAGAAACTCACTTGTCAGGAACTAGGAGAAGATAAATGTGTCAACCGCGAGGACTGTGAATGGACTCCTGCCGGTATCTTCACGAGACCCATGTGCACTGTGTTACCAAAAGGTACGAGAAAACAATGCAATTTGATTAAGGATGCAAAATCATGTGACACAATGACTTCTTGTAAACGGCAGAACAAATTGTGTGTTGACAAAATCCCTTTCAACATCCTTCAAGAATTTAAGTTTGCCATTGCTTTTGAAGATATCATGACAACAGTGGTTCCTTTCTCTTACCCCACGAATGAGGAGATTGTCACTTTACTCAAGAGAATCACTCATCGATTGGGTGGAAATCACAGAGATAGCTATTTCCTTGCTGCTAATCCAATTGCCGAATTTCGAGGCGATCTGCTGCGAATCATCAATGCTTTGAAATTCAAGTTCAAGTACTTAGCAACGCAACGACCACTACAGAGAGAATTGAGTGCCATGATTAAGAAATGCATGTCCGATCCAGAAACCAAGTATATTTTCGAAGATCGTGGTATTCTCTCCGCCATTCAAGAAATCGCAGAGTATTTTAGAAAGAGGTTGACAAATGTACCAGTAGAGCCGGTGACCTATGAACTTATCAGTAATTACTCGCGATTAAAAGCGAAGAAGAGATCTATGATTTCGTTGGAAGGTAAACATAATGAACGAACGATGGATTATGTTGTCAAAATGACGTTTAATGACACAGAATATTATCTGATCTCCTCTATTTCTAAGATAACTCTGGATTTCAGCGCTTTGGAGGCGACGAAAACATTAACACAAATACATAAAGAAGGTAAGGCATATCCCGTGAACAGGTACAAAGATCCCACATACATCAAATGTCTTCTAACCTTTGACATCGCCCACGGGTTGCCTTCTGGTGGTCTCGATTTAGCAGCAGTGTCTTTGCGAATTCTTGGTTTGTATGAGCGGAAAACGGAACTTTAGATACATGCGGTTGCCATGGTTGCCACCATGTGGTAGCAAAAAGGGAAAAAAATGATATGTTGTAAGAGTTTATACATCAATTCTTGCTTACTACTTCTTACAAAGATACGAGAAAAAAGAAGATGAACACCGTGAAAGAACTTTACGTGAAAAAAAGAAACGGATCCAGTGTACCGGTCTCGTTTGACAAAGTACTTCGTCGTCTGCAGTTACTTGTTGCAAAAGATCCTCCTTTGAAAAATGTCAATGGAACTCTTGTTGCCAGAGAAGTATGTGGGAAGATTTTTGACAACGTGACAACAGAAGAGCTTGACAACTTTTCGGCGCAAATTGCCTCTTCGCTCTCAACACAGCATACTGAATACTTGGATCTTGCGTCACGCATTGTTGTCTCCAATCACCACAAAAAGTTTTCCTTGTCTTTTTGTGACACAATGATTGCATTTGGAAATGTGACAGACATTACAGGCGAACCGGCACCACTTGTCAATCACGAGCTACTTGCAGTTGTCGCTTCTCACGGTTTTGAGATTGATGGAGTCATTGATTATGAATTCGACTATTTTTTCAGCTACTTTGGATTTTGTACTCTGGAAAAAAGCTACCTTCTTCGCACGAAACTGAGCAACGGAACAGTTGTCTGCGAACGTCCTCAACATATGTGGATGCGCGTCGCCATTGGTCTGTACGGTTTCAATATCGCAGAAGTGAAACGAGTATACCGTGAACTTTCGTCAAAACTTTACATTCATGCTACGCCTACTCTTTTCAATGCTGGAACTCTGCACAATCAATTGGCGTCGTGTTTTCTCGTTGGTTGTCCCGACGACAGTATCAATGGCATTTTCAAAAGTTTGGGTCAATGTGCCGAAATTTCAAAACATGCCGGTGGAATCGGAATCAGCATCCACGACATTCGAAGCAAGGGGGCTAGAATTCATGGTACCAACGGTACTTCGAATGGCATTGTCCCTATGCTGAAAGTGTACAACGATACAGCCAAATATGTAGATCAAGGTGGTGGAAAGAGAAATGGTTCCTTCGCCATCTATCTTGAACCTTGGCATCCAGACATTGAAGACTTTCTTTGCCTGCGAAAGAATCACGGAGATGAAAATCTTCGAGCACGTGACTTGTTTTATGCGCTTTGGATCCCTGATCTTTTCATGAAACGTGTAGAAAATGATGGGATGTGGACATTGATGGATCCGTCTGCTTGTCCTGGTCTGTCTACTTCGTTTGGCACTGCTTTTGAGACCTTGTATGAGGATTACGAGTCAAGAGGATTTGGAACGAAAACCATGAAAGCACAAGAAATGTGGAAACAAATCACTTCAAGTCAACGAGAGACGGGGACCCCCTACATGCTCTACAAGGATAGTTGCAACCGCAAAAGCAACCAGCAAAATTTAGGGACCATCAAGTCCAGCAATTTGTGCACGGAAATCATCGAATTCTCTTCCAAAGATGAAACAGCAGTGTGTAACTTGGCCAGTATCAGTTTACCCACACTTATGTATCGTCCTTACCGATTTGTGCGTTCTGATATAGTTACCATTGAGGTAGTTGAAAACTGTCCGTACTGTACTTTGGCGAAAGCATTCTTGGAAAAATGTTTTGCGGAGGACAATGTCGACTCGTCCCATTTGATTTTTCATCAGGGAGTAAGAGAGGAAGGGAAAACGTTTCCTCGCATTTTTGTCAATCGACTTGCAATCGGAGGATACTTGGATACTGTTTTAAAGTACGGATACGATATGGATTATGACAAGCTCGAACAAGTTGCAAAATCTGTTACTAGAAATCTGAACCAAGCCATTGATCGAACATACTATCCCATTCCAGAGGCACGAAATAGCAATTTGCGTCATCGTCCAATCGGCATTGGTGTCCAAGGTCTTTCCGATGTGTTCATGATGCGTCGAATCGCCTTTGAATCTTTCGAAGCGAAAGAAATGAACGAACGTATCTTCGAGACCATTTACCATGGAGCAATGACTGCATCCTGTGAGTTGGCGGAAGAAAGAAAAGCTGCAGTATTTCGTCTCAAACAAATTGCTAAAGATTGTGGAATCGGACAGACCCGTCGTATGTTTTTGGAAGAGTTCTGGACGGATGAAGTGTCAAAGAAGCCAGAGAACTTTGCTGAAATTCGCGCACTTCTTGATAAGATTCAGTGGCAAAGAGACATTGATTGGGACGATGCTTGTGATCTGAGAGGTTCCTACAGTTCTTTTGATGGTTCTCCCTTGTGGCGCGGAAGTTTCCAGTTTGATCTTTGGTCCGATTCTTCAGAAGTACCGAAAGGATTTGATTGGGATGCACTTCGTCAACGAATTCAAATGTCAGGTGTGCGCAACAGTTTGCTCGTAGCTCCTATGCCAACTGCCTCCACTTCCCAAATTCTTGGAAACAACGAGTGTATTGAACCGATTACGGCCAATATCTACCTCCGTCGTACGTTAGCTGGCGAATTCATCGTGGTGAACAAATATATGGTCGAGGATTTGACAGTGCTTGGTCTCTGGAGCAATGAAATGAAAGAAAAAATACTTTACCACGAGGGAAGTGTTCAAGAAGTCTCTGAAATGCCAAGCCATCTCCGTAACGTGTACAAGACGGTTTGGGAAATCAGTCAAAAAGTCATCATTGATTTAGCTGCAGATCGTGGAAAGTTTGTGTGTCAGAGCCAATCCATGAACTTGTTCTTGATGTCCCCCACGCAAAGTCAGTTGTCTTCCATGCACTTTTACGCTTGGAAAAAGGGACTGAAGACTGGAATGTACTACTTACGTACAAAACCAGCGACCAAGGCGGCCATGTTTACACTGTCGGCTGACACATATGCAAAACCAATAGCCGCCTCCAAAAAACAAGTTTCGGGAGAGGACCATCCAGACACCGATTGTCTTGTTTGTTCTGCTTAAAAATCAAGGTCTTTGCATTTTTTGAGGCGAGTATTTTTTTTCTCTTTCGTTTATAGTAAAAATTATGGAATCTTCAACTCCAGATTCGAATATAGTACGTATTTCGCGGGACGGAATTCAGACACATATCGAGATATTTAGTCGTACGTTAGATGAGATACGTAAACACGAAAGTGAAGAACAAGCAGTTGAGTATATTAAGCATTCAATTCAAGATAAAGAATCACTAGGTTATAAAGTTTCTGCCGATGAAAGTTGTAGTCTACCTCCTTCTAAAATTGCTGCGTCTGAAAAAAATAGTAGTTTGCAAGTAGTAGCAGCGACGAATGATGTACCGCGATCTGATATATATTCTCCTATTTCTACAACCCAAGTGAATGATGAACACGACGACGAAGATGTCAAAAAAGAGACAAAAAAGAAAGTAGTCACAGTGAAAAAGGTGAAAAAGGCAAAGATACCTGGAGAAAAGAACGCTAAGAAACAAACATCGACGTCAACAAAGAAGAAAAAAGTGGAGAAAGAGAAAAAGAAATCTATTATCAAGAAAATAAAAAAGCTAGTCATGGAAGAAGATGTCGATGATACACACGACGATGACGTCTCTGATCCCTGGAAAGCAGCTCACGTTTAAGAAAACGCGACAAATATCTATTCTTCCAAAGTAAAGGAGACGTTGACAAAATGAGCAGTTTGCCCCAAAATCTGAACCTGAAGAAATTCAATATGAGTAGTATCGCAGACGATTCGGTCGTTGTTTTCATCGGAAAACGTAATACTGGAAAAAGTTTTTTATGTCGCGATTTGTTGTATTACCATCAAGACATTCCTGTTGGTACGGTCATTTCAGGTACCGAGTGTGCCAATTCCTTTTACTCGAAAATGATTCCACCTATTTTCATTCATGACGAGTATAGCGAGGCGATTGTGGAACGGTTTCGTTGTCGCCAAACGACGGTAGTGTCAAAAATGAACGATGAAATCAAGCAAGTAGGGGGGTCAGGAATAGATCCCCGCGCCTTCTTAATCTTCGATGATTGTTTGTACGACAATTCATGGACAAAGAGTATTAACGTCCGTTCCATTTTCATGAATGGACGACATTCCAAAATACTATTTATAATCACAATGCAATACCCGCTAGGGGTTCCGCCAAACTTACGTACAAATATTGATTATGTCTTTATACTGAGAGAGAATGTCGTTTCGAATAGAAAGCGAATTTACGACTGTTATGCAGGTATGTTTCCCAGTTTCGAGGTCTTTTGTCAAGTGATGGATCAATGCACAGAGAACTATGAATGCCTTGTCATTCACAATAACGCAAAGAGCAATAAGATCGAGGATCAGGTATTTTGGTACAAGGCCGAAGAGCATGAGAACTTCAAGATGGGGGCGGATGTTTTCTGGAAGTATCATGAGGAGAACTATTCAGAGAAAGGAAATGACTCCTTCGATCCAAATCAGATGCGAAAATCAAAAATGCAGACATTCATCAATGTACATAAGAATGTTTGATTCCTTTCCCTTTGATGGGAAAAACAATCCATCAGATAAACTCTAAACATAAGAATATATGCGATCATAATACCGAATGACACATGTGCCATTTCAAATTACCATTTTTGGTACGCCTGAAAATCCACTCGTGAAAGCAAGTGACCTCTACAAACTTTGCAATGACAAATGCATGGAGAAGAACGAAGCGGACGAGTTTGACATTCATTTGCATACTGACGAACCGGATTTATACTTGACAGAGTTTGAAGTTTTCGAGATCCTATTCCAATCAACAAAGTCAGTGTTAAAAAAATGGTTATATGAGGTTTTTAGAGAACATCGCCTCGCTCGATTCTTGAAACAAAAAACTGATCTTGACAATACAATCGAGAAACTCACACGAGAAAATGAAGAACTTCGAACTCAACTTCACGAGATGTCCTTTGCACACGAAGAGACATTGTATTGTTAAAAATGTTACTTAAATGTCACTAAATGTCACTGATCAATATTCCAAAACTCGTTTGACAAGAAGAGGTACTAGCCAGAATGTATGAAGCATAAATGTCGTCGTTGCATCTTTACTTGATATATAATCTGCCATCATGGTAGTTTCCTTGAAAAACAAATGACTCGCTTCTTGTCCAAGGATGGCTATTATGACGGCTGAAAAGAAAAAGTACATTGACATGTCTTGGGGCAAATATTCTGTCAACCATTTTGCAACCAAAAATGCAAACGTCACAAAAATGGCACTTATATGAGCGATCTCTTCATATCCGATGGAGTACCTATAAAGAAAAGCGACGACGATGTAGATGACAGGAGCTAAACTATAGGAAGAATACTTTGCAAACAGCCCAAACAAGCCAACAAAACCGATAAAGGTTGTCAATACGTGTGTCCATATGTTTCCTTTACTTTTATGGAAGATTGCAAAATGATTATAAATTTCTTGAAATGTTTTATTACTCGAAATATGCACCTGGGATATCTCTTGAAACAGCACGAACATGTAGGCGACAATATGAAGCATAATCAAAGGGTACCAATTATTCCAAAAACAAGGTGTTATCAGTAATGCGGATATGCTGATTATATCCCCCACAATCATTGGATGAGGAATATAACCATATGGAAATCCGACTTTACGTTGCTTGTCACTTTCCGTCAGTTCATTCAATTCACGGCTGAAATAGGTCAAGTTTGGACCCAGTTGCCAGAAAGAAGCGAATGTAAGGGCGAAACCAATGCAAGCAATTATAGAAGAATAAACATTTGGGGAACATAATGTGAAGAGAATTCCCCATGCAAGAAGTCGAAAAGTCACCGCATCTCTTCGAAATTCAGCGAGTGGCACTGTTCGAAATGAATATTCGGAAATGTAAATGACGTGATAAATAATTGTAATCAGATAAACCAGGTAAGGGAACAATTGCAACTGTTGCGAATAGTACAAGTATGCGATTGCCAAAACCGCAAATAAATTAAACCAGCCAATGTACATGTAATACAAACCATAAATTGTCGTTGTTGAATTGATAGCAAACGAAGTTGTTTGTTGTTCAACCGATTCAGGGTTTTGAGTTGATAGAAAGGCTTTGCGAGCGAGACTATTATAATTGGCATTGGATGTTGAACATATTTGGTTGTGAACTGGAAGGGATCCTTTCGGCGTTACGGCATAATGGATTTTCAAGACAATTCGAGGTGTTAGATCTTGTGCCGATCCATTATTGCTGATAAAGTGTGGCTCTCGATTATAATCAAAGGCGATCATATCATTTGTTTTCAATGTAATATTTTCATGTGATTTTCGTGCTAATGGAAATGACGTCGTAACAGACATATTGCCCTGAATGCATATGAGACAGCGGTAAACAGTGCAGAAAGGAAGTAGGGCAAATGGTCCGTCGAGATGTAATGTTTCAAATACCATATCGGAACCATCGGCACCTAGACAAGCAACATATACTTCATTCATGTTGACGATAGGAATGATTTCCGAGGAAGGATGTTCTTTTTCGACAAGTTTGAGAAGATCACCTTGACGAAGATTTTCAAACGCTGTTTTCAATTCCGGTTCTAAATTGAATTCAAATTCATGGTAAGTTTTCTTACATTGGTCCCTGCTAAAAAGGCGTCCAAAATGATTGGACAGTACTTCGACACTTTTAATGTCGCTAGGAGATGACAAACTTTCGTAGAGAACCATTTACTTTTACTGATATATATTACTCGCCTGAATTTTTATTTTCAGAAATTTCACTCTTTTGATTATTTGTGAAAAGCAGCTACAAAGACATATAAAGAATTTAAAGGTTGTCCATTCTTCATTGACAAAACGAAAAAAAAATCAAATGTCCGACACAGATCAATGGGATCGCAACCAAACACCTGTCTCCAACGCTTCCCAAAATGTTTATGAACACTTCCAGCGGAAAAAGAACGTACACTACGAAAAGACTCAATCTTGTTCAAAAACAAATTATTATCTGAATAGGCTAACGGCATCTGTTGAAACCATTGAGAACAAGCTGGAAAGCGACAGAACGACCAACCATCACCGATTCGATCTCATATTTGAAGCCTTGGGGTCACTTATTGAATCGCACCGAGAAATAAATGACAAACTCGACAAATTTATGAAAATGGTCAAGTTGGTCAAATCGTAGAAAAATATTTAAGGATGATTTTTACAGTAATCGGTATCAAGGGGTCACGATATTCTTACTCCATTGACCATGCATGCGTCACGTTGGGTCGAATTTTTTTTCTTTTCTTAAATGTATAAACACCAAATTTCTTCTTTTCCGACTTTTTAACAAACACATCTAAAATGGGAGGAGGTCTTATGCAACTTGTCGCTTACGGTGCCCAGGACGTTTACCTGACTGGCAACCCTCAAATCACTTTCTTCAAGGTCGTCTACCGTCGTCACACTAACTTCTCCATGGAGTCTATTGAACAGACTTTCAACGGAAATGCCGATTTTGGACGCAAGGTCACTTGCACCATCTCCAGAAACGGTGATCTTATGTTCCGTACTTACCTTCAGGTCACTCTTCCTGAGGTGTCTCTCACTGCTGGCCAGAAGTTCCGCTGGCTCAACTGGATCGGTCACGTCCTCATCAAGTACGTTGAAGTCGAGATCGGTGGCCAGCGCATTGACAAGCACTGGGGAGATTGGCTCCACATCTGGAACGAGCTCACTCAGACTGCCGGTCACCAGGAAGGTTATGCCAACATGGTCGGAAACGTCCCTCAGCTCACCCAGTGGTCCGGTGTCTCCGCTGGAGCCACCAGTGTTCCTGAGTTTACTCTTTACATCCCTCTTGAGTTCTGGTTCTCGAGAAACCCTGGCCTTGCCCTTCCTCTGATTGCCCTGCAGTACCACGAGGTCAAGATCAACCTCGAGCTCCGTGATGCTGCCTCTTGCTTCTCCGCATCTGCTGGCGTCCCCACTCCTTCCCTCAAGACTGCCTCGCTCTGGGTTGATTACATCTACCTTGATACTGACGAGAGAAGACGCTTTGCACAGGTCTCGCACGAGTACCTTATCGAGCAGCTCCAGTTCACTGGCGATGAGAGCGCAACCTCCACTGCCAATAAGATCAAGTTGAACTTCAACCACCCGTGCAAGGAACTCATCTGGGTTACCCAGCCTGATGCCAATGTCCAGGCCGCTGCCCCTGGAGGTCCTCAGTGGTTCAACTACACCGATGCTGTTGACCTCACCTACTTCACTGGTACCCCCTCTGACCCTGATGGAGGTGGCATGGCTGCTCCTCTCGCTTCTAACCCGTACAACCAGCAGAGCCTACCCCTCTTTTCTGATGCCTCCGGAGCAACTGCCCCTGGCGCAACGGGTCCTTTTCCATTTGGACCGAATCTCAACGGACTGGCTGGTTCCATTGCAAATGCCGTTCAGTATGGTGGACCCCTTGGCATCGCGATTAACCCTCTCTTTGACTCTGGAGTCAACCCTACCTACAAGGCCAAGCTCCAGCTCAATGGTCACGATCGCTTCACTGAACGCGAGGGTCGCTACTTCAACTTGGTCCAGCCTTACCAGCACCACACCAACGTCCCTGCCACTGGAATCAACGTGTACAGCTTCGGCCTTAAGCCAGAGGAACATCAGCCATCAGGTACGTGCAACTTCTCCAGAATTGACAACGCGACTCTTTCACTCAACCTCACTCCTGCCACCGTTGCCGGCATTGGTGGAAGTGCCAAGATCCGTGTTTATGCTACCAACTACAATGTCCTGAGAATTATGAGTGGTATGGGTGGTATGGCGTACTCAAATTAGCGTCAGTTACATTGTGACCTCATAAAAAATAGGTCAATCTCATATTGTAATTAACCCTCTCCAGCTAAAAATGCTTAAACGCAGTCACCCAGTGTCTTCTTGAATATATGTAAAAACTCTATATACTGTCTGCATAAACAAAATTCTGCGAATACTTATATATTTATTTGTATTAGTCACTTTTTATTCAGAAAAGCGTAGTTCCATTCGACAGCGAAGGTCGACTACTCTAAGAGAATTTCTGTAAGTCTGACTACAAGAATTTTTAAATTTTTTATTATCAGTACCAATTTTTCTATTTTTGCCGCCAAACTTCTTAAAACGCGTCCTTTCTCTATTTATTGACATAAAAATGTGACAGATTGTATGACTCATATATAAAAAGCTTTCTCCTTTTTTAAGTACTTTTTATAATATTGCTTTTGTCTTTCGCTGAACTTTACTATTGCTAATTAAGCGAATTCAAAGCAAAATTCTCAAAATTTAAAATTCATTCTCTTTCTGATTGCATCCTAATTCAATATTTTTAACCATTTCTCGTTACAAATGCTTAACCACATCCAAGTGGAGTCTTCTCGTCTTATTTCCTACATTAAATCAGCACCAAATACATGTTCATCATTTTCTATTCCTGAGATTTTTTGTACCTCTTTTGTTTACTCTCTTTCTTTTTTATATATCTGTCATCGTTTTCTTTCTTGTTACCAACTAATCGTGGATACCATACTTCAATTTCAATTTGTCTACTTTTGTTTCTTTTCTGAGACGAGCCTTTTCGAGTCTTTCTGCATCGGCAAGAACTTTTTTCTCAGCATCACCTATTTTCTCTTCCTTTGTTTTCTTTTTGACAGGGACACATGAATTTGAAAACAAATGAGAAGCCGAAGTTGATTCACGATGTCTTGCGACTTTTTGACGATTTTTTTCTCTAAATTCTTCCAAACCAATTCTCGCAATCAGTTTTTCTTCATAACGTCTGGTGCGTTCTCTGTGATTCCTTTTTGCATCTTCAGAACTTCCATTTTTGCAACCTCCAATAAGTTTAACTTTTGCATCTTCAGAAGTTTTCGTGTAGATTTCCATAGCATCAGAGTATTTTTCAAGTTCAATGCCATCATTTTCATCTGTGTTTGCATTTTCAAGAGACTCGACATTATGAGATTCTTTTGCATCTTCAAAAGTTTTCGTGTAGATTTTCATAGCATCAGAGTATTTTTCAAGTTCAATGCCATCATTTTCTTCTGTGTTTGCATTTTCAAGAGACTCGACATTATGAGATTCAATCTTTTCTTCACTGTTCTTTTGAAAGATATCAGAAAGTTTCTGTATGAAATCATAAAAAGAAGAATTTCGTTTCATGTAATTGCACTCTCCGCAACATGGTTGAACATTATGTTCAATGTAACCGTTATTGTTGTCCACGCGATCGAGTCCGTTTCTATGCATTTCGTCAGTTGCTTTTCCACAAATGTAACAAGGAAGCTCTACAAGAACGTTGAATACTTCTTCAGCTAGGTCAAAAGTAATTTCTCTTTTTTTCGCTTTTTCAGCGTAAACTCGAAAAGATAAAGACTTATGAGATGCGAAACATTCAGGGAAAAGTTTTCCTTCCAAGATTCCCAAGTTGGTAAGAACGTGTTCGACTCTCTTTAGAAAAACGTCGACACTGACACTTCCCTTCATAAAGTTGCAAGTTGTGCAACAGGCGACGCAGTTATCCGTAGTGTATCCGAGAGATGAATCCATACGATCAATTCCATTGAAACCTCGAGCGTTCATTTCATCACAGTAAAAGCAAGGTTGAGAGACAAGTTTTTCAAAGTCTTGAAAAGAGAAGAGAAACTGCAATGTTTTCCCCTCGGCAGATTTTGCGTAGATTTTGTATGACATACCGAGATCGGTCTTTTTCTTCTCATTCATTGCAGCGACTTTCTCAGGATTTTTCTGACGCCATTCTTTCGCAGTCGCGGCGTTTCTCATCAGATAGTTATCAACACCAAGTGAAATCAATCGGCGTCGTGTCGTCATCCAATAAGATCTCATCTTTTCAGGATTTGCATCTTTCCACATTTGTTTCACCTCGCGTCTTTCTGGTTTCTTCTCGTTCACTCTCGCAAGTGCATTCACATGATCTTTGTCGCGCTTCAAATCTGCTCTTTTGTTGTTGTCTCGACATCTTCTGCATGTTTTCAACAAATCTGCAAAAGTTAGAGAAGCGAAAGGTGTCCCGACATGTTGCTTTCCAAGAAAGTGATCGAAAGGAGCCGATTGAAAACATGTTGTGCAAATGATGGTCTTCTTTTCCGTTGTTTCATCCTCCTTCGCCACGACTGTGCTAGTCTCACCTTCATCATCTCTTATGTCTTCATCTGTGATTTTCACGAATCCATCAACTTCATCTCCGTACAAGTGAGAGACGGGGAGACAAGTCATCTGTCTTTTCTCCTTTCTTCCAGTCTCCATTTCATCTCCACCTCTGTTTTCAGGAAATTGAGGGGTTAAGGCAGATGTCAAGGAAATTTCCCGATTCGAAGGAGGAAAAGAAACTTTGGTCAATTCTCTTTTATTTCTGTCGGTCAAGTTCGCTTTGTCTCTGCACAATGTACATTTGCTGTACTTTGAAGTTTTGGGTAGTTCGTTTCTGCATTTGCGATTCCACTGGACACACATCTTCATTCCTCTCGAGGCGGCAGAATCATGAAGTTCGTTCCCAGTGTGTTTTCCGCAGTATTTACTTTCGCCCTTCTTCTGGTACGAACAACCGTCTGCGGCACATGCAATTTGATTTTCTGAATATTTTGTCCTGTTCACCTTTCCTCGATTGCAGCATGTTTCACAAGTCTTTCTTTTCGGGTTTAAGTCGTCTCCAAAGTAAAACTTCTTAAGGCATCCTGAGCACTTGACAAGGTTTTTCATCATCTCTTCTGTGTAGGAATGCATGTGCGTATGATTGGAACAGAAACATCCTTCTTCTACTACTTGAGTGCAAGTTTCTGCTTTGCAAAGCATCGTTTTCTCAATATGAGTTGAACAGTATCTGTTTCGAAATTATGAGGATTTGAAAAACCGCTATCGTAATATAAATTATCATTTTTTCGTACGACAAACAAAAGACCTGCACCAATTGTTCCAAAGTACGTTTCTTTCGGCATAGATCGTGAAAAGCCGTATCTTTGAATTGGAAACTGGTGAAAGAGGAAAGTGTGAAATGGTTTTGCCTGAAAGGTACGATCTCAACCATGAACTCAAAACTTGGCATCAAAGGTATTTGAAAAGTTCGTCAAGCGATTTCAAATGATTCACTGCCTTTAATAAGTTTGACTATTTGTCCATTTTTCCATGTCACGCAATGTAATGAAATACTTTAGGTAATTGTTTTCCTGACGACCCCCTGATTACGTCCTTTACGCTTCTTCGTCGAACTATACGCTTTTCGTTTCTGTTTTCGTGATAACTTTCGCTTTCCACCGTACAATTCGTCAATCTGCTGATCGTTATCATTTTGAGCATTTAATTCTGATTGATAATTTCTGCGGACTCCTTCATTGTTATCATTCTGTTCTAAAATTAATGATGCTACGGAAGTTTTGATAAGAGAATTGAAACCGTTTCCGATATTGTCGTCCACATCAGGTATGTAGATATTGAAAGCTTTGACAGGATTTATACTGTATTTAATGACCACATGAATTTCGTTCTTTCCTATTTTAAATATACTCCTCAATACCTTCATGCATAGCCCAGCAGCATCATAAATTGCAGTTTTGTTTCCAGGCATAATTGCATTTCTGTTTTGAGAGCCTTGAACTTGTTCATAGAAGATCCATCCACTTTCAGCAATATCAAAATCGATTTTTTCATTACTCCAAGGCATCTTTATATCATCGTTTTGACCCTTTAGACCAGGGAAAAATTCAATAAAATCTGTCGTATTATCGGCAAAGGAAATTCCAGACATTTTGCCTATATAGGGTTTTGACGTAAAGTCTAAAACGGGTTTCTTAGAAACAGTGTATAAAACATGGTATGTTTTGCTTCCAATTTTGTACGATTTTACGACGATGATTTTTGAATTACCTATCTTATCTTTGATAGATTCGCTAGACACCTGCGTAAGCTTGACATCAAATTTTTTGTAATCAAGTGCTAAAGTTATCTTCTTATCGGCGTGTTGATAGTATTCGATACGTCTTATTACTATGCTGCTTTTGTCACCGAGGTCAACATTTCCAAGTTGTGCTAATTCAATTATTGGCATTTTATAGTTTATATACTACTTTTAAGATTTTTTATTTATTAAGTTCGAAGAAATACACGTTTACCTTCATTTACAAGACATGTCATTTAGAAACGCACATTACACAATTTATATAGTAAGTATAGATTAAAAATAAATCGAAACAAATGAGATCATTTGCAATTCTTCTCTTGTTGATCGGAATAGTTATGGTTGTCATCGGTTACACGACAGTTCAAATCAAATGTCCTCCACCAAGAATAGAATATCGTTTCTTGCCTCGTTCATTCCTTGACGAACAACTCAGTGGCAATTCTCTCGACGCTGTCAACCACATTTTCGATGACCATGATCCATTTTTCAGACGAGAAGATCCGACAGTTTCAAAGGAAAAGTCGACAAACTTTTACACGACGCGCGTATCAACGGATACTGTTTAAGCAGCTGACGGCGTCAATGAATTCTTGTAAACGATTGAGTATAAAATACCAACGCAGCCACAGAGAATGATGATAAAAATGACATACACCCAGAAGCTGATAGACTGTCGGCGAAAGTTTTCCTGTAACTGTTGAATCATTTGAGTAAGGGTCAAAATCTCTTGCGTGCGATTATTAATTATGACTTCATTGTCCATGATCGATGGAAAAGTCAATGGATTCTCAATTGTCTTGACAGCCCCCTGCAAAGTCGATCCAGTCTGATTAATCGTATCCACGGTTGCCTCCGATGCTTGACTCGTGGACAAGTTCCAATTCTCCGGTGACAGTTGCGACTGGTAAGGGAAAAACATTGTATGGAAATAGTCATGAACCGAGTTTCCTACGTCTGTATATTGGCGCAGATATCCACTTGCGTCATGGACAGGGTCATATTTGGCGTCATTTTTGTCAAGAGATGTATCCGATACCCTATTTGCACCTCGAACAGTTGCATCAATTTTCTTATTATCAGTGTGGTGTCCTCTGTCGCCAGATCCTCGAACATGCGAACCCGTAGTCACTTTTCCTTTTGTTCCGTTATCATTTGCTAAGGCCGTGTTCCCAGTGCCATATAAAGGAGAAATAATATTTGCTTGTGTTGAATTATTGACTCCGAAAGAATTCATGATAGGACGGATTCGAAATGCGCTTCACTGTTTTTAAAGTTCTAAAGAGAAAAAAGATTTTAAAAAAACCATTTCTTACGTTTTCGGGATATTTTTGGTAAATTTCTCGGAATTTGCTTGTTCTACTAACGAATTAAATTATTTTCGCGCGTACTACTAGTAAGAGATTAAACATTATCGATAATTTAATTAGTAATGTATTGTTCAATAGAAGAGGCATGGGGTCCACAAGTACCGGAAGAAGATTCACAGATGAGGCGGAAACCGAGGCGACAATTGAAAAAGGAAACGACGACAGTTTCCGCATTAACAACCTCTTCTTCAGTGCCACAGCTACTGCAACCACCGTCGTCGTCTTATTTCTCTCCTGAACAAGAGACAGTCAATCGCAACTATAGTCGAGATATTTCTCCAATGGAACAACGGTTTACTGCAAAATCGCGCGTGCCAAACATCCAGCCTTTGGAAATTGATGGTGACAGTGTCAGTTCCTATGTGCAGTTTGAAGATACTACTGCTCCAGTAAAAGAATCCTTTTCCGACGAAGAAACCATAGTTTCTACTGCCACTCTCAAAACGATTTCTCAAAAAGTCGATGAACTGATGGCGCGCATTGACGAAATTCAAAAGCATCGTGACATAAGTCAAAGAAGTGATTTCTTGACAACGGCAGCAAATACCATTCTGGGTATCTTTTTCGGAATTATGGTGATACTACTGCTTGACGTTTCGTTCCGCTATGGGAAGCTTTCTATGGTCGGCAAGTAATCAATTTCGCTTTTTAACTCATCCACTGTCACATTATTCTTAGCTCCAAGTGCATCTATGACAGCGTAACAAATGTCCAAGTATCGTTTCTTATCGGCGTCATTATTAAGGTCATTGTCTTGAACAATGGTATTGGGAAATGTTTTCGTCAAATCATGTTTTAAATCCGCTAAGCATTGAAGTAAAGATCGTCTATATTCTTCTTTGGAAGATTTGTGACGAAACAAGAGCGAAAAATAGTGCGCGAATTCTTGAGGTTGACGTATTCTGTAAAGTGCTCTTCCAAACTCTTCATTGAGTTGTTTGACATCTCCGTTATCATCCAATACACGGAGAGAAACGTATGCATAAAAATACATGGTAACATAAAGTGTCAAGGACGGATAAGCTCCATAGAGCAAAGCGTGAATTTGTATGTTTTCATCTTCTTCTCTACTGCGTCCTACATTGATAATCAGCAAATCGATTATGTCACCTCGATTACCTTCTTCTAGTACATTTATTGTATTTTGAATTTGTCCGGTACTCATAGAAGAAGATGTGATATTCAAAAATTGTTTCATGCGTGAAGCAGTTGTCAAGGGATAAAACTCTCGTGTCACACGATTTATGGGACCACAGTAGAATGTACTTCTCCAGCTCTCCCAATGATGTCGAAGTTCACTTCCTAATCGAAATGATGTTGCCAGATTCAACTGTGTCTTGAAGTAAATGAAAAATTCATCTTTATTCCAATGCATCATAAAGATCGGAATGGTGTAATAAGGACTGCTTTGCAAATTATATCCAGAACATGCATAAAACAGTGGCAAAATATATTCTCGTAACTTTGACAAAGTCTCTTCTCGAAGAACCGTATTTTCAACGAGACGAACAAGATCTTGATTTGGCAGATCTATGATTCCACTTAGCGACACATTACGTTGCAACATTTCCTTCAAGAATGTCAGTAAATCATCATTTTCATTGAATAAAACAGCATCGATCCAATCAAACGCGTCTCGGACCAATGTATATTGATCTTTTTTTCCTCGAAACCAATTGACAGATGGTATGGCGATAGGTTTTTCATACTCCAAATGGATGACAGTGAAATAAAGAGCGACCATCAACATTTCCGGCTTTGCATTTGACGATTGTAGAATAGTAAGATTCTGTAAATAACTTGACGGATTGACGAATCGGTTTGTCCATTCCTGTGTGTAAGCGTCCTCTCTTGGCGTTGTTGAAAATATTTCCGGATTCATTAGTTTTAGAACGGTATGTTGATCATCGTCGTTTTGATTGAATAAGTTTTCAAATTCATCCTTCGTCTGGCAAAAATACATGTAAGGAGAGTAAGTATCCGTTGAAAGCTTTACCAATACTACATCTTCTTTTACATATAATAAATCAATCGGGACAAAGCATTTAATTGAATTGTCTAAAGCATATTTGTAGCAAAAGACAAGGCAACCATTGGACTGTTTCATGAAGAGATGAAAGTCGTCTAATTCACCAATCTCTTCTCCTACTTTGAATTCTAAAATCTTGAATAAATTATGCTTTCCTGTAGTATCATCGAATAGGGGAAATATGTCATTCGTATGATCCCCGTCACTTTTCACTTTGTCACGCAGAAGTTGTACCAATAAATTGTCATAAGGACAAAGATAAAATGCTGCGTAACAGTTTATCGGTTCAATTTTAAAATTTCGTTGAGGAATTTCAAGTATGTCAAGCGATTCGCTGTCAACATGTTTTGTCACGGTACCCTCTATTGTGAGATCAACGTGTTTGTTGTCTGCATAGATTCGTGTGATCATTGCTAAGTTTGTCAAGCTGTTATCCTTTTCTTCATCTTCATTTCCTCCTTCCTCGTCATCTTCTCTACTACCTCCTTTTCTTCTTATTCTTACGACATCTTGACAGTAAAGGTTTTCATCACCTTTGACAATAAAACGACTAAGTGTTACTTTCGGGAAAAATACAAGGGGTTCAGGAGGAGAAGCAAAATCTGTACTGCTTTCAATGAGTGAATATACACTCATTTGATTATTTGACAAGGTTTCTTGTTCTGCAATCTGTTTTACTTCATTTGCAGGAATTTGATTTCGATAGTACTCTTTCATGACAGGTTCTAGAAGATAACTGTACTGGGGCGAAACTGTGTGGTAAAGACCAATGTATTCTAGCCTCTGCTTGGCAAGTTCTTGACGATCAATCGTATTCTTTTTTATTTCTTGCTGCTGTTCGGGACTCAAATCTCTGAAAATGATATTTTTGTCAGAGAAAAAATCAGTATCGACACGTTCGTTAATTTCTTTGACATCGTCCATGATTTTCTCTTGCACTTGTACCAATTCGCTGATTTCATTTCCAGAGAGTAGTTTTGCAGACGATACAAGTTTTAGAAGGTATTGAAGAATTTTGGAATCATCGCTTCTTTTCTGCTGATACAGAAGCATGACTTTGCTTAGCGTAAGGTACATTTCCTCCATGGCAGCATGTTTCTTAAGAACGAGTTGAGACAAGTGTTGTGCATTGATATAATCTTGTGTCACTCGTTCAAGGACATTCGCAGCAGTAGAGGTTGAATTTACTTCTTGTCGATCAAGTTGAATGGTTTTGAAACGTTCAGAGAGATTTTCGGTGGGAGGAAGTATTTGTCTGTCCCGCTTTTCATTGGTTGTTCTCTCCAGCACATAATGTTCTTCACGAGACATACTTATTTTTGACAAAAGAGAAATTCAACAGTAACCCGACGCAGCAAAACCGAAAAAAATGATCGTATCAAGCCATCAAAAGTCATTTAAAGACGAAATCATACACACATAACATCAAATCAGATTCCAACTCAACAACAATGCCACCCAAGAAGATCAAAGACACTATCTCTACTGCTGCTGAAAAGGCCAACATGGAAATGGAACAACAGTCGCCTCCAGTTGCCATGAAAGAAAAGGCTTCAAAACGTGGCAAGAAGGCGTCAACTTCCACTGAGGAATCGATTGCAGCTGTGACCGAGACTCTTGCTGCCAATTTGATTGTAAGTGATCCGGTGACTGTTTCGATGGTCGAAGCTGCTGTAGAAGAGCAAGAGCAACAGCCTCCAAAATCTTTTGAACAAGAGTCCATTGAACGCCTACAGACGATTCAGTTTTCCTTTGCACAGAACTTGTCGAACATCAAGAAAGACTTTGATGCACTCAAAAAGCTGACATCGGACCTTCTCAACAGGGAGAAGAAGAATTCCAAGAAGTCTGGTGGCAAGGCTCGTTCAAAGACTCCTACGAAATCTTGCAACATCTCGGACGACTTTGCATCCTTTTTAGGGTACCCCAAAGGCGAGACAATGACAAGTGCTCAAGTGATGCATGCCCTGGAGACCTATGTGAAGGATCACAATTTGCTCATTTCTCCTGAGCAGGTTGCTCCTGATCAGAATCTCAAGACTTTGCTTGGAGACGAGGTTGTCGAGTCTGTGGATCTATCCTCGATGCATACTTCACTCATGAAGCGCCACACCAATCTCTGAAGGAGTAACATTTTTCGGAGTTTAAGGGTAAGTGATCCAAAATAACACAAAAAAATGGACTTTTGGAAATACTTTTGTTTTGAAAATGGTTCACTTTTTGATATACCCATAGTAGACATTGATGTTTCAAACATCGATTTTAGAAAAAAGAAGTGGCGCTCTCTACTAAAACATATAAATATGTCAAGTTGTCATATACGCCATTTTGTAAAGAAAGCAAAGGCAGTTTTCATTATAGCTAGAAATTGTCACAAATGGTTTCGATATCACCAACGAAGAGCAAAAGGACCTTGTGTTCACGTCAAAGAAATATCGACGAATCAAGAGGACATTATGCTTATGACGAATATAACGGAAATTCCGTCGCCATTTTTTTTCAGTTTCTGTGAAGACAATGGAAGGCGAATATCAGTATATAGTTTTGACATTCGTTATTTTGAAAAATTAGGTAATGTCAATCCCTATACTCGCAACTCTCTTAGCCTCAACACACAAAGCAAGATTCAAGAACGTCTACAGCACTTGGTCATGTTGGCATATGAGCTGAAAATCCCCTTGGAGAAACAACCAAAGCGGTCTCGTCGTGATCGAATCCGACAACGAGTAGTGCATTTGTTTTCAGAGATGGATTCATTGGATTCCTATACAAACGTGTCTTGGTTTTTCGAATTGGACAGATTTACGTTGAAGCAATGGTTTGAAGAAACAAGATTCGTATTCGAGTACCGAGCTGAGTTGACAGAAGAGGAAAAGGAACTGATACTTCCTGATTCGCGCCGTGTATTTGCGAAGGATGCCTTTTCCATTGCCAAAACACTTGAAACATTTCAAGAAATCACGGTTGAAGCCATGATTAAGTTAGTGACATCGGGATCAACGAGAGAGGATCGTACTCTTGGTTGTTATTATGCACTGACAGGGTTGGTCATTTGCTGTCCACAAGCAGCAGAAGCGTTGCCATGGCTTGTAAATCCGTGACTTTATTTTTTTCTGCGAGTATTAGAATAGACAAAGATGAAAATTTCTCAAATTATACTTGTTCTGGTCCTCACGGCCATTATATGTATCTTCGTGGGCATGAGCGTCCAAAGCAACATTCCAGACCCTCTAACACGTTTCATAGTCTTTGGTTTTACCATTCTTAGTTGGATTCTTCTTGTGGTATCCATTGATTTGTACATGCAGCTGTATCAGCTACGAAACGATATGAACACGTACATGGCATGCAACTAAAATATAAGAATTATATATTAAATAAAAGTTATAAACAACATGTTCCAGTCCGAGATTCAACAACTTGAAAAGCAGCAAGAACAATGGTTACGTCAACAGATAGGAGATGTGACTACTGCTCATCCTTTTGACAATCATGAGGAGGCAGAGGAGTTCTCGGACGAACAAATGGAGGCTGCTGTGGCACTGTCGATTGAACCAAAAGTCAAGGAGTGGTTGGATATTCATTCAGAAATTGAAATTCTCCAGAAAGCGATCAAGGAACGGAAAGAAAAGAAGAAGAAACTCGATTTGCTCATCATGAACTTTATGAAAAGCCACGAAATTCCACATTTCGATTTGAAGCAGAACAAATTGATATTGAATGTCGCTCAAAAACAAATGCCACTGAATCAAAAGTGGATTGAGGATGTAATAACCAAGAATTGTTCAAAGGATCAAATGGAGCTTTTGAAATCGCAACTTTTCAAAAGTAGGCCAATGGTAGAGAAAACGACTTTAAAATACAAGAAACCTCGCAAAGTTGCTTTAAAAAGTAACATTGTGTAGAACTATATCTCTAATTTAAAGGAATGATTTATCTAAAGGTGTCAAATATGGAAAATCAAAATATTCCATGGATTGAAAAATATCGACCAATGTCTCTTGACGACATTAAAGGGAATGCTGCAGTTCTCAACATCTTTCGCAAATACATATCTGACAAAAAGCTACCAAATACATTATTTTACGGTCCGTCAGGAACTGGGAAGACTTCCGTTGCACTTTTATGTGCCAAGAGTTTGTACGGCCTACGCTGGAATTCGATGGTTTTACAAATCAATGCATCGGATGAGAAAAGCGGAGACAATCTTAGGAAACGTATCCACCAATTTGCGACTTTTCAAAATTTATTCCAAGACAAAAACAAGAAATTAGTTTTCATTGACGAAGTCGATTCCATGTCTGATGATATTCAAATCGTGCTTTGTGACATGATTTCGTCGCTGTCACACCTTCTTTTCTTCTTCTTTGCAGGAAACAATCAATATTCTCTTCAAACTCGCCTCCTTTCTCGTCTTGTTTGTATCCTTTTTCCTCCAGTAAGTTTTGAAGATACATTATTGACAATTCAACAAATTTCAGAAAAGGAAACAACTATGTTAACGTACGATATTGGCGGTGTCCGTCGACTTTATGCATTGGTGGGAGGCGATCTTCGAAAAACGATCAATACTATACAGGCTATCAGTTTGTCATCGGGTAGAGTTACGGAAACATCTGTAAATCTCGTCCTTTTGAATACTTTGCGAGTTGAAATCGAGGAATTTTTAGAGTTTTTACAAGATCATACTATTCGAGAGAGTATCCGCTACTTGGAAGTCCATTTGTCCGCCACGTCACAAGATTTTATCGAATGGATGCGATTCGTCTTCGAACACATATTTATCAAAGACGAAAAAGAGAACACAGCGAATCATCTCGTTGAATATTCGGCCTCTATGGCCAATATCGAACACAATGCAAGTTTCATGGTGGATTTCCAAATCCAGCTTTATTCCTTTGTTATGCTCACTCACAAGTACTTAAAAAGGAAACGGCTGAAAGGACATAATGAGCATAAGGAGGCGATGAGTGACACACATCGCGGCAGAAGAAAGAAAAAAATGAAAGACGTAGAAACTCTTTGATGCTATTGTGTCTGAATGGAATCGTATTAAATGGAAGCGAATAAAATGGAGGACGACGATGGAATTGATGCATCCGTTGGCAGCAAAGGGGTCCGAGATGTACTTCAATTCAAAGAAATACTTCCCTACAGAAATCCTTCCTCTATTCGAATTTCAACGATTACATCGATGGTGGTTTTGAACCAAGTGTTGGATCTTGAAAAGTGTTTTGAAGCACTTGAGGCAGTAAATGAAGTGGACGTGGGAATTGTGCAAATAAAAATGTTTGCCAAAGTGCACGAAGAAGTAGTTGACGACGCTCCAGCAAAATCGAGAATTGAATTGAAATTGAAGACGTTTCATGGTGTCAAGGAACAGACCGTTCCTTCATGCTTTCAAAACCAAATGACGATTGTTTTGCAGTTTATGAACTGTGCTCGCATAATGCAACGTGTCAATTGTTTCGCATTCAAAAAGGGAAAAATCAAAGTCGCGGGATTGCGTCAAGTTGAGGATATACAGCTCTGTGCAGATGTTCTCGTTCAACTGTTAAGAAAATATGTAGATAGCAATATCGCCATTGTTGAAGCGATTCCGGTCATGTACAATACGGATTTTGAGGTCTATTTTCGGCTTCTTCGGAATGTTTTGTTTCACATTGTCTTGCAAGAGTGCAATCTCGAGTACAGTCGATACGATCCCGAGTTATATCCTGGCGTGAAAATCAAATTTTCTTGCAACAGTGACAATGCCCTCAAGGATGGAGTCTGCTATTGCTCGACCAAGTGCATTGGAAAAGGAAGAGGAAGTGGGCCAGGAAATTGCAAAATTGGAACAATATCGGTCTTTCAAACCGGGAAAGTCATCATTACTGGTGCCAATACCTTTGAACAAGTAGAAACTATGTACGTTTTCATCAACAAGTTACTTCGCGAGAATTATGATCGTGTGTATTTCCGTGAACCTTTTCTGGGTCCTGGAGTTACCGCTTCTATTTAGTAGCTAGATCTCTCAAACGTTGTTGCATTAAATTCTCGATTTCGTTTTCCATCCGAGGAACTTCGGCTACAATATAATCATCATTGTCTTCATGCAAAACGACTAAACACATCCCTCCTATCTTCTTTTTGTACTCTTTTTCTAAAATGTATCTGTAAATGTTCAATTGTATCGAGTAATGCCAGTAATTGCAGTCTGCCAAATGCTGGAAAGGAGGATACATGGACTGAAATCGATTCTCTCGTTTTAATTCCTTCACACGCTTCCAGTCATAAATGTAGAGAATGTCTGGATCATCGGGGTCTTGGTAAAGCATGTCGATAGATCCGGCGATTTTCAAATCCGTATCAAATACAAACATCTCGGTGCGATAAGGAACAAGTCCACGTGCGTCAGCGTGTTCTTTCTGGTACTTTACAAAAAGACGGCCGATTTCTGGCATGTCAGGATTCGTGAATGGATTCTTGTTATAAAAACTTTCGATGTTGAAATGCATCATGGTTCCTAAATCACAAGCCAGCTTACAGTTGTCTGCCCACTGTTTCCTGATATCCTCGTCCGACATTCCATGATACTTCTGTCCGACAGCAAAACTTTTGTTCGAAAGACGCATTTTCTTGATGATTTTCTCCTGGTCAAAATGCTCGTACAAGGTACTAACGATGGTTGTCACAGATGTAAACGTCCTGTCACCGTCGACAATATACACATGGCCATCGTCTTGAAATTGAATTCGAGAATCACGTGCATGGGCGTTCTTCTCGCTTAAATATTTGTTCATCTCCAAAATTTCAGGCATTATTACACGTAAGTTATTCTTTTTTGTCTTCTTTTCTAGCTAACTAGATAACGCAGGTCTTGTTCTTAAGTTTTTTATTTCAATGACCCAATTCCTTGAAAGTGATGCTTTTCGCGAATATCTGATCGAAGAGTACACGAAAGAAAAAATCAAGAATCCAAGTGCATCGCTTGAAAAGTTCTTGCCAATCGCGAAAAGGTCCTTTTTGGCTTTACAGGAACACATAGTTACAACTACGACTCCCAATTACCTGGAAATCATGAATTTGGATTTAATTGTAAATCGAAATAAAAAGAAAGAAAAGTAATATTCTTATTGTTTCTTCGGAGCTAGACAAAATTTGATTTCTCCAAGACTTCCTACTTGATAGGCAATGATCAATGGATAATCATTTTCTAGGTACATTTGAATGGAGTTGCAAAGATTGGTGCATTTTGTAAATAGTACCAAATGTTTCAAGGAAAAGACACCTTGAATAATTTCATATTCACCTGGATTCTGTTCATAGGAAATACCATTGGCTGACGACTCACCCATGATGGTTTCTTGTTGTGCAAACTCTCCCTTGCACGTAAAAATAAGTTGACTGGAAACGCTCTTGATTTCGATGAGCGAGGACAAATTGTTCATATCTGTGCATATCTTCTTAAAATCGGCCGATGGTATATTGATGACAGAACTAAAATTTGCAGGAGGAACATCAATGACTTCTTCATCTAAATCCAAAAGATTCAGTTTGAAGTTGGTAATGGTATTCTTTTCACCATTTTCAATTTTTATGCCCATTCGGCTAGGATCCGATGCTTCGACGAACAAGGACAAGGTATCACTGTTGTTCATTGTCTTGATGAGCTTGAAGAGGTTAAGCATGTTGATTCCGACAACGATTTTCTCCGGACAGTAGTAATGTTCGAATTGAGATCCATTGAGACGCAAATGAACCAACACAGTATGAGAGGAATCCATGGTCATAATTTTGACTCCTTTTGTGTTGAACTCAATGTTTCCATCAGGTAAAATCTCCTTTAACGCTTCGATCAAAATACGAAATATAGACGCCTGGACGGTTTTCAAATGCATTTTGTATTGTACACCAAGACCCAGTGTGGTAACATGAGAGGACGGAATGGACATATTCGATGTTTCAAAGCTTGTCATAGCGGACATATTCTCTATTATGCTGCGTTCAATTTAATAGTTATGCGTAGAAGTATTGTCTTTAAATTCAAACGCCGCAATTTGGTCGGTCGATTTTTCTAAATGGGTATACTATAAAAGATGATTGAAAAGTTTTGGAAAAGTTTCCAGCGAGACATGCTCAAACGCCACCTTCCTCCTGATCAAGTTGG